TTAATGGCTCTTTTCTTTTGCTAATAAATTAGACATTACTTCATTCACTTTTAGATTCACTTTCTTAATTGCATCAGCCGATGGTTGATTCATGCTTTCAATCGTTATACGATATTTTTCTATTTCAAACGATTGCTTTGACGATGATTTAACGAATTCACTCATACAGCGCTCACACTCTGCTGTTCTTTTTTAATCAAATCATCGCAAAGCTTGTTCAAGTAATATGTATAGTTAACTTTTTTCTTCATCGAACGGACTTCTGTGCCGATCTCTTCACAAATTGCAATTGGAATGCTGGCTTTGTTTACTTTATTCTTATATGTATGTTTCAATTGTTTTTCAGCTATGTTCTTATATGTAAGGAAATCATTGATATGTACGAAATAAACTTTATTTTCTGGCTCTCTAAATTGAAACAGAAACCCAGGGATTACGTTTGGATATTGAGTGGCCTCTTTTAAGTGTTTAATCTGTTGTGGCTTGATGATCTTTTCACTGAAGGATACAGACTTATCCTTTGTTGATTTAAGCTCAAAGGGGAACAAGTATCCCTTAAAGAACAGAAAGCAATCATATTTGTTTTTTGATACTGCAGCTCCCCTTTTTAAAAACACGGGATTTACATCTTTAATTCTGTAAAAGAACAGCTTTTGATCTGCTGCTGATTTTTCTATATTTGCTTCAAAAACCTTGCCCTGATTTGTACCTGCCAATCAATCACTCTCCTAAAATATTGAAACCAAAATTAATTGATATCAAAATAAACCTTTGCTACACTGTTTTATGTTAATTAATATTGAAGAGCTATGCGAATGGAACCACGAAGAAAGAAGAAAAGTTAAATCTTAATCCCTTTCCGAGCCCATCTGATTTCCTGCATCAATTCTTCATTATTATCCGAAAGGTTGATTAGGTTACGGTGAGCTCTTTCGTATTCTTTGTTCTTGATAGCTTCCTTAGCCGTGACCATTTGCCTTTCCATTTTGTTGTACAGTGTTTCAATTGTATTATTTACTTCAGCTATTATCCTCCACCTCTAATCATCTAATTTTATTTTTACTCTAAATAAAAGACCGATTTTATTTAATCCTTAATTGCTTAACTTCATTTTCCAGCCATTCAACATACGACATCTCTTGAGTGTTTTTTGCATATTCATTTAATAAAGAATCCTCTTCTACAAAATCAAATGCGATTTCTGTTTTTTCATCAATAGGCAAGTAAATAGCTACAATTCCGTTTTTCGGATAGAAAGAAGTCTCAAACCATGATAAAACATTATTCCCTTCATCATCTCTCCAATCATGCCGCGCAACGCTTCGATTGTATGCTTCAAAAGGATTCAAATCTAATAAAAATTTAATCTCATCATACTCAATTGAAACCCCAATTATTTTCCCCATCATCATGGGATCGACTGATTCTTCAATCCATTCATACACATTGTCATTAAATTTAATAATTGGTTTTTTACCTTGTGATACAAGTTCATATAATTTAATCGTCTTCATTGAAATAATCCTCCCTAAACCCTTTCACTGCTGGTTCATAATTTGTCACTTCATAAAATTCTTCTTTCTGATTAAATTTGATCGACTTATCCAATGTTTTAGCATTCCGTTCCAACCACTCTACTGTATTTTTTACTTTGTTATCATATTTTTCATAGTTATCCGACCAATCATAATAACTGTCTCTGGTCTTTATTAACCCCAATAGTTCTTTGACATGCTTTAGCTTCACATATTTATCTTCAATATCGGTGATATCGCTCATTGAAATAACCCTCCCCAAATCACTCCTGCTGCAATGGCAACAATGAAAACTGAAACAAATTTCATAAGTACGAAGAATTTTATGTGCTTTGTTTCGTCCTCAGTTAGATCAAAATCTGATAAAGCAAAAAAACCAAACACAATTAATAATATCCAAGCTGTAACAATCAGGTCGTTTCCTCCAATCATGTTTTATTGTGGCACATATTAATATATTCCTGCAGGCTATTAACTGTTGAAATAATACACCCTCGAACCTCTTCTGGATCTACAAAGTCCATTTCATTTTGTAGAACAAATTCATCAAACTCAATCATGACAAGAAAGCGATCGTCATTGGGCAGCTTATTAAAGTTAATATTCCTTAATCTTGGAATGCCCTTTTCCTTAATCCATTCAAGGAAGGGATAATCAGCATCGTTCTTTGACGCTGCGATTTTTAAAAACTCATGAATATCAGAAGAGTTTTCAATATTGAAATAAATGTGGAGACTCTCCTTCATGAGATCAAATAATCGCAATAGAGCTTCATCAATTTTATTGTCTGTTTTAGTCTTGAAGTCTATATCAAACCACTTTGAAGAGTTTTCATTATTCATTTAATCCCTCCAAGAATCATATTTTTCAATAACAGTCAGTCCATCCCTATTTCTCTTAGTGTTTTGTTTTGCTAATTTTAATAGTGCATTGCTAGACTGTTTGTCATTAAAGACCTCTTCAAGGTTTAATAAACGCGTCCTTTGTTCCTTTGTCATTGCTTGAGTATGTAAGTCAGTAACCTTCTTGTTGTTAGCTACTTTTCTAAATTCGTAGTATTTGGGTGGATTATAAGACTTAAACCATTTTTCAACTTTAAACGGTGACAATTGTCCAAAGCCAAACTTGATTAGTGCTACCTTTTTGCTTTCCGGATGATTCATTATTTGTTCATATATAGTCGAAGGTTCGGTTAGTTCACTAGACACTTTGAAACCCTCAATTAGAGAACCGTTATTAAAATGAATATTTACCTTTGTACCTGATCCATTTTCCATGACTGGTTAACCCCCTTAAGCGTTCGACTTCAGCGACCAACCATTCTGCATAACTTATGTGAATTTTCATCACCTTGGTCGATCCAGCTTGCCGAGACATCACTTCAACGAATTGCTTAATTTCTTCAAATTCAATTTCTTTCATTGAGATTTATCCCTTCTAAATGAAATCAACATTTTTTTCATTTACAGCAGAAGTCCAATTTTTACATCATCGACGTAATCAAGATCAAGTGTTAGTGTTTTACCTATTCTCAAACCCAACGAGTTTTCATTGTCGTTTTTAATTATGATATGCCCTGTGTCAAAGTTGATATTTGCTACTTCAAACCATGAATTATTGTATAATGCTTTTCCAATCATAATAGCAATCTCCCCTGTGAAAATTTGAGGTCTTTTACTGCTCTTTTAAATGCTGTTGTCTATTTCTTCAAGATGATTCCCTTCGTATTTAGGACAATCAAAATCAGTTTCATCACCAGTCGAACCATAGTCAAATTCATTGCTTTGTCCATATGACATGGTTTCACTTTTCAAAGTCATCAAGGTTGATTCCATAAATGCTCTTAATCCAATCTTTAATTATGGGATCCCATCCTCCAAGTAGACCATTCCATGCGAGGACATCTCTAAACACTTCTGAGCTCGTCATTTCTAAAATTTCTTTATCCATGGAGCCGTCTTTCTTATCTAAACCCTCTCTCTGTCTTACATACTGAATAATGCTAATTGGGTACTTTTCTTCTAACAGTTTTGTGTAATCCATTATTATTTCCCCTCTCTGGATAAAATGAGAAAATAAATATTTTATTTTGAGACGTATTCGCAACACCCATCCGATACTTTTTTCAATAAATATCTCTGTCCCCAAATACCCCACGTATCTCTATCTCCTGTGTGCCAGCAGCCGCACTCTGTAGGATGATGATCAAAGAACAACATGTTTTCTTCTTCTTTTGTCAACTCAACCAAAGGAAAGTAAAATCCTTTAGGGAATGAATTTAAGACCTCTCCTAATGTTTCATATTCAGGATGCAAAGGGCGTGCATGGGAGGGTACTTCTCCAAATTTGTTTACACCCAATGAATTATATGACCCATTAGGATTCTTATAAATAATCCATGATTCAACTCTATTTCGAATCTTCTTCTTTACTCTCTTATTCAATTTAATCTCCCCTTTTCAATAAAATTAGAATTTCATCAATAAATTTTCCCTACATATTTACAATCCATTGATTGCTCAATGTAATATATAGCTGTATCAGTAAACATTATTTCAGTGCCAATGCCGATTGAATGGAATATCCTTTTATTTTGAGTTGAGTTTAACCAAATTACGGATTCATCTTTAAATTTTCCTTTTACCCATTTAGCTTCACTATTGTATTTGTAAATAGGAAAATCTTTTTCAAATGTTAATTGATCAAACCTTTTACTTGGCATACCACTATACTCCAACCAATCATGAGTATGACTAAATCCATTCTTACAAAATTCATTAATCTTAACGTTTACTTCTTCAATATTTTCCTCACTTAACACATAAGATTCTTTAATGTTTGTTATCACCTTACATTCCCCTTTCTATAGTCAGTTTTTAATTAACCTCCCTTGTATTAAATAGACCCAGTCTAAATGAATATGCCCAACGACTTCTTCCTTTTCATTGACTAACTTAGTACCATTTGATTTTTCAATTGTCAGTTTTGCAGTCTCCGCATCTGTTTTGGAATAGTATGAAAAGGCCATAGGTTCTTCATCATGATCTTTATATACAACTGTCCACACATCATCTAATTTTTTCTTCACGAATTCACCTCATATTTCAAATGTCTTCAACTCAAACGTTTTATATGTATCAACTTGCTTATCTGGTATCACATTGACACTCGGGTAATTATCATAGTCATACGGATATCCGATACAATTCATGTGAAATCTCGTTCCATCTTTGTCAAACTCAGCTTGTAAATGATCATGGCCACAAACCCAATGTTTTGCGTTAATGAACGGGACATCAACCATGTAGCATGTATTAGGTTCAAATGGAGAATAAGGATTGTGAACAGGTGGGACATGTGAGACAAATACATCAATTTCAGAGTTTTCAAGAGTGTCATACCATCCCATTGATTCTTTCCACATTGCTCTTACCCCATCTTCTTTGCTGTATCCATTGAGGCTGATATAGTTTGAATCATTAGAGACACCTTTGAAGAAATCCCATCCTTCATTTCCTTTTGGAAGATACCACATGACATCACCAGCAAATACTATTCCTTTGTAAGTATCTAAAGACTTTATTAATGGAGTGACGTTATTGATGTTTACAGCCTTCTGAATTAGATCATTTATCCTTCCTAATGAATCGGAATATTTTCTTTGTTGATTCTTACTGAGTAAATAAAGATCATGATTACCATATGTGAAGTAAACCTTTTCATACTGCTTTGCTACTTCATCAAGTACCCACAGTGTCTGTTGATTCCACTCAGTAAAGTCACCGGCAATGATTAATACCTCACCATTTCCATTCGATATTAACCTTCTAACAATCTCCCTTGTTCGCCTTTCCCATTTTATCTGGTTATTGTTCCAAGGTATCCAGTGATTAATATGAAGATCTGAAACATAATCGATTTTCATTTTATCCCCCATTTCTTTACGATTAAGTGGGTTTTAATTCATCTCCACGACCGATAGTCATTTAAATCACCTCTTTTTCAAATTAAAATGAATAAAGTTAGAAAACCTCTCCATAATATGATCGAACAAGCTTGTTTACATATTACTTTAGGAGATGATCATATGGCTCAAAACAGATCAAACAATAATAATGAGTTAGTTGTACCACAAGCTGCTTCAGCAATTGAACAAATGAAATATGAGATTGCTTCTGAATTTGGTGTTCAATTGGGCGCTGAGACAACTAGCCGAGCAAACGGTTCAGTAGGTGGAGAAATTACAAAACGTTTGGTTCGCTTAGCCCAACAAAGCATGAATGGCCAATTTCATTAATGTACGAGGGGATTACTCCCCTCTCTTTTTATGCTCCTCTTCCAAATCCATAAAGTACTACTGGCATTGTATTCACCTCCTTTAGTGAACAAATGTACTTCGTCTAACCAGCTCGTCTAAAACGATTTGAAGTTTTCTTCTTTGGTCTTTTATGTATGCATTGCTATCGGTACGCAATCCATCATTAATTCTATTTTGTATGTCTGTTTTCAGTCTCTCTAAGCTTTCAATTGATAATTTTTCTAGACTAACTTTATATGATTGATTCATTTTAATAGCCCCCAGCAAAAACGAGTGAAATTATCAATAACCAAAAGACTGCTCCAGAAACAGCAAGAAAGCTTTTTGCAATACTCATAAACTCTTGAAAATCATTCTTCAACGTCTCTTTCACTGCATCACCTTCTCTTTAAAATACAGATTTCATTTAGAATAAAGTCTAAAATACCTCTGCAGATCGACTTTAGTCATGCACAGTTACCTCTGTCGCCATCTCCGGACGCTGACGGAGACAGATGTAACTTCAGATAATATGGCTCTTTGATGATCAATTATGTAGGTTCCTTGGCGACGACTTTACTGCCTTCTCTGGCTGCCATAAACGTTCCTCTAGTGTCGTACAAACCGGAGTCGTTACCGTATTCTCATCTCCAGATATAACAACAACGTCTTGATTCGTTTTTGCATATTGAACTACGAATCTATAAGAATATACTCCGCCAATAACGATATCTCCAAAACGAGATTTATAACCGAAATATTTATCGTCCTTCTTTTCAAATACCGTATTCGCATTATTGATTACCGTTTGATTTACGTTTTCCATTCCGTCAGCCTCCTCGTTTTTAACTTCGCTATTGACGATGACTTCGTATTCCTTTGCTATTACAAAATTAGAGTGTTCTTTCACGGTAATCGTACCGCAGATGTCTACTACTCTTCGTACCGTGCAGATATCGCCAGTCTTATAGTCGCCTGATGACGATATTCCTTCTGTGATTAACACTCGCTCGTCGGTTTTGGGGCGACGATTTTCAGTGATGATAAGCTCAGCGTCCTCTTTTCGAATATACAACGCCCCGTCCGGACTATCGACCTTATATGCATTCTCCCACGTCCCCAACGAAGGAAATATGCTCCCGATCTTATCTGCATACCATATCGATCTAAAGGTCGCCTTCTTAATCCATACATACTCTTTCGTTTCAGCCATTCCGCAATCCCTCCCTAAATTTTTATAAAAACAGAACACACATTCGCATTTATGCGGTACAATATACCTGAGTTACCGAAAGGAGGTTCGGTTCATGAAAATATCAACCGAAGATAAAGTAGTTATCGCTCTTACAGCGGCATTTGTTTTCGCATTCAGAAAACCTATTTTCGCTCTTCTTGGACGCTAATTCTTGGCGTCCAGCCGCCGGGCGCACTAGAACCACGCATCATCCTCGACGCTCTTCTCATCTCCTCCACTTTCAATTAAATTAATTTGATTCTCAATTTCCTCAATAACTCCTCTAAAGCTTCTTCATCGACCATTACTTGTCCCTCATGGACTTTGATGATTTCTTTCATTCGGCCATCCATATCTCTAAATGATTCTGCTTCCTCAACAGTTAATGCTTCTCTGTATTTTTTTATGTAAAGAAGAATATTTTTAAGGGATCCAATCTCCCCAATTTTTTGGAGATTGAAATCTATTTGTTCCACTTCTAGCCGGAGTAAAGCTGCTTCCTTTTCTAAAACATCAATTTCAAGCTGTTCTTTCTTTGACAACAATTCTTGCTCTTTTTGTTGCAACCTATCACCTCCTTATAAGGATTAACTATGTATTCACAATGTGAATGTGGATCATGTCTTTAAACTGATTCATACTGTAAATGCTTGTTTTTCTTTTTGATAATTTTATACTCTGCAATTTTTAGTGATTCAAGAGTCCATCCGTTATTGTTCAAACTCCCAAAAAGTGTGTTCATTAATTGGAGCTCTTGTTTTAATTTTCTTCTCTTTCTCAATATCTTTTGACCTTTTAACGAAAGATGATATCCCTCTGAAACATTAAATTTGTCCTCTTCCAACTTGTGATAAAATTCATTGAGCTCTTTATCAACTTTCCCCAGCTCTTTATAAAGGTTATCAATTTCATTTTGAAGTCGTTGTTTAGTCTCCTCAATTGCAACAAGAGGTTTGAAAATGGAAACAAGATAATCTTTTGCAGTTTTCATAACGCCACTCCTATTTATTATTTTATTTTTATTCTAAAAGTATGTAAAAAAAGACAAGCTTTTAACTTGTCTTTATCTTATCATTCAGCCTCTCAAAAGTCTATAACTATTTTATTTTTATTCTTAATTATTTTGAGTAAGTCACAAATGAATAATTAAATGTAGTATTGTTTTCTGCTTTTCTGTGATCCTTTTCAATTACTCTCCAGTCATCATTTAACCTTGGAAAATATGAATCTGCCTTCGCAACGACTGAATCAACAATCGTTAAATAAACCTTATCTGCATGGGGTAAGAATGCCTCGTATATAGCACCTCCTCCAATGACCATTACCTCTTCATCTTTATCCATTTGTCCTCGTATAAGCTTTAATACATCGTTAACCGAATGATAAACAAATGAAGAGTGATCAGGCTTGAAATCCTTGTTTTTGGTTAATATTATATTCCTTCGGTTTTGAAGTGGCTTACCTGTAATGTTTACGATCGATTCGTATGTAAGCCTTCCCTGAATACACAACTTTCCTGTAGTGAGTTCTTTAAAACGTTTCAAGTCTTCAGGAATATGGTAAAGCAAATTATTTTCATATCCAATGGCCATTGATTTATCGCAGCAAGCAATAAGAGATAGCATTATACTGCTACCTCAAAGTAAAGCTTGTCTCCATGCTTATAATTAATCAGCTTGAAATCGTCAATTGTGAAATCATAAAAGTCTTTTACATCCGGATTAATCCATAACTCAGGTGCTCCATATTGCTCTCTGTCCATTTGAATTTTCAAATTGTCTATATGACGAGTGTACACGTGACAGTCTCCGATATTGAAGATGAATTCACCAAGCTCATAGCCAGTAACTTGAGCAATCATACGTTGCAATACATTGTACTGAAACACATTAAACGGATTCCCGAGCGCGAGATCATTACTCACTTATGTTCAGTAGAAGTCGCTACTTTCTACCCGCTTTCGCAGCTTTATGTTTCCATAAAGGTCAGACTATATCATTATCCTATTTGTAAAAGTATCCACTGTATTTGTCATTTTTGCTTTTGATTCTATGGAGGATAGTAGCAGGAACTACATTTAACTGCCTTGAAGCTTCTGTAGCACTTTCATATTCTGTTCCATCTATGATAACTGGTCTTGAATTTTTCGGCTTTCTGCCTTTAAACTTTTTAGACATATAAGTCTTAAATTCATCACTGTGTGTTTTTCCATAGAACGGATTTTTTTCACCCACTCTTTGAGAAGCATATTCTGACAACTTGGCCTTACTCTCCTCACTATGTTTTTTACCTTTAAAAGGGTTATCGTGAGTTGAGTAATAAAGCTTATTATGATTTGATATCTTAAGCTTTGTCGTTTCAGTATGCTTTCTTCCAAACATCGGATTATTTTCTCCTTGAACATATTGCCATCGCTTAGCCTTTTCTTCAGGCGACATCTTCAAATAGACTTTCTTCAAACTGTCGGCTCTTTTTAGGATGATATTTGTTTTATCTGGGTGATAGCTTGTTAGGTCACCGCCATGGTAAGCTGATTTACTTATGTTGTATATTTCTTCATAAAAATTATCAATATACCATTGCTCCTTGGCCATAGCCTCTTCTTTGGGTAAAATATGTACTACCTCTCCAATAAATACCTGCTCTCCATGTTTATTAAACGAGTTATTTAAATATCTATTAATATGTCTATTGTTTTTTAGATTTCTAAAATGTACTTTTAGCCTCTTTTCACAGTCTTCTGAACTGCCAATATAAAACTTTCCTGTATTTTTATTTGTTATTTTATAAACGCCTGATTTTATTTAATCACCCTCTACTTTAAATTATAATACAGGATCAAATAGGATACTCTGCTTTTCCATCACCAATAGCTTGTGATGTACTCTACTCCCTCCAACAGATGGGGTTTCGATAGTCGTTGAACCTTCACCCTTTTAGGTGCTTGGCTGCTGATTACCCTCGGCTACATTCACGTTAGGGCTTCCCAGCAATTAACAGAGTTAACAATGCGTATTACTACGCAAAGCCGCTAGTAATTAACGGGCTCTTACCTCTAAATGAAGCTTACCTTGTTTTACGTACCATTGCGTCTCATATACACAAGGTGTTAAGGACATTGAGTCTAATTCATCAGGATTCCAAAGCGTTGTAATATGTCTGCGTGATGATGGATTATTTTTCAACTGATGAAGAAGATAATCAACCTGGTCAACCTTTTCACCGTTTAGCATTCTGTTCTTCTTACCAAGCTGATAGCCATATGCATTGCCGATTGTACCATCATCTTGTTTCCATTGATCCCAGATATGTACACCCATCTTGTTTAATTCGTTAACATCATTTGATTTAAGCTGCCATATCCAAAGCAATTCTCTGATTGACGTTTTCCAGGCAACTTTTTTAGTCGTTAAAATCGGTACTTCTGAATTATCAAAACGCATTTGCTTGCTGATTACACTCAATGTATGTGCTGGTGTTCCATCAGTATCCCATTTGGTTCTGACATCGAATTCTTCGTCTGATACCCCATTATTAATAATGTCATTTATGATTGTGTTGTACTGCATATCAAATTGACTCATATTTGTATTCTCCTTTATCTAAACCAACTGATAATAAAGTTAATCACGAAGACAATATTACCGCAAACAAACAACATGTACACGAACTTGTTTTGTTTATTGTTTGAGTCACCGTCCAAAACATCAAGAATTTTAAACATTGTTAAACCGGTATAAATTAAAGCAAAAGCTGTCCAAGCTAACATTAGCAAGTTACCGTGCGTGATCAGTCCAATAGTAGCCAAGGGGATAATGAACGAAATCCCCTTGAACAATGTAATGGCATATACTAAGTTCTTATTTTTCTTCAGTTCTTTATACGGTGAATTTGAAAGAAAATGCGCAACTTTAGCGTATACGTTCTGTTCTCCTCGTGTAATTAATCTAATTTCATTAATGTTTAATGCAAATAAGTATGCTGCAAGTAATAACGTAAAGTATGTAATTCTAATACATCTCCTTATTTTATTTTTATCCTATAAATAACTAAAACTAATCAAACAACTCTCCAGCTCTCTTCATCTCTTTGATGTCTTCATTAACACTTTCTTTGATTGTGTGAGGCAACTGATCAATTCCCCGTTGAATTCTTTTCTGACCTGTATTTCTTATTTGTAATGTTAGTTCTTTAAAGACCTCCATTGCTTCGTCGGATATAAAATAAAACTGCTCCTGAATCTTAGCTAATAAGCTTATATGTTCCTCTTCATCCTCGCTGAATAATTGGAGGCCTTGTTTAAGATTTTCTATTTCTTTTAGATGGGCTTTTATTTTCTCTATGTGTTTATCCATGATTGCTAAACCTTTCAACAATTTCTAAAACTTCAGCGAGCTTATCTGTTAGCTGTCTTCCCAGGTCTGTTTTTTGTTTCTGATCGAGTTTGTTCATTTTTCCTTTGCCATTAAGAAGCTCTCTTTTTTCCTCCAAAATTCCAATTTCAATTTTAATCAGTTCTCTATAAGCTTCGCTTTCTTTAGGAAAGAGCCCAGAGACAACTTTCATAGCCTGTAGTCCTTTGTTTAATTTATAATAACGATAAATATTTTCCATATCTTTGCCCCTTTTTGTTTAATTTGATTCTGTCTCATATAATCAATGGAATTTTTTCTAAAACACATAGTTGCACACAACTGGGATTGAGACTGCTGTTTTCTGCTTAGCTCTATAAAAATCATTCACCACCTCAATGTCACCAACTACATAGCTAATGTCTTTAAGTTCTTCGATTTCTTTATCAACTGGAAAAGTGTTTGGACAATATGTTTTTCGATTTATCAATTTAATTAGAGCTTCTTCAATGGTTTGAATTTCAAATAACAGAGTCCCATCATGTGTGCTATTTGCAGTCAGTTTATAATCAAATTCTTCGTTAACACTTTTATCATAAGACACATGCCCAAGCTTAAGATTCTTTAAGTCTCCATGATAATCATCTAAATAACCGCTTCTTTTAAAAAAGAAGGCAATCTGTTCATTTGGATTTAAGTATTCAGTTCTTTTGCTCATGGCTTCCCCTTCCTAAATTTTAGATAAAAGTCTTCTTTTATAGAGATGTACATTCCATCAACATCCCTGTTATCAACGTCTTATTTTAAAACCTTTTCATGAAACAACCGCCTTGTTGGGCATAATTGTCGAGCTTTTTGAGTATTTTAAGTTGTACCCTGGCTGAGACTCTCCACTGGACAAACATTATGATCAAAGCCAGGGCCTGTATTACTTAGTTCCAGTCGATCCGTGACCACCTCGATCGTCATTGCCTAGATGATCTACCTCAATCAATTCAACTGCAGGCATCTTCTTCATGATTCTGAACTGACAGATACGTTCCCCTTTTTTAATTACTGTATCCCGTAATGCATAAGCCGGAAAGAACCATAAATCATTGTCTCCCTTGTACGACTCATCAATAACACCCATTGAGTTTGTTTCAATGATGCCAAAGTTTTTAAATGTACTTGAACGCGGAACAACATGAGCCTCATATCCTTCCGGTAGCTCCATTGCTACTCCTAAAGGGATAAGTTTAAATTCGTCCTTTTTGATTGCTACATCTTCAGCTGCTCGAAGATCAATCCAATCCCCTTGCTCAATTTTGTTGATTCTTGTTTGTGTCTCATCTAAGTATTTGATTCTAATTTGCATTATGTGTTAGCTCCTTTAATTTTAGTTTGTTTAAACTTACCCGTTTATTGACTATTCAAGGTCAACTTTATATTCCTGGGTAACCGTATGCTCCGGTAAAAAGAAATCGTATGAGCTATCCTTAAAAGGCGGAGATTCCCCAAACATGAACCTTACAAATTTATTCGTATATTCATAACGATACTTTTTCACATATGGAGTTTTATAGTTTCCTTCTTTTACTCTAGAAGTTTCTGCTTTAACTTTATGTACTGACTTAAACCCTTCTTTTTCTATTACGAAATACAAATATTGTGTATCGTCGATGATCCCTGAACCCAGTACAAATTTTCCACTGACATTAATGTTGTCTTTGATTGAATAAACACTTACCTTTTCTTCTAATACTGCGTGGTTATCAAAGGGGAAAAACACTGCAATAAGTCCAGCAACAATTAGTACAACAACTGCAGCAACGAATCCACAGATTACAGATAAAATCAATTCCCCGTATGTATCTATTAAAACGGCTATTGCTGTTATAACAAACACAATTCCAGCCAATATCAATAATCCCATTATTGCCCCCTTAAATCATTTATCAAGGCGTCTAATTCATCAGGTTTAAAACCAATACTTCGGTTTACTTCCTCCTCTTGTTCATTAAGCAAGATAGTTACCGGCACACCCATTACCTCAAATTGCGCCGCCACTTCTGGTTCCTGTGTAACGTCAACTGTCTCATATTCAACTCCTACTTCATTTAAATAATTGGATACCATTTTGCAGGGATTACAATTGGGTTGCTCTAATTTAATAATCTTCATGAAATTGCTCCTTTGTTATCAAAAATGAAATCAGAATCCTTTAATGGTTCAACGGTTGCTTTTTTATAACCATTCCCCTTTTGGCTAAAGAAGTCATGTGACTTGGTCTTTGTGCTCAATCCATTAATAACAATTGGATTAACATCCTCTTCTTCAAACCAATGATCAAAGCCCAGATTGTTTAATGCTTTATTTGCGTTGTATCTGATGAATTTCTTTACATCTGGAGCTAAACCAACCTGATCATAAACATCTTCTGTATACTCCAATTCATTTTCATAAAGCTCTTGTAGCAAGCTTAAAGCCCATTCATACATTTCTTTTTGCTTCTGAGGCGTTTGTTTCTTATATATCTCTTGAGCTAATAAACCGATGTATACGCCGTGTAGCGCCTCGTCTCTAATACCTTTAGTTCAACCGAGTTCGCTACTCTCGGCTCGTTGCCCTGTCGCAACCGCCTTACGTTACCGTAAGGAGCAGACTATATCATCATCCCTGTAGGATGCCTCCCGTTTCGATTTAAGGGGCTCTCACCCACGCCAATAGCTTGCGCCCTACTCGTTTTGCGGAATTTCGCCGCCTATGCGATAGTCGTTGAACGTTCTATGCGATCCCATAAAGTCTTCCATCTTCTTTTATGTCGAATCAGACTAACGTAACGGGGATGAAGGCTGTATTTTTCACCAGCTTCAACATTGTTCATTCCAGCAAGCAAATCATAGATTAAATTTGTTGCCTCTGAGTCTGTGAGTTTTGACATTGAATTACTTTCTCCAGGTTGTCCTGACATTAATCCAATTTTCATTGCATGTAGAGTATTTTCTTTAGGTGTAACTATCTCTAAGTTCCGAACGTGATTGTTTAGTTTATTTCCATCTATGTGGTTTACAAACATTCCTTTTGGTATTTCATGAATAAAATATTTTGCGACTAACCTATGTACTAAAAAGTTCTGTGTTCCTTTATTCGGATGCGTGTATCCTATCATTTCATAGCCATGTGGAGTAATAAATGTCTTTCTTGGTTTCTTTAATTTTTTTGATATGATAACTCCCGTTTCCGTTATCCACCAAGGTGCTTCTTCGACTTCTTTCCTTATCATTTTCACCTCCTTTGGGTTCGCATAGCTTCGCTGCTGATTGTCCTAAAAGGATTTTCCAGCAATTAGAGAGGTTCACATTTGCCGTTGCCGACAAAAGGGACTATTAAATAATCAGGTTAATAATCTCTCCACTCTGCATGAGCTTCCCTTGTCCATAAAAGTAAAGTGGATAATAAAACCCTGAGTAAAACAAGAAGCTCTCCAGAAACACAGATGCAACCATTGCTTTGAATAAGGAAATATCATCGTTTTTCTGAACCGCTTCATAAATCGAAACAATTGTTTTTGCTTTCTTTTGAAGAAACCTATTGTTTTTCACCCATTCGAAGACTTCATTGATCTTCTCGGTTGGAGCCAAAGTTAGAAAGATGTTGCTGTAAGATTTTGCGTGCACCGCGTTTTCCATCATCGCCATGAAATTAAGAACCGCTTTTCGCTGATGGCCTTCTACGTGCTCGGCCACAATCGGCATTCCCGTGTTCCCCTGCTCTGTATCAAGCAGTGTCAGGCCGGCGAGAACCTTCATGTACGTATCCTGTTCGTTTTTACCCAAATACTTCCAAGTGAGGAGATCGCCGTTTAATGCGATCTCTTCCGGAAGCCAAAACTGCTTTACGTTTTGGTTGTAAAACATTTGGGTGAAATCATCTTCATGCTTTGACCAGTTTGCTGCTGTGTAATTTGTCAATTTTGTTCCTCCTAAATAATCCAATACTTCTCCTCTGCTTCTTTTCTTACTCTGGCAGCATCGGATTTATTGCTGAAATAACCTAAGTATATCGTTTTTCGATTTGCGTCTATCCTCGCTTCCCACATTTGCCTATTGCTATTCCAATAGACACCCCTATGTCCACTAGTGTTGTTTGAAGGAACTCTTCTGTTTTGGCTATTTTCAGATGCTGATACAATACGTAAAGCCCATCGACAATTATCTAAAGTATCTCGTAACATATGGTCAACTTGCGTTTTTGGATCAGTCACTCCCATCAACCATCTGTGAAGTCTAACCTTTTTCCAAACACCATCTTTCACTTTTTTGTTTCCTCTCACATAAAAGTTTTTAATGCAAGAATCCCAACTAACGCACCACCAACCTTCAATTTCTTGGGCTTTTGGTAAATCTTCTGTAGCAATTATTGTTTCTATCAATCCAAATTTTTCACTCTCAATAAATATGGCTGTAGTGTCGCCTCTGATTTCATATTTGTTTTTTATAGAATCTGACCTCCTACACTACACAACTAAGGCAACCCTCTTGTGTTGTATCCTTCGTTCGAGCATAATACAGCGTCTTAATTCCTTTGTAATGCGCATATAAGTCAATCCGGTTTAAATCTCTTGTCGTCATCGTATCCTTCAAGAACAGCGTAAACGAAATGCCTTGATCGACGTGCTGCTGAATAGTTGCGATCATATCGACGACTTTAAACATATCCATGTCGTATGCTTCCTTATAAAAGAACCAATTCTGAGCCGATAAACCTGGCATTGGATAATATGTCTTACTGTTTCCGTATGTACGTTCCTCGATTCTCTCCATAATAGGCATTACACCGGCCGTAGATGATTGAACATATGAGATGCTTCCAGTAGGTGCAACAGCTTGCCTGTATGAATGATACAAGCCATATTTCATAACATTCTCTTTAAGCTTCATCCAATCTTCAATGTTAGGAATATGTTGATCTCCAAACAGGTTTTTAACCTTTTCATATTTAGGGCTATAATCATTTGTTACGTACTTATCAAAATACGCGCCTGATTTGTAGGTTGATCCATCAAACTTGTAGTACGTCTCCCCTGTTTCTCTTGCAATTTCCATTGAACGCTGCAGGGAGTAAAAGTTAACCATCATAAAGTATGTATTTGCAAAGTCTTTTGCTTCTTCACTTTCATAAGCAATTTTATTTTGAGCTAGAAAACCGTGCAGGTTCATCTGCCCTAGACCAATTGATCGCATTAGTGTATTTGCTCTCGCAACGGCTGGGGCATTTACAATGTTTGTTTTCCTTGTGACAGTTGTCAGTGAGTCAATTGCTATTCTGACCGTTGAAGCAATTGATTGGTTACTCATTACATTTACAATGTTCATGGATCCAAGATTACATGAGATATCTAATCCAATTTCATCTTCCTGATCGTAATCTGTATAAACTGACACTTGTGATGCTTGGAGTACTTCTGACTTTAATATTCAACGAAAGGCGCAACACTCTCGTCCGTTCTCTTATGAACTGCTTACGATCACTCGTAAGAATAGACTATATCATCGACCTATAAGGCCGCCCGCCGTTTCCATCGCCATATGCTTGCGATGTACTCTACTCCCTTACGCGTATGCGTGGTTTCGATAGTCGTTCGGCATTTCCGCAAGGTGCGGTTTAGCACGGTATTGTCTATTGAATAGAGTTTCACCGTTTAGGCGGGTTTGCTACGGCCATTGCTGACCGAAGGTGCTACAGTTAACACAAATTAGAAAACTTCACTTTTGAAATATGTTCATTCGGATGCACTTTATTTACATTGTCAGCAAACATGATATAAGGATAACCAGATTCGCTTCTTAGAATGGCCAATTGCTCTAACAGCTTTCGAGCATTGCCCTTTGTTTTCCTAACTTTAGGGTTTTCAACAAGCTCATCATACATTTTATTGATGTCCATCTCATCAAGATACTGCCCATATTCTTTGTAAACTGAATGAGGATAGAACATGTAAAAATCCTTATCTTCCCTTGCCAATTCAATGAATTTATCAGGAAGTACTACACCAATGGAGAGTGTTTTAACCCGGACATCTTCATCTGCTGAGATTTTTTTGGTATCCAGGAAGTCTGTAATGTCTGGGTGGAATACACTTAGATAAGCTGCTCCTGATCCTTGTCTTTGCAGACCATTCAGACGTGTTCGCTAAGCACGTCCCGCCATATGGCTGCTTCATGTTACCATGAAGGTTAGACTATATCTTCACCCACTAAGGGTGCCTCCTGTTTCGACTGCCAATAGCTTGCAGCCTACGCCTTTCGGCTAGTCGTTGCACGTTCAAGACTTTAGTCTAGCTTCGCTCATGATTGTCCTTGTAGGAGTTCCCATGAATTAAAGAGGTTTTCGATCGCCATTTCTGACGAAAGGGGCCAAATCAACCCATTTGATCGGCATATCTAAAAGCATTATCCAATAGCTTCATAACACCTACGACGCCTTTTGTGGCGTTTTCCACATCTTTAATCGCTTCACCTTTGGCTCTTAATTTGTTTAGATTAAGCGCTACGCCACCGCCCACTTTAGACAGCTGCATGGAAATATCAATCGCTCTTGAAATGTCATTTAAACTGTCTCCCACTTCAAGCAAGAAACAGCTCACCATTTCGCCTCTTCGCTTACGCCCTGCATTTAGGAAAGTAGGTGTTGCCGGCTGATACTCTTGTTTCAACATGGCGTGTACTTCCTCAATAGCCTTTTCATAATCACCTTCTGCACAATACAAAGCTACAATTGACACACGATCCTCATATCTCTCCAGGATCTTTGTTTTGTCGTTTGTCTTCAATGCATAGTCATTGTAGAACTTAAAGGCACTCATGAAAGAAGGGAATCTGAATTTGTAACTGTAAGCAATTTTATAAATTGATTTAATCTGTTCAAATGTGTATTTACTTAAGAATTCTTCTTCGTAATAATCGTTTTTAATCAGGTAATCCAGTTTTTCTTTTAAGTCATGGAAAAAGACTGTGTTTTGATTAATGTAATCAACAAAGTAACTGTGTACGGCCTCCTTATCCTTCTCAAATTGAAACTTCCCGTCTTTCTGAATCATGATCTCATTATTGAGCTTGATCCACTTTGGTATGGTGTTTGTCAATAAGTTGTACCTCCTGATTAATCTTCTGCAAATCTTGTTTTGTTCCACTTAGTTCAAACTTTAATAACAATGGTACGTGAAACATTGCTGAGAGTTTGTCACCAGCTAAACCATAGTTATCACCCCAAACCTTGTTACCACTCACAGCAACTCCTTTTATTTTATTTTTATTCTTAATAATAAAATTCAAAGTCCTTTCAGGCACTTCCCCAAAGCCTATCGTATATGTAATATGTATAAATTCTTCTTCAATGATTAAGTCATCTGTAATTTCAATGACATCGAAGTTTAACTCCCTTTGTAAAGCTTGAGCAAACCTTTTCACGTTACCTGTCTTGCTTTCATATGTAATAATCAATACTCTTTATATTCCCCGTTAACTAAGCTGTTCGTGGTTGTTTCTGCTTCATTTTCAGCATGATGGAATGCTTCAGACATTTCTAAATTGATCTCGGCCATTTCAGCATAGCCTTTGGCCATTTGAGCTTCATAATCTGATAGCTTTGTCATTGGTACTGGAATGTAGTTATCCTTCTGCTCTTGTGTGATAACCATTTGATCCCCTTCAAGATTGGTCGCAATCAGCTCTCCTTTTAAAGCAGTGTATGAACCACCATTCTTCATATGTACTTGCGTATTTTCTTTTGCTTCATCCATGGTTACAAAGTGACTGCGCTTAACGTATAACTGTTTAGCAGCTCCCATTCCACAACTCCCTTTTCTCTATTTTTTGTTTTTATCTTTTTCGTGTCTTACGTCCAACTCATCCATATCATTGAGAATATGGTTAATAACAACATCACTGAACTTACCGAATGCCTTATATCCAATTAACTTGCTTCTCAAATCTCTCCACTTTCTTGCTGCACTCATTTTGCTTCCCCTTCCTTTGAAACTGTGATTTTATAGTAAATCTCCATCAGTAAGCAATACCATTTCTTCATCGCTTGTGATATCTTTTAATACCTCTTTAAGTGGAACTAAATTTTTGTCTTCTCCAGGTGCTCTTCCATATCTCATAGCAGCATAAATCTCCCCAACTTCAGTCAATTCATTAGCTAAATCCCCTTCGTCATCAGCAGAATCCTTTGTATACAGTTCCATTGCCTTTTCTTTGGTATAAGCCTTAATTAACGCATAATAGGGGTCAAACACTTCATAATACTTCATAGTGGGTTTTTCAACTTCCAATTCCTCAACGTAATCACCTTTAATTTTTACGTCATCAACACCGTTTTCGAGCAAATGATCTACGATGTCCTTGCCTAGCTGCTCTAACGCTGCCCCTTGAACAGATGGACTTTCATCATTAAATCCTTCATGAGAGTAACAAGTTGCTTTAATTTCAAATACAGCTGCTTTAATTTCCATAATCTATTCTCCTCTAATCTATTTTTGTGAACCTGTCTATCTCTTTTCCATCAACAACAACTTTTCCGAAAAACATTTCTTTAGGTCTTGCCCACACAACACCATCCATATCATAGTAAACTGCAAGTTCCTCTTCTGTTTCTGTATGAATGGCTTCTCCAACGAGTTTATAGGTACCACCCTTATAATGCTTGAAGTCGCACATGAGATGATCAAATATTTCTATTGAATTCTCCTCCTTAAGCTTCCTCTATATTTAACACAAGAACATTTTTAAATGGATCTAGTTGAATTTCATCGCTTGTTTCTTCGCCATTAATCCGAAATTCAACTCGTGTATCTCCGTTAAAATCAAGTTGATCTTGTAATGCTTTGATTACATCACTTACTTTTGGTTTACTTAACTTTCCTTTAAACTCATCATATGCCATTTAAAATTTCCTCCTTTATGTTTACATCTTCTTATCAAGAATATCTTTAATACTTTTTAAAGTTTCTTTATACTCACTATCTAAGCCACTTACATCAAGATTTGTTGAGATTCGATAACTTCCTGAGTTGTCATACATTATGATGAAAGCCTCAGTGTCGTCATCTTTAGCACTAAAAGTGATATCGTGAAGTTCAACCTGCTCTGCATCGTTCTCTTGTTTTAGTTGTTCAATATAATCAGGCTGCATCATGTTGAATAGCTCGTTAACTGTGGTGAATTTTACTTGTTCCAATATGCTATCCTCTTTATAATCAAATGAATGAAAATAAAGATTAAATGTTATGTAACCTTCTACTGAATTTCCATGCTTAGTGTATTGCATCCTATCCTCCTCTTCTGATTTCTCTTTGAAATCATCCTTTTATTTTTATTCTTAAAGTAACTGCAAGTAATCCAATGTCTTTTCTAATTTCATGTCTTCACACTTCTCAATGCATTCTTTCTTGATTGCTTCTCCGCATTCTTTATGTACCGGGAATTCCTTGTATTCTTTGTTGTCAGTTATTCTTATATAGTAAACGATGTCGCCAATGTGATCCTTGCATTTAACACACTCCAATGCATCACCTCGCTTCCTATATTTCTAATATACTCGCATCTCATCAATTAATCAATAACTATTTTATTTTTATTCTAAATATTTTTTTTAAAGTAGGAGAGTTTCCTCTCCTACAGTACAATAAGGCTGCTAATGGTTTTGAGTTCGTTTATGAAATACACGAACAATTATTGCTGCTATGAAGAATAAGGCAAACAACCCAAAAGCCATTGATCCATCCTTTAAAATTATCCCAAAGATCAACAATGCGCAACCAGACAAAATAAATAGTATTTTACTTAAGATATTGATCATTTACACTTCTCCATACAATCAAAGAATGCATTTACACCAATAATACCAGCAGAATTTACACAAGCATAGCAAGCAGTCCCCGCTGTTGCTGGAACACCAGCTGTGCATGCAGCTCCACATAAAATAGCTAAACCGGTAATTGCCCATTGGCTAATATTCTTATCACCTAAGCAATCTGATACGCATCCAGTCCAACTCTTCTGAGCACTCATCATGTTAGATGAACTTACTTTGTCCTCTGAAGTTTGTTTTGTTTCAAAGACCCCTGACTTGTCCTCATCCTTAACACCATTAACCCAATAATTCATTTCGTTTTGAGTGCTGCTGATTTTCTTCATGTCAACTTCATAGTACTCTTCAATATTCATATCGCTATCAAACGAAACATTAAATGAGCTAACTCTGTCTACTTTTTCAGTGTCCACGTATAAATAAGAAACCGAATAAGTTACTGTGCCATCATCATACTTGATCCCTCTAACTGATGCATTATCAAATACCTTTTCGTTTGATTTATGATATTTAATGTCTCCATCTTCAATTGCTTTTTCTGCCTTAGATAGAAGTTTTTCCTTAGTCTTTTTACTCACATCAATAGTGTGATCTGCAATAAATTCTGCCTCTGATTTTACTTTATCCTTGTCGACATTATCTGTTGAGATTGTGCTCTTTGCATCACTGTTCGAAGGAAATGTTGAAAAGGCCAGGACAAATACGGCAACTATTGCTAAGATCGTTCGATAAAAATTGTTCATTAAAATATCCCCTTTGTAAAAATATAATTCTCATCTGGCACCAATACTTATCAAACAAACAATCTCATAAATCACCTTCTTTCTTTAATAAATGCTACCAATCATATAAATAATTGTTAAGAAATACTGATGATTTTGAATATTAAGTAACACAGATGTCCTTATATCAAGAGGATATTGCTCACCTTTATAAACAACTTATGTAATTTTGTAATTCCTTAGATTTAGTAAAAATCTCACCGAATTTTTTGTCTATAGTTTTCCATTGTCTTTCAGATGTTGAAGGCAACTCATTTTCAAGGTAAATGAACAACTCATCAACTCTGCTGCTAAGTTGATCCATATTTTGCACAAGCGTTTCTTTTATTGGATCAGATATGTACACGGATCCGTCCTCCCTTATGAAAAGATAATTACTGCCTTGCTGTTGTTATTTTTTATGTATGGAGAATATTTTCGTTCAAGATAATTCCTTGACGTTCCTTCACCAATGCTCACGTTATAAACGATCTTTACTTTATGTATGTCTAATGCCTTTCGTTTTGCCTGTTCAGGTGATAGTGCCTCAATTATCAAAGACGTATTTTCGTCCTTGTGATCTTTACATCTAACATAGTACCTTTTCAATAAACATCCCTTTATCCTTTCTTTTTATCCTGTTGTATTAATCCTCTTTTAGGTAAGTCTTAAAAAACTCTTCTAGGTTTGCAGCAATTGCACCGACAACTTCTGCATAATGTGTATGGCTCTTCTCTTCGGATCTTAAAAGTTCAACTGCAGACTTAGCAATCGCTTTTATTTTCTCCTCGTCTAATTTTCCGCTTCTTACTTCGTCTTTAATCTTTTCGGCTTTCTCTTTTAAGCTTTCTGGATAGTTAACCATAGGATCGATTCACCTCTTGTATTTTATTTTTTCTCTTTAAAAGAGATATTTCAAACACTTTCACAAACACTTCACACATTTCAAATATTTAACATGCTAGACTGGAGATGTAATCACAATCAAAACCTAGGAGGTAATTCTTATGAAAAAGTTTTACAAAGGATTGATTGTTTCTGCTCTATCGCTTACAGCACTAGCACTCCCTGCATTCACATCACAGGCTTCTGCTTTAACCCCTGTCAAATCAGTTGATCAAGTTAAGCAGCTAGGTGATCCGCTTGGTACAGTTGATTTTCACATGCTGAGGAATTCTAACGTATCTCTATTAAAAGGCTACACCCGTTGGGAAATCGTATCTGGAAGCAACCTTATAAGCATTAGTTCCAGTGGTGTCGTATCCTCTCATTCAACTTTGGGCACTGCATTGGTTTACGCGTATGACATTAACGACAATTATGTGATTTATAAAATTACAGTAGAAGCACGTTAGTTTACGAAGGAGTGTTAATTCACTCCTTTTAACTTTGTATTACTCAAATAAATGAATCAAACCCTCTACAATATCATCGCTAGACCACTGCTCTGTATCCCATGAATATGTATGTAATCCTGCATCGTTCATTACTTCTCTATATAACTCTAAGACCGGTTCAATGTCTCGATCATTTATGTATTCGTCACCGCGTTCACTTAAACGCTGCTTAATAACTTTCGGATCAGCATGTAAGTAGATCACTTTTGCTTTATATCTAATCTTCTCCTCGATTACCCTTTGCTGCTCTTCCGTTAAAATTGAATAATCCTTGAACTTTCTCGCATAAACCAAATTTGAATATATGTATCGATCAATAATTACATTGTCCTCATCGGCAAGCTTGTTGAAGTGTTCGAACAGCTTCTTATTTCCGCTCTTGGCCAATTCAAAGCTGGATCCCTTTATTACCGGATATCCGAGTTCTTTGCTTAGCTTATCTGCTACTGTTGATTTGTAGCAGCAGTCAGTGCCTTCTAAGATAATCATCGTCATTTATTTTCCACCCTTCTTACATTGCTGAAACCAATCACTTTATATGAGCCGTCTGGATACTCAACTTCTAATTGCTCATGTCCTTTATCAACTTGTACAACAACACCAATCTCTCCTGTGAAACCTACAATCACCTTCTCTCCCTTTTTAAACATTCAATTAACCTCCTTTAGCTGGATTTATTTCATGCTCCTTGAAGAATGTAATATCACCTGTTTCATCACTGACCGCGTAATCATATGTGGCAGAGTGCATCAACTCAACAATCTTCCCTTCTCTTCCAACATGATGTGGGCAAGCGTTCTTTGCATTCTCATTTATGATGACTTTTAACCCTTCTGGATATGACCAAAACTTCGGCAATTAACCGCCTCCTAACTAATAATCGAGATTGTTCCACTTTGCTTACCAAAATTAATTGCGTCACGCTCGGTTGCTACAAGCAAGTCCACTTTATTTCCAACGATTGCGCCTCCAGTATCAATTGCAATTGCTTTGAACGTTTCCCCACCAATTCTTACTTCAACAATTGAATTCAAAGGAATAACGCTTGGATCGCTTGCAATAACACGATACCCTTTATAATAGATTGATTGAGTAACATCAACACCTGTTCTAGTTGTTCCTGTGCATCCTTCTTGGCAGTGTGCAATATAAGCACTCAGCTTAACCTGGACGGTTTTCTTTGCGGCCGGTGGCTTGTTTTCTTTTTCTTTAATAATAATTTTATTTTTATTCTTAATAACTCTATGCTTTGCCTTCTCACCTCCTCTCATGTGCCTTTTCTTACTTTGCTTAGGTTTAATGAGTTTTGCTGAGATAATCTTCTCTGTATGCCTTTTTAATTGTTGTTCTTTGTTCGTTTGAGCTTTTTTAAATAGCCGTAAGACAATATTCTCACTTGATGGTATCCTAATCTGTCCAGACTTCTTATAAAATGATTCTTTTATTAAGTCTTCATTTCCCTCTGTTTTATGTAAATGCTGTTCATAACTTATGTAAGAAAAAGTGGTTAAGGGAATTAAAATCATCATACCATAAACGGACTTGAAAATGTTCATTTTTATTTTATTTTTATTCATAAAATTTTTATTGATAATCCTGCCTCCTATGCCTCAGCTCTTTTGGTTGTTAGGCTGATATTCCCTTTCCTGTCTACATGATCAATTCTACAGACCGTGTGGCTATAGATGCTGTTCTTATATACTTTAGGAATAAAGTTGTTGCCTCTTCTGAAACCAGTGAACATGAGCAAAGTTCCTCTGGTATACCAAGACTTCTCAACAACCTCTTTCTTGCCGCCGGCAACAGGTCGAGAAATCTGTTTATTATAATGTCCAAAGCTGCCAGCCCACTGTTTAACTGTAACCACTCCTGTAGGTGTAAGGAGTGTGATGGTGTGCTTGTTTTTATCCCTGTCTAATACGGTTCCTATAATTCGAGTCGTTTCATATTCATACAGAGTTTTTCCTCGCCATTGATATGGTTTCCCTTTGATCGGCTCTTCTGGCAACTCATAGAAATCAGCAATATCATACTTAGCAAAGTTAACACCAGCAAGTTCATGATCGTTATAATAATAACTCAATGAATCCATCTCCCATTTACCAAGAGATCCATCGGCATACTTAGACCACTCTTTCTTAAGCAAGCAATTGTTAAGTCCACTTAAGGCTTCTTCAGTCGATATCCAGTTTTTGATTTTGGACATTTTACTGTCATATTCTTTTTTAAACAATCTTTCTGATACAACAAGTTGACCATTAATCATATCAACGATTCCGCTTTCACTGAAATGTTGATTGTAAAAGTCGGAAGACATATCATCTAATAAGAAAAGCCTGTCTTTTGGAGATTTCATTGTCTTGTAAACCTTTTTGCTGATGTATTCTTTGAAACGGAAGAATCTAATTTCTAAAGCATATTCCTGGGGAACAATATTGTTTTCGATTAGCATTTTTAAATTCGATAAAGTCAGTTTGGTTTTAGGCTCAGATATCAAACTAATAAAGGATTTCATTATTTTTTGTCTATCACCAAAAGAATCAAAACAACCACCTTTTATTAGTTGGATCATCTGTCCTTTTTTAAGGATGCTACTTTTGAACATTCTTTCGATGAAGTCGTCAAAGTCACTGTATGGCCTATTTACAATTATTTGATGAACAACATCGTCACCAATTCCATTCATTCCTTTTAATCCAAATATAATAGAGTTACTTTCCGTATCTGCTTTAAAACCAAAATTTGCGCTATTGATATCAGGTAAATCAACTTTAATTCCTCTTTTTCTGATATTCCCTATAGCTGCAGCCACTTTCCCATAGTTTGTGGCGGCTGATTTTTTGGTGGCCTGATCTTCTTCGCTCTCAATTCCACCACTGTTGACCGTTAAACAAGCTGTGCTCCAATACAATGGGTTGTACTTATAGTTAAGGTTCAATTCTTGAAGAGCAATAATAGAATATGCAAGAGTATGCAGGCTGCTGAACGAGTATCCGAATTGTCTTTTAAATTGTACTTCCCAGACATATTTTAAAAGGTTTTCAGATGTTCCCAAGCTTCGCCCTTTCTCAAAAAACATTGTCTTTATTGCATCAATCATTTTTTTGATTTTTTTGGCTATCCCTTTTCTTAGCTTATTAGATTCTTCAATGGTAAACCCAGCAATTTCTTTGTCCATGGATAGCATCATAACTGATTCCTGTGTATCTGCGATCCCGTATAGACCTTCTTCTGGTTTATATAGATGTTTTTTAAGTACATCCATTTCTTCTGAACTTAAATTGTAATTTCTCATTTCTTGATACCAGTGGTCGATGTCTTTTTTAAATCTTACATATGTATCTACAGGCTGTTCTTCCCCTTCTGACATCAGTCTCATTAAAGAATTTGTTACGGCTGTTTCCAATAAGTTTTTCGGCTTAACTTTAACAACGGATTGGTTGCCCACTTCTGTATCAAACTGAAACAAATCCATTATTTCTCCTTCGCCAGCCATTTCCCATATTCTCTTAGAGTTATACTCCAAAGTATCTGGATGCAAATACTTAGTATAAGTTCTTTTTAAAGTTCCTTGGGACTCTATTTGATTGTCTTCGATAAGCTGGTCTAAGGCTACTCGAATTTTATCTAATCCCTCAATAGTCAACAGATCATACTTAACTGAACCCATTGCTTCACTGTCGCCCATATTGAACTGTGTGATATATGCTCCTTTTGGTGTCCTCATCATTGCGTTTGATTTGGTGTATTCATCATTGAATATTAGGACGCCGGCTGCATGAGAAGATCGTTTGTTAGTTAAACCTTCAATTTTCAGACAGGTTTCTTTCAGATTGGGATATCCCTCGACCTCTCTAATAAATTCCTTAATAGGCTTTCTACCTAATTTTTCATTGCCAAAGAAGCAATCGGAGAGAGTCCAGTTTGCTCCCCTTTCAAATGGAATCATTCCACTTAAATATTGAGAGATATCATTATCAATTCCTAAGCCTCTGCAAGCAGTTTGAAGTGCGGATTTAGATTTCTCAGTTCCAAAAGTGCAAATCTGCAGTACTCTTTTTTCTCCAAACTTGTCCCTTAATGCTTTTAAGATTCTTGGACGCTTAGATCCTTCAGTATCAATATCGATATCCGGCAAATCTGGTCTCGATTTATGTATGTGACGCCAATGAGGAAGATTGTACTGCATTGGGTTAATTTGCGTAATGTCTAACAAGTAATTTACTAAAAAACCTGCTGCGCTCCCCCTTGCTGCTCCAACTAAGCTGTCTCCTCCACATTCATCATCCCAAATTGTATTGATGATTTCCCGGACGGTAACATAATAAGATGACATGGCCTGTTTTAGCTTCTCACTAATTTCCCATAGCTCACCCAATTCTAGATCAATCCGTTTTAAAATTGAGTGCAACTCTTTTCTAGACATATCCTTTTTCATTAGCTTTGCCTTAAAACCATCTTCAATTAGCTTTAACAAATACCTGTCCTGTTCTTCATCAGATTCAGCCATTAATTTTATATATTTATATTTCTCATAAGCCGGCTTGAACAAATGGGATAATTCAAACTCAGGTAAAGCCATTTTTGGAATAATTGGTTCGTGCTCAATAGTATAGTCTTCAATCATCTCTCCAATTAGCAATGTGTTTTCAATGGCCTCTTTGATTATCTCTTTGTCCATGTAGTCCATTCTCTCATGAATTTCATCAACATTCTGAACAAAACATGCCTCATAAAAAGAGTCGACTTCTCTCTCTCCATCCTTTGCGTTTAAAAAGGCTTGATGAATTGCCCTGTCTTCCGGTCTAAGAAAGTGTGCATCGGTTGTGACAATCACTTTCAATCCATAGCCGTTAGCTATATCAACAAGTTTCTTATTACAATAAATCTGTTCTTCACTTAAAGCTGGCTGAAGCTCAATAAAGAACTTATCTTTCCCAAAGACTTTTACACACCATGTTATAAACTCATGAATTTTTAATTTGTTCTGCTTGATTGACTGAATGTCTCCGCTTTCTTCGCATTCTTTGATTCTGAGTAAATTGATATTCACCTCAGAGCCAAGACAAGCTGTTGTAGCGATAATATGACCTGGATCTTTGCTAAGCAGTTCTTCTACATCCTTTTTAACTGTTGGCACTCTTTCCATTGTTCCTGTGTAAAATGAATTTTCCCAGGCTTGTGAAGATAGTATTCTTAGCTGCTCGTGTCCTTTAGGGTCAATTGCCAACATTAGAAAGTGCGGAAACTTTGTCTGTCCTGACTTATAGTTATCGCGGACTTCTTCCAGTGAATCGACTAAATATGCTTCATTCCCCAATATGAGTTTAAAATCTGCAGGCATATCTCCCTTCTTCTTCATTTCTCTGACAGTCTTAATCGCTTCCAAATGTGCTGAAAGAACCTCATGGTCAGTAATAGCCAATCCTTTATAATTCATCTGAACAGCTGTCTTAAGCAATTCTCCAACTGAGTTTGTTGAATCGAGTAGTCTTATGTTACTTTTATCAGTGTGGCAGTGACATCCAATCAATTTTCATCCCCCTTAAAACACAAGCTCTTTTTTCTTTGTACGAACCACCTCCAAGTCATAAATTTCAATTTGAGGTGTTTGTCTACCCTTATATTCATTTACCCTTGCCTTACCAACAACATTAAGTATTAAAGTTCCATTTGATTGAGTAAGTTTCTCAAAGTATTCTGTATCGCTTTTAAAGCGTATGTATTCAATATCTCCATGTTTAAACTTGACTGTTGTCTTGTTCTTTTTCCCGATGTGTTCAATTTGATCAACATCAACTTCTAGTTCTGTTATTGCTACTAATGGTTCTTCGACCTTATAGCCCCAATAATCTTTATAGCTATACAGCTTAATTAAAAATTCCTTTCTAAGTTGATTAGCTGGTATCTCAAAATCAACATTTTGAACATATTCTTCAATATCTATGTCTTTAAATTTTTCATTCAGCACTTTGTTCACCAGTATTAAGTTCTGTCGTTTAATTGCAAAACCAGCTGCATTTGGGTGACCTTCAACAAACTCAAACAATCCAGTATCTATAAGCACTTTCTTAAAATCCTTTATAAACCCTTTGTCATACCCTCGTATAGAGCCACTCAAGATATCTTTACCTTTTTCGGGATCGTTTCTGGCTAACAAGACCGGCTTTTTATATTCTTCTGCAAGCTGATTGGCCACCAGACCAGTTAGACTCTTATCTAGAATTCCTTCAATGTAAATAATGAGTACTTTATTCGCTGTTAAACTTTTCTCCTCTATTCTATTTTTAATTTCCACTCCAGCTGCATCTGCAATCCGTTTCTGCTTTGCTTTTAGATTTCCTAGAATTCTAACTGTGTCATCATGTATTGACACAAGCTCTGTTTCACTTTGCCCACGTTTTTTGTAGGGAACCTTTTCTTTAGAAAGAAGGAATGCTCTCATCATTTGATCTTTTTCTTCACTGCTTCCAACCCTAATGGCTGCGTTAATTAAAGGGTTAATAAAGAACTGTGTATTCTGTATGTTCTTGTCACCTCTGGTTGAAAAATCTTGCTTCTTAAACAGCTTCTTTAATAATGGATGCTTAATTTTCTTCAAGCCTTCATTCATAAAATACCTGGTTTCAAGGTTTCTTGAATCAGCCGAATCAGCAATGTTACCAATAGATACAAGGTCTAAGAATTGTTCGGCTTCATTTTTATTTAGCTTTTCATCAACTGCCTGGCAAAATTTATAGGCCATTCCTGCACCGGTTAGAGTTTTATTCGAATAATTAGGCGAAAGTTGATTATTTACTACGATCGCATGTTCAGACTCTCGTTCACATTCATGGTGATCAATAACAATTATTTCTGTGCCTCTCTTATTAAGAGCCTCATGTTCCTCAAATTGACTTGAACCTGCGTCTGGGATTATGACTAAGTCAACATCATCAGGAATTGTATCAATAAATATCCCATGTTCCTTCCCATCTTGAATTCTGTAATGTATATTTGCTTTCGGACAAATCTTCTTTATATAATTGATAATAATTGAACTTGATGTGTACCCATCTACATCGCTATCCACTTGAACAAATATTTTATTTTTATTCTCCAAATGCTTTATTAAACAATCAGATGCTTTATCAATGTTATCGAGTTTTGAAAAATGAATGACTGAGCTCTGGTTCACATCAATAAAGCTCTTCGGATTTTCAATCCCTCTGTTTATTAAAATTGTCGATAATGGATTGAAATTATAATCATTGTTTCCAATGAGCTTATAAGCCACTAAATTCCTCCTTCATTCGTATTGATTTCAATTTTTCTTCTCATCAACTCCTCTAAAACGTCTTTTCCCTTATCAGCTGGACTGTCTTTATAATCCAACATGTTTTCAAAATCCCACAAAACATACACACGAACATACGGCGTAAATTTTCCTGCAAGCTTCAAGATTTTTTTCTGATACTCTAGCAGTTTACGTTGATACATCTCCTCTGTCTCATGCTCTTTCGGTGGTCTATATTTATCTAAAGCAATAAACACTTCTTCCACTCCAAGAGAAAGTAAGATATCACGGTGAAAATTTGAAATGTTGTTTGAACAGACTGCACATGTGAAATTTGCTTCACCATAAAAGTCCTGGCATTTTAAAACAGACTTTTCTGATTCGAAAATTAAGGCTTTTTTAAACCTTTCAATTGAATCTTTTGTTTTATGTAATCCATATAAATTCATCATGGTCTGATGATTATACAGGGTGTTCCCAACTTTTAAAGGCATATATTTATAGCCGGCATCAACTTCCTCTTTAATAAGAGATCGTCTACGTATGCCAATCAATCTATTATTTAAGTCCCGATGTGGAATAGATATCCCTTCTGTGTGAGTTCTAAAATAGTAGCCAATTTCAAAGTCATTTAATGTTTGCATGCTTATCCCCTCGTCCAACCACATTTGATGAGGATAAGGCATAAATACATCTAAAACAGTCTCATTGAAGCTGGGAAGTTCAATATCTATCTTTTTCCTCTTTTTGAACTTCCCCATCCATTCCCAGTCATCAATTAAATCATTGTTCGTGAATGTCTCTCTATTACCAAAACCAAATGTTCTCCCAGCTAGTCTTGCAACATACTCAATGGCTTGATTGAAAGGTATATTGATCCCTTTTTGTCTTTTTGCTCGTATTACAAGCTCAAAGACATCGAATGTGTCTCCACATTCTGTATAGCAATGAAATTGCTTTGCTTCGTGGTAATAATACAGTTTGTAGCTTCCACCAGAAGCGTTATGGCAAACGGTTCTGTATATTGGGTTTCCTTGTTGATCCCATTGATTATTTTCGCTACCCAATTCTTTTAATATTTTATGTATATCCTCAAGCGTAAGACTTTCTTTTATTCTGTCCTTGTCATATTTCAAAGGGTGCTACACCCCTTATCCTGCTTTAATATTCAATTTTTCAACTGTAATTAATTCGTTATCAATATTTGTTGTGAAACAATCTTCCGTTCTCATGATATCCATGTTTATGTATGTAAAAATCTTCAGCTTATCATGCTTATTCCCACGATTCTTAAATACATGGACAACAAAGTTAGGTGTCTTGTGCCCAAAGCCATTTTTCATTATGTCTGCAGCAGCTTCCTTCTCTTTTTTGCTTAATGGAAGAATGATCATCGCTACGTCAGTTTTATCTGCAATAGCCTTACTTCCTCTTAAATAATTAGCATCAATTTGCAGACCTTTTAGCCAAGCGTCCTTCCATTCACCGTTCAGCTGCGTTGCACTCATCATAAAAACATCATATTTATTACATAAGGCCTTTAACTTATCGGCCATGAGCAGTAAAATTTGGTCTTCTCTTAAGCTTATTCCACTGTTTCTACTCATTTCTGAAAAAATGGTTACAGAGGAATGGATATAATCAAAATAAATATACCCGACATTGTGTTTTCTAACGTTCTTCTCAATAGTCTCTTCTATTTCTTTGATATTGAAATCCGGCAAATGTTCAAACCAAATAGGTGATTCCTCTAATATATCTGCCGCCTTTCTAATTCTTTCTTCTTCAGACTTTGTAGCGGAATTTCGAAGTATTTTCTCTTCTGGTACACCTGAGATATATGCTATTGCTATACTTTGCAGTTCCTCAGGTACCATTTCCGTTGAAATTACAGATGCGTTCTCTCTAAAAAGGTTATCTTCCCATTGTTTTTCTTTGATATTGTAAATTTGGGTAGCGCCTAAGAAGCAGGCATCTGCAACCATGTTTCTTGTCTTGCCTCCTCCAGTGGTACCCGATCTCAAATAGAACTTTTTCCTTCGAGATCCCCTAAAAATCGAAGTTTGAATTTCACTGTTCAAAGGTACTCCAATATCTGGTGAGAGCTTTAACCTATCTAAAAACTGATGAACACCCTCTCCAGCCTGAATACCCTTGCTTTGACTGTTTGTTTTGAATTTATCTTTTACTTCAATAATCTTCATTTCGTAATGTGAAAGTATTTCTTCTATTGACTTCTTATCAAAACGTTCCTGCATAGCCTCTTGCTCTCTAGGATCAATTATTGTATGATCGTATATCTCTCTAACGTCAAACCCTAGTCCATGCATTTCCCTGATTAAACTAAACTTTTTTAAACGGTTATAATAAAACTCAAAGTTTTCGACTTCGGCCAAATTCTGTATTGTATGAATATAATTTATACCGTCATTGTCATTGAAAACTTTATACTGAATTCCATAGTTTTTTAGATATCCATCAATCTCCACTTCATTTATAACCTCTGTGCCTTGATTAAATAAGTTACACATTGCAGCAAAGAGAATTGAATGAAATCTTTCGGGAAAGTCGGCCTTTGATAGGTTGTATCCGTTACTTTCAGATAAGAGCGAGGGTTCCTTTAATATGCTCCCCAACACTTGTATAATTGCTTTTTTGTCTTGTAGCAAATGGACTCTCCTTCCTATAATGTTGAGATGTCAAGAAGTCCCCTTTTCTCTGGCAATCCCTTTTTTATAATTAACGTGATTTCTTCTCTTTTGTGATTTTTAGGGTCTTCAGCTGATTTTTGGATTGCCTTTTGTTTAATGTAATGTCGCTTGGCCTCGTCATATACAAAAGGGACGATTCCAATGCCGTCACCTTCTCTTGGATGATTCTCCAGTGTTTCATAAAAGTACTTAAGCGCAAGCTCAATTCCTTTTAGCTTATAACCATAATCTTCTTGAAACTCTTTGATTTGTTTTAACATCATACCGGTCGGAGATGAAAGACCATATAAATTGCATATATATTGAAGTAATTCTTTTCGATGGTCTGCCTCTTGTCTCCACGTGTTGAAGCACTGTTCATGGTAGTATCTTTTTTTATAAGGAATCGCTAAATCTTTATCAAATTTAGTCTCGCAATATGGACATTTGACTTGTCTTCCCAAATAATCACCCCTAATCAGGAGGAGGGAAAACCCCCCTGTTTATTTACTTAGAAGATCTTTTAGGTCATCCAAGATTACAGACATAACGTTTACTTGTTTGCGGCTGCATTCAGTCACTTTGACTCCCTTGCCTAAATGCTTCTCTGTAATCTCATTAACCTCTTCCAATCGTCCCTCTCCATTGAGCTTAATTCCAACTTCTTTGATTTGCTCCATCAAAGCGTCATAATCAAGCTCCTCTGAAGCATTGTTTTGTTTTTGCTCTTCATATGTAACAGCAACAATACCTTCTGCTTCTTCCTGTCTTTCAACTGCCTCGATAATGGCCTTCTCCAGGTTCTCTGCAGTGAATTCAGGAAGGTATGTGTCAATGTAATCGAATCGGCTCCGTGCAAAGTGCTCATCTGTTTCAGCCAACCAAGCGCTTGATTTGATAACCTTTCTGTCTTCATCAACACCATTGGAACTTAGATAAAGTACAATATCACTGTTATCAATAACAGGGGCCAATACACGCTTATCACCTTTAGGATAAACTTTTCCTTTTTTGTCCTCTGCAGCATGAGCGATAAAGATAACGGTAAATCCTACACCAATCAGTTTATTAATTTCTTCCCATACTTCTGTTTCATACTCTTTCCAAAGACCAAACCCATCATTTCCATCTTTAATCCGTTCTACATCATATTGCTCGCAAACATATCTAGTTGCATATTTAGCAAATGCATCTACTTCATCAACAATAATTGTCTGATACATTTCTTTTGCCTTTTCTGCATTTTTGGTTAACTGTTTATTAACCTTCTTAAAATCCGCCCAGCTATTAATAGCCATAAATTGAACACCTGCGATGGCATTCAAACCTTTTTCAAATGGCAAGTATAAAGGTTTCTTCATTCGTGTGCTTTGTTTTGTCTTACCCAAGTTGTTAGAACCATAGATAGTAATAACTTTTCCTTCTAAACCTTTTGCGACTACTGAAACTTGAGGATTGAAAATATCGATTGCCATTTAAACTCTCCTTTAATGATGATTTGATGGGTGAGTCAAAGCCCACCCCAGTTATATATTTTCCTTTAAACTATTTTATTTTTATCTATTAAAAAGGTAGGTCATCATCTGAAATTTCAACCGGCTTTGAAGGCTTGTTATTAGGAGCGCTTCCGCCAAACCCAGACTTTTTATTATTCTCATTGCCACCTTCATTCTTAAGCTCATCTAGGTAAATCTCTCTTTCAGTCAGCGCTTTTTTAATTGCATCTGCCTTAAAAGCATTTTTGCTATCCTCGTCATATGGATCATTGCCACCTGTAATTAGGTACTCTCTTTTCGAATTAGTAGTGATTTCTTTCTTGTCTTCGCCAAATGCTGCTGCTTTGGTCGTTACTTTTTGCTCTTTAAAGTTAATAATCTTTCCAAAAACGTTAACCGTAGACCCTTTTTCATAATTATTTTCAACGTATTGAGACCCTTCTTTTGTGACTACAAATTCGAAAGGAATTACTTTCCCACCATATAAAGGAATATAACCATTTAAATTAACTCTGCCCGTTTCTTCACCTTTTACTTTCTCTTCGGTTACATTCTTTACAAACAGCTCAACATCAAATTCAGCTCTTGGATTGAATTCTTCATTGGCATCTAGCCTGTTTACAAAATTAGTTGTTAATTGTGGGTATGATTTGAAAATCCCTTGGGCGTAATATTCGTTCAATCCAATCTTTCCTTGGGTAATTCTCACTTTGTCAGCTTCATCTCTCCCATGTTCTGCAATGGACTTATATTCACTGATAATGGTTTGATAACCTTTTGCAATAGCATTGTCGGTGCCGTCGTCTTTCTTATACTTTGAAAAGCCTTTTACTGTATGCACTTCATTTGGTGCAACCTCAATATCTAGTTCAATATTTAGCCCTTTACCACTTTTCCACTCAGTGTGTTTTACCTCAGCAAGTGTCCCCTCAATAGTTACAACATTTAATGCTTCACGTAATACTGTTTTATTTTCTGCCATGTAAATAATCAACCTCTTTCTTTTAATTATTAATTTTATTTTTATTCTTAAAATGCCTATAATGAGACTTGCTACTAAACTTACAATCCTTGATGCCAAGTAGCTTATTTAATTCTATGTATCTCTTTTTTGGAAAGTCCCAAGGTTCAGGATCACCTTTTACATTTTCAATCCTTATTACTGTTCCATGCCGGATTGTGATCTTTAAGTTTCCATATGAGTATGTTTTAGAAAAAAGACCTCTTTTAATTCCTCTTGGTTTAAATTCCTTTACCAACATCACATTCCTGGTTAACTTTCTTCTTGCTTGGTCTTCGTCAATGTCGTAATTCCTTTTGACATCATTTTTGTAGGTATGTAAGGCTTCGGCAGATACTTTCAGTATCTTTAATTCCTTTTTCATCTCTTTCCTCCTTTCTCTCTTTGGGATAACTTAATCTTACATCACCAAAACGGATTGGTCAATAACTATTTTATTTTTATTCTCAAAAGTTTTAAAAAGAGTTGAGCTACTATCTGCAGCTCGACAAAGTGCTTTTATTTAGCTGGAAAAGTTGCTAATCCTTTTAAGGTTGTTATCAATATGTTTTAATAAATGAAGTTTTTCATTAAAATTCGTATATTCCTCTTTAGTGATTTTCTTTGCTAATTGGTATTGACTTGAATCTAATTGAACTTTATGACCGAGTTTATCTTTAATGATTACATGCTTAACATTAAATATCCTGTATACTTCATAAAAAGAGTTGATATCTAGATCATCATATTTATTTGCGCTATTGCCACTTTCTTTAATTCTATTGCCATCAATGTCTACAGGTCGTGTATCGATTGGTTTCACAAAATCACCCAATCGAGGTCTTCTATTAAGAGTTTTAAAGTAAACCGTTTCACCGTACTCGTTTTTTGCTGTTAAGAAATTCATCAGTTTCTCCTTTATCGACGATATTTTTTAGAATACCTCATAAAAGAAGAGCCGCTTAAATAGCAACTCAAAATGTTTATCTTATTAGCCTCCCACTCTAACTCCCATGACTCAGCCTCCAATAGAATTGATGGACATAATACCACTCCTTTATTAATTCAATTATACCATTTACAAAGGAGTTTGAATAATCAAATAACCTCACTCCAAGACCACATGTTCATTGTTTGCAGCGTAAACCCATCAGGAAGCTTTTTCATTTTAACATTCACATTGTATCTCTTCCCAGTAGTCTTATGGATCACAGCAAGTTCTTCACCATCATAGAACCGCACAATTGCTTCATTAAATTCAATTGGCTGATCAACCACATAACCTTCTTTAAGCGCTCTGATATACAGATAAGGGTCTGTCTTATAAAGCTCATATAGTCTATTACCAAAGTCTTCGTGTTTATCTCTAAGTAGATTAAAATTAATCAGGGATATGTATAGTTTTTCAGATATGTTCAGCTTGTTCTTGAAATACCGGATTGCTTCATCTTGTTCTTTGGTTAAAATGTTGATCATTTAATCAAGCTCCTTTAAGTATAATGTTTAAGTGTTTTTATATGGGGGAATACGTGAATGGAGGTGGTTCATTTGGAAAATAATCAGAAAATAACGCTAAACTCTTCTTTCGCGTTATCCACTCTTATTGTCTTACTTATTGCATTGTTCCCGGCCTATTCCTTTTGGTTTGTCACGATATTCTTTTTAGGATTTGCACTAATATACACATTTCAAAAAAATAAGAGTAAATCCTCAAAATTAATTGCCATTATCTCTTATCCATTGTTTGTTGTAGCATTAGTTTACAGCATAATAAACAGCATATAAGAATCCTCCCTTAGGTGGGAGGATCATTTTTTTACATCACAGCAACTTTTGGGCCGCCTTTGTCCGTTATGATAAAGCTGTCACTTCCGATTTTTTTCTTTCGATCCTTATCTTCATAAATCGTTACATGGTGCTTTGTCATTAGAGTTGCCCCTGCCATCTTAAATTCCTGCTTATCCTTAAAGTAAACAATTTTATATTCGCCTAGAATAATCATGTTAGCTAGTCCAGCTAAATAAGAAGACCATCCCCCTGTAGGCAAATTTAATGCAAATCCTAATGTTTGAACGACTGCAGCAGTTGAATACTTGTCAAACTTGGTATCGCCGTATGTAGTTCCGGCATCTTGCCAATCATCTGCAGTTGTCGAAAAATCTGGGCTCTTAATATTTGAGGCGGTCTTAAGTACATTGATTGGTTGGTGGTAATTATTGCTTTCAGTATCTTTCCTACTTTGATTTAGCTCTTTTGCATTTACTCCTGCCCCAAAATCACAAAGCAAACCACTTACGAGTAAAGTTCCAACAACTCCAATTTTACCAATGTTGTTTTTCACACCTAATTCCTCCTCTGAGTGTTTTATTATATTACACTCAGACATTACCCCAAAAATATCCATATAAACCACTTTCTATTTAATTTGTTTTCTTTTAAAACTACAGTTTTATTTAGACCACAATATCTCCTTCTGCAGTCTTCAGCGTTCCACTGTCATATGTGTTATAAATTAAGGTTGTATTCTTTGCTTTATCTGTGCAATATGGATGGGATAATAACTTTCCACCAATTCCGCGCACATCGTTTCTTACGAGACGTACCTTGTTTGTATTCTCCAAATAAACGCCATATCCTTGATCTGCTGAACGATTAAACATAATCTCATTATCCTTTAACATGTGTTCTGAACCCCCAGTTAGTTGGATAGCGATCAATGATTTACAGAAATAAATCTGATTCTCACTAATCTGGCAACTGTATTTCTCAGGAGTGCCTTTAATTGCAACATTCCTAGGCTCATGAATTTCATTTCGATGTAGTGAGACAGAAGAGTCTTTATCCCAAAAGATGCCGTATCCACTCCCACTTAACAACAAGTCATTTCCCTTTAAGCGAACTGACTGAGACCTTTCGCAATAAATTCCACCATATACATTAGCAAACTCATTATTAACGAGACTGACTCGGCTAGAGTCCATTATCTTTGCAGCATATGATGAGCTCGTTCCTTTTCCTTTGGTATTCACAACCTTAATATCATTTGAGTTCCTAACCTGGACTTGAACACAATCACTGTTTTCTATCCTGTTGTCCGAAATTAAAAAGTCCTCTGCTTGATGTGTTGCAATAGGGCATGCTTTTATTTTTTCAAAAGTATTATTTGATACTGTGCCACCCTTTCCTCTTACACAAATGCCCACTTCAAAGCCACTAATCGTATTACCATCAATTTGAACTCTGTTACTCGACTCCGTACTTGAAACACCTACCGAGTCAATCCCATAGGTTTTAATTTCATTCTCATTGATGATCTTGTTATTTTTGATACTGACATCCGTGCTGTAACCATAAGAAATAACATGGTCACTGTAGTTTCCTTCAATAATTACCTTGCCGCTTGTGTGCGCTGTAACGGATCCACGTCCATTGTTTTTAAACCTGCAGTTTCGCACAGTTAATTTATACGGGTGATCGTATTTAATTCCGTTTTCTCCAAAGCCCTCTAAATCAATTCCTAATTGTGGCCCAATTGTATCTCCTCCAGCTTCCTCTATATCACAGTCATCGACAAGAAGACCTTCACAACCATTGGTAGCCATATTATTTCTTCTTCCTCTTAAAAGCGTACACTTTTGTACAGTTGCACTGCTTGAAGGCGTATATACTCCCGAAGTGTTCATCATTCCATCGGCTGCTATCCAAATGTTATCTCCAATACAGTCAGAGACATGCACGCCGTCAATTAATATATTGTTGCTACCATGAATATGGATACCATATCCCCATTCATGCGTTTTTTGAATTGCATTGATTTTAGAGTAATCATGTTCATATCGATCGCCAATAATTTGACCGCCACGAATCGTAACATTGCTTGCTTGGCCGATATAAAAACAGGAGTAACCTTGAGAATCATTTGGCTGCACTTTAAATATAGCCTCTGGATGCAGTATCAACTCAATATTTGACGGTACATTAATACCTCCGCCAAATTCAGGTAACCGCTTTGCTGTATTAACAGCATCAATTAGATAGACACCTTTTGGAATATGTACTTTATAGAATGATTTTGAGCTTGCGTACTCTAAAGCTCGGTTCAATCCTTCTGTTGTTTCAATTGCATTAGACCCTTTATCATCAATTCCCCAATCCAGAGCATCAACAAAATAGTATAAGGGCTGCTGCATGTTCATGTTGTCAAACCCTTCCCTTCTACATTTTCATTGAGAAACCCTGATAGAGTGTTAATGAAGTTATAAAAGGTCTCATTTCTTGTACCAGAGCGTCCTTTCAGAGAAAAGGTGTTGAACATTGATTTGCGTAGTCCAGTGCTCAATTCCAGTTGAATGCTCTTTCCTGTTTTATTCTTATTGGTCACATTATTTGGACTGCTACCGGATAGCCTCGTCCCTTCATCAAGAAGCTCTGCAGAGTAGCCGGCATTATTTAATGTGCTTGTTATCGCTTTAGCTTTGTCTCGATCTGTGCCACCAACTAAAACATGTTCTTCATTACTTGCATAACCGTGAAGTGACAGTGTGAACTCATGTTCCTTCAACATTTCAAGTGCTTGTGGTTCATCAAAATTCGTACTGGTTAAGTGTAAATCAAATGCTCCTGGTGTCTTTAAAGCTTCAAAAAGATATGTAGAGTATGCTTCGCTTAATTCCTTTGCAAGCTCACTTGTTCCCCCTTCTATGCCACCTCCATGGGGAGCAAGAATTAATACATCGGTGTCTTTCTCTTTTGAGAATACACTGAAATTGAACGGGGATTCATTAGCTTTAAGCTCTTCAAAGTTCCGATACTTGTCCGCTGCTAAAATACTTACTGGATTCAGGAACGAAATCAAAGCTGTCACCAATACTGGAAAAGACTTCTTGTCTGTGATATACTTATATAGCTTCGTAACCTTGCGAAGTGTCAGGTGGAGAAGGTTAGGCCCGCCAAAGCTCGCCTTCTCTGCCCCCTTAACCTCTTTTTCTTCTATTTTGTTTTTAATCCTTAACAATTAATAACCACTCCTTTTTATTTTGTTTTATTCTTATAACTCAAATCACATAGGTAACTCACATTGTTACCACCCCCTTACTTTTATGCAGACTCAATACTGACTCCTGAATCCTTTAACAATTCAATTTGTTCCGTTGGAATATCTGTTTTCACTATTCTCCACCCAACTAAGGTTTTTCCATAATAAAGATCGGTTAGTTCTACTTCATCATTCAACTCACCTTTTAATCGAATCATTCGATCTTTATACTTTTCATGACCGATAATTTCATAGTCTTTATTATAAATTGCATATGTTTCGTCGTCGGCTTCATTGTCTTCATATGGGGTACAAACCCACCTGCCGTCTGACAGGCTTGGGTCAGCTTTCAACCATTCATAAACCTCTTCGTCAGATTCAGCAAGCAAGTATGTAAAGATACCCCGCTCACTTCCCTTGGGTGCAAAATGCTTCAGTATAATTTCATAAAGATTCATTTTATTACCTCCCTGGATACTGGTTAAAATATCGTTTTTATTTAGACTCCAAAAGCTCTGGATTTTGATAGACTGTTCCGAGAAATTCAGAATCTGCCCCGCAATCGCCAAGAGACTCATAATGACCGTTAGTATATTCTCCGTAAAATGCGGCTAAATCATTGTCGTAAACAACCTTAAATATTCTCCCCAAAGCGTCTTTTCGAATGTCCCCCTCCCAAATCTCCTGCCCGGCCTCACTTTTGTCGTTCAGCCCGGTATATTGCAAATAAATTAGATGGTGCAACGTTTTAAAATTAGGTTCGTCTTCTGTAATGTCTGTAGCAACAATACCGCTTCCACCAAAATCAAAAACAATGTCATCTTCTTCGCCTAAATAAAGCATTCTGTCTTTGACATCGTCCCAAGCCCGAAGCTTAATCTCTCTCATTCTTCCGCCTCCTGAAGCTTATTCTTTTGTTCTGCAATCTCCATTTCGGTCATGCCGCAGTCAGAACAACATTCATAGTCAGGTATTTGTAAATGATCTTCTCCCGGCATAGTGCAATAACTCATTTCCATGTGCTTATGTTCACAGGATTCCTGACGTTTTTCCTGTTCTTCCTCTCTGACAACCGAGCAATATACTCTTTCGTGCAGCCTTGCTCCGTGCTTTGTCATTAGTCGTTTTCCACAAAGCTCACACTGATAAAGCGTCTGATTCTCTAACACTTTCATTCTCCTTACCTCCCGTCCATTGGTCTAACATTTTCAAAATCCTCTACTTGATCAACATATTCAACATATTCTATTTCGATATTTTATCCGCGGCATCTTCATGCACCCATACTTCCATTTCGGCTACCGCTTTCACTTTCGCTTTGTATCTCATTCTGCTACCCCCATATTCAGTTTGCTTTTATCTTTATAAAATCTCTGTTTTATCAAATTTCTTTCTTAGAAATTCATATTTCTTGAGTGTACGTTCATTCTGATCTTCTTCCTTTAACTCTTCCATTTCCTTACGGATTAACGGTCTCCAAATGATCAAGTACTTTAGAATAAAAGAACATGGTATTCCAATACTTACAACAAACATTCCAATTCTTCGTGTTATCATCCTCTGATTGTCTATGGCTGTTAAACCACCGAATAGAAAATATACAAACAAGTTCATACTTACTAACGCTAAAGCTCCAAGAAGAAGTTCTCTTCTTAATATCCGCACATCTCTCAATAAATTCAGAAATATCACCCTAAACTAATTTTATTTTTATCCAATAAATCAATTATGTAAGTCTCATACATGTCATCCCAATAGGGTTCTGTTCTTGCTATGTATTTTGTTGCTTTTCCATTCTCCACAATCTTAAAGGTTTGCCCCTTTTGGATATCCGTGAACTTCTTCTTTGTCCATATCCCTCTGATCAACACTTCAACTTCTTTAACCTCAACTGTTTGCTGTTGCATCACATTCCTCCTTTTGATTTTCGTGCATTAAGCCTGTACAATATTCAAAAACCCTAAAGGATGATGAACATGTGTGGCAGGTTCACTTTATTCTCTGAGTTTGACGACATCATCGAACAGTTCAATATAGATCAATTTTTGCCTGAAGACGAGTACTATCCAAGCTATAACGTTGCCCCTTCACAAAACATCCTGACAATCATTAATGATGGATCAAACAACCGTATGGGTAAGCTAAGATGGGGTCTTATCCCTCCTTGGGCTAAGGATGAAAAGATCGGCTATAAAATGATAAATGCTCGAGCTGAAACATTGGCCGAGAAAGCAAGCTTTAGAAAGCCGCTTGTCAGCAAACGCTGTATTATCCCTGCAGACAGTTTTTATGAATGGAAACGTCTTGATCCGAAGACTAAGATTCCCATGCGGATTAAGCTTAAATCATCCAATCTCTTTGCATTTGCCGGCTTATATGAAAAGTGGAATACGCTAGAAGGCAATCCGCTATACACCTGCACAATCATTACTACAAAGCCCAATGAGCTTATGGAGGACATACATGATCGTATGCCGGTTATCCTTACTGATGAGAACGAAAAGGAATGGCTAAACCCCAAAAACACGGATCCTGATTATCTTCAAAGCTTACTGATGCCCTATGACGCTGATGACATGGAGGCTTATCAAGTTTCATCTTTAGTGAATTCACCTAAAAACAATTCACCTGAGCTCATTGAATCCCATTAAGTACCACAGTCATTTTGCTTTATATATCACCTTCGCTTAGCTATTATGTTCTAAGTAGGAGGTGATATTTTGTTTGTATCGCCAATGTTATTGCATTCAATCAAAGAACCATTTGATGACGATAGCTATATTACCGAGCTGAAGTTTGATGGAATTAGACTGATCCTCTCCAAGTTTAATGATCAGATAAAGCTTTACACTCGTCACAACAATGAGGTAACAAGCAAGTTCCCAGAACTGTTGGATCTCGATATACCCAATGGAACTGTTTTAGACGGTGAAATCATTGTAGCTGCCCCAGGCGGTGCCCCTGATTTCGAAGCAGTCATGGAACGCTTTATGTCTAAGAAATCAGCTCATAAGGTGGTTTACTGTGTCTTTGATGTAATTTATATCGAAGGGCATTCAATCGCTAATAAGCCACTCATTGAACGTAAAAATATATTTTTAGATCTTAACCTTGACCATGATAATGTTAAGCTGGCCAAAGAAAAGCATCTTGAAGGAATCGTACTAAAGAAAGCTAACTCCCCTTATGAAATCAATAAACGTTCCCATAGCTGGCTGAAAGTAATTAATTATGATTACACAGATGTGCTTATCACCGGTTACACTAGAGGATATAAAGTTTCTTCTATCTTACCCCGATGGAACTGCAGCTGGGTTTATGGAATTCATGCCGAACGCGGAACGAAGTAAGTTCCACTCTATGAAACAAGTAAAGTCTGAACCTGATGAATATGTATTTGTAGAGCCGATCTTATGTAAGGTTAAGCACAGATTTAAGACTAAGCAAGGTAAACTCCGCATATCTTCCTTTGAATCCTGGAGAGATTAATGCTCTCCGTTACATAATTCAAAATCACTTTTATGGTTCATTAAGTTAAACAAAATATTTGTAGTATAAATATTTACTATTGGATATCTTATTTTTATTTAGAAACAACTCTGGGCTCTCTACTTTTCTTTCTTTGCCAAACGCATCAACATATTTTATTGTTAGCGTCCCTCGGATTACTGCTTTAGAAGAATTTTGCACCTTAACCTTTATATATTGAACGATATGTGGTTTAGTCTCTGAATTTTGAGTGTTCATTATTTCTAATCTGTCTTGGTATTGATCAGTTATCACCTTATGATTATCTTTACTAATCCATTCAACTTCGTTTATATAGAAGGGTGCGTTTCCTTCTATGTTTAAAGCAAATGTATAGGTGTCTGGTATTCCATTAGTGGGATCATACATTCTAAAAATTTTGAATCTTGGCTGGTTAATTACACTAATATTCTTTTTGTTCAAAAGCCAAACTTTTGTTGAGATAAAAAGAGCCCCTATAGAAACTACAATAGGCACACCTTTATATTCATTTTAGTCGATTTTGTTTATTCTTGCCTTCAGTTTATAAATAACTATTTCATATAGTTTTGATTTTCACTTACACCTGATAATATTTACTCATGAGGAAAACTATGGTATATTAACCTTTCAAACATTGAAGGCGGTATCTCCGCAGTTGCGACGCCAAGAAGGAAACTTTTCACGTTTATTGTCCCTCTTCTTGTGACATTTTTCTTGATGGGAGTTGGTGGAATGGATAATCAATTCATTAACACAATAAGCACCTTTACAACATTAGTCGATTTTCATGAAATCTTAGCGCCTTTAGGTGTCGCCTTGAATGTTTGAGCTCCCTTAATTATTTCCCTCTTTTAATTCCACATTAATTTTCAATACGTTCGCAATTCGTTTACCTACCTCATCGGAAACTGAAAATTGTGACACCCTTTCTTTAAATCCATACAGCAGCTGACCACCATTTTCAAAACCTTTTTCAATAAGTGACTCAATCTTTGCTCTCGCAATTCTATCCAGTTTTCCTGACTCAGACATCTTCTGAACTTCATTAGAAACTGTAACACTAATCATATCTTGTATGTCTTGTCTGAAATACCCAATTCATTATGTATGTAATTTTTGACGTCTTGGTATACACTATTTTTATTTTCAAAATGTCTTCTCAAGCTTACTTAATGGGATGGCTACGAAATTGTTGATCGCAAGGCGGTAGTGGGCGAGAAGGTTATGTATGTTGACGAGTCGGGCGAATTACAAGGAATCGTCACTGAGGGGCTCCGGCGTGGTGGATGTTGCTGAATACGAAGAATCTGACCGCGTCCTCCCCTTTTATTTGCATCAAATAATTTTGATCAATAAACTGTGATTTTAATACTGAGAATCTGTAAAACTTAAGATTCTGTATGTACTGCCGCCCAGTAAGTGATTACATTCATTTCGTCCCTCCTATCCGTTTAAAATCACGATTTTAATTTACTTTAATGTGTATCAACTTGAGGAAATACCCTTTAATTGGTAAACTCATACTTAACTTACATAAGAGTGGGTGATTCTTTGAATAAAATAATCGGTATTACTGGATTAATCATTAGCCTAGCAGTGCAATCATTTTCGGCTGATGAATCGCTATCCTACAAGATTGCTACGGCTTTGTTATTTGTATCAATAATGATTTATAACTTTGAACATGCTAAAGATTATTCCAAAAAGTCACTTATAATTTTAGGAGTTACCTTTATTCTTTTTATGCTAGGAATGTATCAACTTCTCTCTTTTACCAGCGATTACTTTGAAAAGCTTAATGTGAATTTTAGATATACCCTCTTATTTGAAATAGCATTAATTATTGCATTAGTGTCGATTGCGGTAAACGTAATGAAGTACATTGCGAACCGGTTAAGGAAAACACCTGATGGTAAAGAGCTTTGACTCTTTGCCTTTTTTAAGTTAAATATTTCTTCTTATGTGGTCTTCTATGTACAAAATCAAATGCGATATCAACTTTTGCCGGCTCCTTCTCCTCTGCTACTCGCTCCGTAACAACAATCAGTTGTCCATTTTCCTGGCGTTCAATGCTATGGACTGAATATCCTTTAGCAGCGTAATATTCACCAATAATCTCATCAACGTGGTTGCTAAGCAGATTTCTCTTTATCACTCGAATAACCTCCACTAATTTTATTTTTACTCTTTAAACATTTATATGTATTCCATCCGCAGCCATCAAATACGCTTATGTCCGCTCCAAGATGCCATCTAAACCAAACTAAGTTAAACCAGGCTGTATCAATTATGTACTTTAAATAACCTATATGCCTTCCTCCTTACAATGAAATAATCGTTTTATTTTGTTTTCATGCCCAACTGCCCATTTCGACTTCAACAATTCCTTTAAATACGTCCTTTGCCTTAACAGATTTATTGGTTTTTGAACGTCCATCATAAGTGGTAAAACTAAAAGATTCTCCTTTATTATTGTGAACAAAACCTAGTTCTGGTTCTGACCAATTTCCATTTGGAAACCGCTGTCTAACTCTGACAGGTGTTGAACGTTTTACGATGTCTGGATCAAAAACCAATGTCTTAACTTCTTTTAACATTGCATGCCCTCCTATAAACAAATCTTTTTAAGCTGATCATCTAGCTTTCTGAACAATAGCTGAACTTTATCAAACTTTTCATCTTCAAAAACAATAGCATCTTCTTTAAGAACTGCAGCTTTTGAAAAAGCTGTGTTTGAATCATGTTGTACGCTGTGGGCGATCCCACCTTTATTTAATACATCATAATACATGCCTATCTTATCTCTGTACCAGTAGCTTGTATCTGAACATTTCATTATCCTCAATTTCATTAACTTTTCACCTTTCTTTCAGTTAAAACAGTCTTTTTATTGTGATTCTGTAGGCTCAATTAAAAATCTCTTTCCTTCTTGTTTACAATTGAAACAGCCAAGTCAAGATTCACTATTACTTTCTTTCATACATTTGTATAACTTGATGTGCTTCATGCTCTGAAAGCAAACCTCCACCGTTAAACCGCCTAACTATTTTTCGTTTTGCTTTACTAAGTGGAGACAAACCATGTTTTTTGAACAGAATAGCGATATATTGTTTTTGTTTTGGTGTAATGAAATGAGGGCTATATACACGGTCATCTTGTCGCAAATAAGCTTGTAGGTTAGCCTTTAACTGTTCGCCCTGTCTTACTGCCATATGAAGATACATATTTTCTTTATAGACCTCTTTCATATGATCGACTTGCCTTTTTAAATTTTCATTCTCTTCCCTTAATTGCGATTCCGTCATCTTTATTTCCCCTCCGTTATATCATTCAAAGAGCTTTTTACTTCTTATTCAGTGTAAGAATGCTTGACAGACCCACTTGTCTACACCATCATAAATTTTGACTTCGCAGAGTTGTCCATTTTCATATTTCCAAATTCCTTGATATTCATCATTAAGTACGTCGAATTCTTTAGTTTCTTCATCAATTAATTGCGATTCTACTAGCTCACACATATAGTCTCCAAACTGGACAACGACCGCTTCTAAAGTTTTGTTTCTGTCATAAATAACTCGGATATCTTTCACTTTATAACAGCTCTTTTTCTTAAAACTTCAACTTCATTCAATTTCTTCAGAAAAACGCTCTTCTTGAATTACAGATTCTCCCTTAGTGTTCACTATTCCAATTTGTAAAAGAGAAGGTAAGTTTGCCCAAGACTCTCTTTCCATCTCAAGCAACGAAGATAATTTTTCAATTTTCGCATTTGCCTTTGCTTCAATTTCTTTCTCCATCCTCATGAGAACATAATCTCTTTGTTTTGCATGGTACTCGATTCTTTCTTCACATAATCTAAGCTCTTCTTTGGCCTCTGAAAGCAAGAAGTTTAATGCAACTTGTTCCTGTGTTTGATATCTTCTCATATAGCTCCTCTTTCCATTAAAATTTTCAATTTTACAAATCTCCTAAAATGGTTTTACACCACTCGTTTATATCTGTTGAAATCTGATCAATTTCAAACAACTTATCCTTTAAGATTTCTTCACCGTCCTCCGCATTAAAACTTGCCAATCGTTCAAGTTGCTTTGAATAGTGCTTAATCTTTTCAATGCTTAATTCTAAATCCAAGGAACCCTTTTTAAGTTCAACCTCACCCATGTACTCCATTGTTGAACGAGTCCCGCATATTCCACAAAACGCTCTCTGTCTCTTATAAAATTTATCAATAATAGTGGTATGGCCGCAGCCAGTTCTGCAAATGTACTTGTAATGTATCAAAAAATCTCTTCCTTTCTTATTCCAATGAAATTTTACTTTTATCTAGAATTCATTTGGCTTCCAATACCACAGTTTCTTTTTCAAAATCATTTCTCAATTTGATAATGGAAGTTGATTTTAGATACCCTCTGTCCTTTGTCTTAGCCCATGCAAAAAATCTATTATGCAAAGGAGTGTAAAGGCTTCCTGTGTTAACCATATGCTCATGTTTGTTGCTGATCTTATGCTTTACTCCCCTCATTTGTTTCCAAAAGTTATAGTAAGGGAGCTTAAGTTTTGTCATGAAGCCAGCAGCATCTTCAATTACATAACCCTCTTCCTCAATTGAAAAATCTTGTGACACGTCCAGATACCATCTATAGAAATCTGTCCAGTTACTAAACTCCGCAACTTGTTTTTTGCACTCAATGGATAAACACTCTGCAGTAGCTTTCACTTCACTGTAAGGGAGTTTTTCATATGACATCTGTCTTTTTACTATGTCTAAGAGGACTAGTTTGTCTTGATTGTATTCAATGATATGTGGATCTTTTTCTGGAAGTATTACTTCAAAAACGAATGAAACATTATTTAGCTTCAGATAATATTTAATGGCATTTACCGTAAATTCATCAAAGGTCTTCAAGAACAGCTCCTCTACCCATTTCGCATGGTCATTTGATAATTGAGATGTAAAGGATTTAGAAGTGAATACCAACTGATCTGACAAAGAGTCATACCCCACAGTCCCTAAATATCCATTTGCCTTATCGAACACTGTTACAGGAAACTTCATTGTATCTACGAGATGATGCATTCTTGTTTCAGATCGTTCTCCAATGTTAAAAAATTTATCATAGCTTCTACTTACAATTTCATTATTCTGGGTGTTAATAAACAAACCCCTTGCCTTAATATTTGTTTCATCCCACTTTTTCTTTCTAAATGCTTGCTTTGTAAAATTAAATGATGAGATATTGTTTGGCATCTTGTTCTCTTGGACATATTCATGATCACGTAAGTGGGAAACCAAATCATCAATTGTTCCAACAGTTACACTATTACTCTGCACATCACTTGAACTTTGTTTAAAAACTTTATTCTTCACTTCATGTGTTTCAATTCCGTTCTCAGACAGTGTAACGACTCTAAGATGACCTCCTCTTTCCACTTGCCCTTCCAGGTTATAAGATCTTTCTGCTGCTAACACAGGTAAACGGTACATGTTTCTATGTCCATGAATCTGTACAACATTTTGGTCAGCCGTATTTTTTGCAAATTCATAATCAATATCGTCTGAATAATCTCCAACTCCATTGATAAATTGTGTTGTTGCGGTCATCAAGAGATTTTCAGGTACGGTTGAAACTCCTCCATGAGTTACAATGTATGTAGTGTTTTTATATGTAAAGTAAGCTAACTGATGAAACTTCCTGGCCAACTGTCTAATGTCTTTTTTATCAATGTTGGATTGTTCGATTTCTGGCTTAGTTTTGTTGTTAAATGTGTTGCTAGGTGTTTCTTCATCATTCCCATACATATTGATATATCTATCATGATTTCCTTCGAGAATAATCACATTTTTATAATCTTTAATTTTGATCATGAATTCTAACAGCTGTGCATTTTCAATACCTCTGTCGATAAGATCTCCTACAAAAATGTATAGTTCATTTTCATTCAAATCACCGTTTAAGTACTCTTGAAGCACAGTATTACACCCATGAACATCTCCGAAAATATGTATCTTTTTATAATCGTCAAAACATCTCGGCTTATAAGTCATCGTGTTTTCAAACTCATCTGGTTTTAGAACAGTTACCCAAGATGGCACTTTTTCTGTTGTCATTCTTTCATAAATATTTAGAATACTGCTTTCAGGAACATGTTTATGTTCAGCCCTCATTTTATTTCTTTTTAAGATTCTCCGAACATCCACATCAGAAAAATCAACTACATATACACGGTATCTATATTTTTGAGCTAGTGGCTTATATCTTGAAATCATGCTTTGCTTTGAATGAGTTGCATCGATAATTGTGAATTCACCGCGATCCATCCTATCTTCAAGCAACTTTAGTAATAAATCCCACACCTTGTTGTCGTGTTTTGGAGAGATTTCATATTTTCCACTTTTGTTTAATACAGGTGACTGAAACAGCAGTCTAATGTTGTCTGCAGAAAGAGTGTATTGCTCAAGTCCATTTTCCTTAATCCAAGTTGATTTCCCCACTCCTGGGCAGCCTCTTAATAACACTAATGTTCTCAAATTCTATCAACCTTTCTGATTTTTATTTGTTTAAAATGCATCTTTTATTTAGTTACATTAATATTATGATACAGCTCAATAATCACTTTTCATCCTCCACCTTTTTAGAAGTGAAATGAAATGTAGTGTTAAAATCCACATGGAAAGGCTTGCGGCACTTCTCACAATTCATTTCAAATTCACCGGACATATCGCCTCCCTCAATGTAATCGTAAAATTCCGTTAAATACTCGCAATGCGGGCATTTGATTGCGTCAATAACTGAAACTGATTCATTTTTCTTCATTTTGTTTCCTCCAATCCAAGAATCTCCTTCATTTTTTTGACCGAATTCCTGCTATTGAACCAGTCGCCGTTCTTCAATTCTAGCCGAGAGCCACCGGAAATTTCTTTAATGTCCGCTATATCCTCTCTGTCAAATGCCCATATTATTTCCGAGCCGCGCCAGATTTTAATGTCTTTGCTTATTTTTCTTTCATATTCCCTCTGAGCTATTGGGTCGGCAAATATTTCAAGTTTCGCTTCAGGTTCTATTTCCACAAATACTTGATCCATTGATTTAAAAAGAACAGCAGCCGTCAAATGTTCATCATTCAGCTTTTTGGCTGTTATACCCCTCGCGGAGCTGTACGGCTCAGGGAATAATGTAGTATTCATTCCGCACCCTCCTTCACTATATAACCTTTTAAAATCGCCTGATTCAGATCATCAGCATACATACTATTCAGTGGTTCAAACAATCCAGTCCACGGTTCGACGTCACCATTATTGATGACAAATTGTTTCCCTACAAATTGAAGGCGCGCAAATTCTTTTTTGTCCCCATTTGTTAAGTCGTTCACTCTCTGAGGGTCATTATCAGCCATTCTTAAATAAAATTTCTTCCCTTCCTCAATTGCTCGTGCCTGTGCTTTTGTGACTTCAACCTTATCGCTTGTTTTAATTGTGATTTTGTTCACTCCATAACCTCCTTAATAACCCGATTACTCCTTCTATCTGCAAAAATGTTTGTTTGGTATTCCTGCAACTGATTTTCAATAGCTTCCACAGAAGCTAAAGGGAAAGCAGTTTTTTCCCATAATATAAAATCACACTGCTTATCATTGGCATCGGGAAAATACTTCCTTACTAAATCTATCCACGTCATTCTAAACCCTTCTTTGCTTTCATAAGATTTTTATCACTCCATTGAAAAATTTCTTTCAACTCGTTTACAGGGTTACTGAATACCATTCGATCCCCGTTACTAAGCGTAATACGCGCTTGACCACCAGGTTGCTCTTCAATAGCTACTATATCCTCATTGGTAAACTCGAGTTCAATCCCGCCTCTAAATCCAACTTTGAATTTTTTAAATCCATTTTGCATCATTATTCCTCCCTCGTTTCCAACAACTCAATAAAACTTATATTTTATTTTTATTCTTAAAATAACCGTGCTGATTTACAACATCTCGAAGTATGTATTGTATTTCCTCTAAATTGTCTTTAACGAAATCTAGATCTCCAATTGCCATTCTGATTTCATTATTCTCTATGCTGCGTAAAGACCTTTCACATGATACTAAGAGCTTTGTATATTTCCTTAAAACCATAGTTCTTATTTGATCGTTAATTGGTTCATTAATCAATAATTAAAGCTATCTCCTTTCCTGATTCTAATTTGATTATATAACCTCAACCATATGTTGTAAATACTTATTTTATTTTTACTCTAAATAATTTTAAAAAGATCAGCTTTACTCATACTGTAAAGCTGCTGTCTTCATAAACGTCTTCATGCCGTCCAGTTTCCAAAGAGTTTCATTTATTTTATCTCTAAATTCTAAAACTGAAGCATGATCCATTCTAATCCTCAAACAATCCCCATTGTTTTTAAAGATAATGTCTATGTAGTACTCTCCACTTTGTATGTTCTTAGAACCAACACTCATGGAAACTGATCTCATAATGTCTTTCAAGTCAATTTCAAGATTAAAATCCATTGTATGCTCCAGTCTGACTAAAAAGTCACCAATTTTTTATGTCTCATGATGACTGACAAGATGTGTATGTGAGTTTATTTTATTGATAACAGTTGAGAAGATTTATAGCCTTCATTTTCAAACGAATCGTCTATTTCTTCGGCATAAGAGGTTGTTATTTCAGCATCCTCTGTACACATGATGTCTACATCAAATAGTGCCTCATATTTTTCTTGATCTTTTTGAAGAAACCCCATTTTCCCTGTTTTATTTCTTAATTTCTTTTTAATTGATTGATATGCGAACAAAAGTGCTTCCTCTTCATTCTTGGCTTTTATTCTGCCGAAAAAAGGAATGCACAGCTCCCCTTGAATGAAATAATCCTTTTCTGACATACGTTTCCCTCTCTCTGGTAGTAATTAACCGAACTTACGTTCCCTTTTTGTTAACTTAATTATAACCTTTTACCTAGTTAGTGGCAAATCTTTTTTCTTTCATTTAAAAACTTGGAAAGAATTGATATAGTATGATAAGCAATACTATAACAGGAGGTTGTCCGATGCTTGAGGTTGAAATCGGACAATGTTTGTTATCCATTCTCCTTGAAAGTAAAGGAATGTCTTTAGGAGAACTTTCAAGGCGAACAGGCATCAGTAAGCAAAGATTAAGTGACTACGCAAACGGCGTTAGACCTTCTATGAATGTAAAAACAGCAAAAATCATTGCTATTGCCCTTAACTGTTCGATTGAAGAGCTCTATGAATGGAAAATCAAACATTGACTTAATCGCTAGGGAGTTTGGCCTAGCGAATCTCCTTGTACCCTTTTCAGGGTATAGAACTATTTTACTGCATATGTATGAATTTGTCTCTGTCTAACTTTGTCGAATTCTGAAAAATATGAATAAAATCCTGATATTTGTTTAAAAATACCACGAGTTAATTCACATTGTTTTTATTTTTACTCTAAAAGTTATGTAAAGTTAATCCCTATAACAGGGATTAAGAATTAGTCTCAATTACTTCAGACTTGATACAATATTTTTCTAAGTTCTCCATATTCACCACTTTCCTCAGTGATTGTGAATTAAACTCCGCCTCTTCATTCAGGAACCCATATTGTCGAGTTATTTTTTTATAATCAGGTACTTTTAATTCACCCTTCTCTTTGTATATCTCGTACGCCATGTTGAGCTTTCCTGAGTTGATAAGATTCTTAGGTGAAAAGAAAGGTTCTTCTAAAAATTTTTGAAACTGACTAAAAGAACGGTGAACTAAAAATTTGTCTGCTTTCATACTCTGATTAGAACTCTTATATTTTAGCCTAAAAATATTGTCGCTTTTAACTAATGTAGCAAATTTGTTTTTAAGTCCACTCTCTGGCGAACCATTGCTAAGATGATATGTTGTTTGATCATTAGCACGCTTAAGCAACTCATAACATTTATCGCTTACAGTAATTATTCTTACACCATGTTTATCATCTACCAGCTTTACCTTGTTATCATCAAGTAAATCGTCACCTGTTAAATTCAGTAACTCTGAATGCTGATAACCATCTATGCCTTCATAAATAGCCTGTATCATGGCCTTATCCTGATAATTAACCATAAAATCAACATACTCTTCTACTTCTTTATTAGTGAATAGTGTTTTTTTGTTTTTGTCTATAAACTGCTTTAAGTCACCATCCTGTATCTGATACACTTTGTTAATATTACTGTTTGCCAAGCCATTTTCCATTGCCCAGGTTGTGTATTGTCCAATTACAGCTCTTACTCCTCTTAGTGAATCTATAGATTTGCTATCTAAATCTAAAAATAATGTACGCAGCTCTTCCAAAGAAAAATTAAATATGTCTTTTTTAAGTATGTTTTCTGTAGCTGAAAAATCTTTTAGCCTCAGACGATAAAGGTTTCTTGTTACTTCACTTTCGTATTTCTCTAAAAACTTTTCCTTTAATTCAGCATTATACATTTCACTCATATTAAATTCTCCTTTAAGCTTTAAACAACAGCAATTTCATCATAGAATATTCTCTTTAGTTTCTTCTTCATAGCAGTCTTCAATTGATTTTCATTATTTCGTCTTCCTAATTCTTCAAACACTCTTCCGCTCTTACTAAAGTCAATTGTATTAAGGATACTTTCAAGCTTGTTTAGTTCCACATTGTTTTCCTTCATCTTCTTGGCCAAGTAAACATAACCGTAAAACATTACGTTATGATTAATGTATGATTGCTTTCTAATGGACGATAAATCATCTTCAAGAAATTCATCTGGGAAGGCATAAAAAAGGTTATCAAAAAAGTCGACCAGGTATTTCGCAATTTTCAACGCATCTTTTCGAGATTTCAACTCAAATGCATCGTCTATAGCTTCGGATAAAGTATAATATGTCACAAGAAAATTGCTTTCAATACCAATTTCACTTTGTGGGCTTATTTTATTTTTAAGTTCACTTTTAAACTTCAGCTGCTCAACAATGGTTGAAGAATGCCGTTTTTGTCCCAATTCTTCAATTCTGGATTTTTCAACTGGGTTAATTGTATTCATTTGAGCAAAGTGAACCTTAGCCTTTTCTTCATCGTAATTGAGCACATTTAAAATAAATGGTTGATCTAATTCAGGGACTTCAGCAATGGCCTTAACAATACCTGAAATTCGATGATATCCATCAAGAGCATCTAATAAGGTTCCTCGTGTTACAGTGAGGGATTGGTCGCTTGGATCATATTCAACTTCTTCATCACCATCAGATGTTCCAAGACGAGCGTTAAAAGTTAACATTGATACAATTAAATCGCCTTTAATAAACAATTCCTTGATCTCATCAACTGATTTAGGGTTTGTTTTAGGTACAGGAATAAGGCTGCCCTTAATGTATTTTCCTTCACGCTGAGTGTTGTAATTGTACTGCAGGATGGAGCTATTATATAACTCACTCAGTTCTTTGGCAGTAATGGAAGTGACATAGTTATCCTCTTTAATTTTAATCACATTTTTAAACTTGTATGGAAGCTTAACTACTTCTTCACCGGCGAATACTCTCCCACCTTCAAGCTCTTTTGCCAATCTGGTTGGAAAATAATTTGACGGATCTAAAGCTTGCGCCCCAAGAATTGAATACATCTCTTTTGAAACAATGTACACTTCTTTTTCGTTTAAACGTTGTACGTTGTTATCATTATTATTTAAAATTTCTTGGATATAACCAGGGAGTGCCTTGTATTTGTCCGCCATTGTGGCTTTTAATTCCTTCACCATATTGGGATCATTTTTAATATCAATAAGATTTTCCTCTATTTCAGTTTTTAACTTATAAAGTTTATCCGTTGTCAACAAAACTTCAGACACATTATCACCTCACATAATCATATTAAATTTATCATTATTTTCATAAGCAAGTAAAGCTTTTATATGATTATTTGTATCACTTGTTCAAAAACATTTTAAGTTTATTCTGTATATACATGTCTGACTTTAAAAAGAATTCTTTATATTGCTCTAAGGTAACATCATCTAAAAAGGGCATGTCTTCTTTTTGATCAACCAAAACCCCTGGATCTTGAGAATAATCCCTTTCATTGACTAAATAATGGTCATTTAAAGTATTGATATTGCTGTGGCCAGAGAACGCTGCCACTTTTTTAATATCACCATTAACGCTGTAAGAAAAGTTTGTTGCAGTATTGCGTAAACTATGCGGAGTTATCTTTCTTTCTTTTGGAATGCCCATAACTCTACATACACGATTCCACATATCCTGTATTGAATCAACTGTTAACTTATGAAATAACAGCTCATGTTCCCCATACTCTTGCTTTAACAGCAACAACTCTTCATAGAAAGCCGTGGAAATTCCAACTGGCCTAGCCTTTTTCTGCTTAGTCTTTTTAAAGTTGACGAGATAACATTGGTGCTTTTCTGAATAAGTAATATCATCCCACCCAACTCTAAGCACCTCTGATTTACGCCCTCCAGTGCGTGCACTAAACAAAATAAACATCTTTTTCATTAATCTATTCTGACGCTCAGTAACATACGCTGCCTCAGCAAATTCATCAGCTTCAGATATTCCTTCAAAAGAGCCTGCTGGATTCTTTTCTGTTGGAAGAGGTCTAAAATTAAATACAGATGAATCACACTCATGTTCAGATTCAAGATACTTAATCATGCTTTTCAGTGCGGCAATCTTATTGTTAATTGTTGAATTGGAGTTACTTTTATTTTTAGCCAAATGGGTTCGATAATCATACAGGTCGCTTTTCTTGATCGCCAGGTCACTCTCAGTTAAATATTCAATATCCTTGGCAGCATAATGGTTGAAAAACTCTCTTATATGCCTTTCATACGTGGCTCTAGTATTAGACTTTTCAATTTCTCCAGTTTCTCGATCCCTGTTTCTTAAATCTAATTCATCAAACCACCTATTTATGTTATTGTATATTGAATAATCCCTTAGTGTTGACGCTTTCTTTTGAGCTCCCATAATGACACCTCATATCATTTTTTTCATTAAGTATTGATCAAATTCTTGCCATGCAACAATCCATTCATTTTCACCTTGAATATTACTCAGTAGCATTATATTGGCGTTACAGATTTCCATTTGCTTTAGCATGTCGTATTCTTTAAGAGCGTTAATTAAGATGTCTGTATTCATTTTATCACACCTAATTTATTTTTATTCTATAATAAAATTTAGTTTAGGACATTTACCCTTTCGTCCTTACAGACGTTTATAATTGGCATCCCCGTTAATTCCTCATAAAGCTCCTCTTCGAATCCAACCCATTCATCACTTGTCGCTTCTCTTCGTAGGAACTCATTATAAGCTACTGCTATCTCAGGCTGCTCTAAAAACTTTAAAACGATCATATGCTTTTTCCAAACTTTAGCCTTGTTTTCTTCTGTATAATATTTATTATTCATTTTATTTTTACTCCTTAAATACATTTTATTGAATTCTTTTGTTCTTTAATGAGGTTATATTCTTTATGATTTTTTCTCATTGTAGTTACATTATTAGGTGTAAACACATCTGGATCCTCTAGGTGGAGATTGACTCGTGTGAAGTTCTTTAGTTGTTTTATGTATTGATATTGTCTTAATGATGTAATCTTCAACTCTTCCTTTTGAGTGGCACTGGTTGTTTCCATTGTTTCATCTCCCAACAACGTTCATCTTGTAACTTCATTATATATGTTGCTAGAATAATATGCAACAATTTATTTTATTTTTATTCAAGACAAATAACACATCCCCTATGTATGTGTTAAAATGTCTGCTGATTTGTCTTTAATCCTCATTAGGATACCTTTGCTTTATATTTTGATCTAATCATTTCTGCTTCATTTTCAAGATGATTATCTTCCTGGGAAATTTCTAAATTAATATCTCCCATTTCCATGTATCCCTTAGCCATTTCCTCATAAGAAAGTGCTTGTCCGAAATGTTTTTTCATTTTAATTCCCCCATGTTCTTGTTTTTTATATTATGAATTTCTGGAACATTCTCTTAAAATTAGAAAAGACGCCTGATCCAGTGGATCAAACGTCTAGCCAAGTTATGTATTATCTTTGAAGTTAAGCCCCACGGCTTGGTGATGCAACTTTTACAGGCTGGTCTACATGGTCTACCGATGCTGTCTCAATTGATTGCTGTCCGGCAACAAAACCAACAGCCATTGCTAACAAGATTACTATTCCAAGAATAATATTTTTCAATTAATTCACCCCCCTTCAATTTTAGACCATGATTAATTCAAGTAGTTTTTCGTCACAGCCCATTTTCCTTAGCTCCGCTAATGGAAGATTGATAAATAATTTATCACCAGATTTTTTCAACTTTGCAGTGCTTTCATAAAAATAATTCTTATTTTGGTATAGAATCCCCTTAATGTAATCTAGAATCCCAGAATCATATTCGTACAATTCCATATTCTCAAGCTCATTTATTACTTTCTCTGCTTTATTAAATTCCTTATTATTAGTATAGTAATATGCTACCTCAATCTTATCAGGGATATTATCAGTGTCGAAGTCAAGCCATTTATTATCCTTATTCCATAGGTTGCTTAAAAAGCAAAGAGCTAATCGCAGCTTATATTTATGATGTTCATTATCACGAGCAAATTCCAATCCTTTAAGATACTGCTCTTTGGCTTTAGAGTAGCTTTCAAAAATTAATGTGTTCCCATATGTTAAATGCCCAAATACTTTTAGGCGATTTATATTTGAATTTTGAATAACTTGTTCTGAATAATACCTAGATTTTTCAATTTCATTATCATTTAAATAAATATTTGCATTTAATAATGAAATTCTATTCATATAGGAATCTTTCACAAAGCCTTCGGGTAAGTCGTTGAAATTGAGAAGTGATAATGTGCTTTTCATCAATCCAAATTCGCCTACCTTCAAATACTCATACATCAGCATAGCATTTGAGAAAAATAACATTTCATCTGTTTTGCACTTTCCTGTTGCTCTTATTGCATCAGTTAAACTTATCTTACTTTCGCTCAATCTTCTATGTATACTGTATGTAATGCCCCATTCTTGACTTGCTAGGTTTTTTGAGCTAGATAACCTCGACACTATCTTGTCTGTTAACGTATCCCATTGATTAATATCTGAGTATTCAACAGATTGTCTGGCACATTTTTTGTTGGGATCCAGTGATAAGAAGTAATCACTTAGAAGTTGCTCCTCATTATCAGGAAACAAGCTTTTAACAATATTAATTAAACCGCCTAAGTTGTCCATTTCTTTCTCTGGGGTGTTGATGAATTTGTAAAAACCATTAACCTTTTCGTACCCTGCTATTTTTGAGAGTTTCGCTGCGAGCTGGTTGTCTTTTTCACATTCATTCTTAATCATCTGCTTAAGATTCATTGGTTACTCCACCCCTTCCCAACTAATGTTCCCTTGTTTATAATATACATTAGAGTTGTCAGAATTACAAGTATTTATTTTATTTTTATCCTAATTATTTTTTAAGGAATGCTTATCTGTTTAAAATTCGTATTTTATTTAAAAAAAGGGGGATCGCCCCCGACTTTTATTTGTCCAGAATAATTTTTGCTTGTGAAAATTTTTGGTTTAAATTCCTGTTTTCTTTCATACTATTTAAAATGATTTCTTCATCCAATCCTATCTTTTTCAGGATTAAAAATGTTAATAGTCCATTCATTCTTAAGGAGGCGTAATATTTCTCAACTGCTCGATGGAAAACCTTAGTTTTGTTTGTTAGATCATAGTGAGTAAGATAGTTTCTAGTCTCAACAAGTCCAAAAATAAAACTGTCCCTTTTTTTATTATTACCCGAAAGGAAGTTTTTTGTATCTGTTGATTGTTGATTAAATAACTCCTTTAGTCGCTTCATAAGATTAACTTCATTAATATGCTTTAACTTATTTAAGAAAAATTGCTTATGGTCAACTGAAACATTAGAATTAATAAACTCTCTTACTTTTTCAGTTTCAAATGTTAGTTCTTGGTTAAATTCTAAGCTGGAGCAATATCTTCTGTGAAATATCTCTAAACACTGAATATTTTTAATGAATTTGGTTTCCACGAACTCTTTCTGATCTTTACTGTTCATAAATAAACTAACTATTGTACTCAGCTTTTCTCTTTCTTGAAACCAGTTATTTAACAAAGTTTCATAATTGTGTCTTACCTTATTATAATCAAACAAGAAATTTGTATTCTTCTGTTTAAGGGCTTCTCTGTGATGTTGAAAGTATTTATATTTCAATTGTTTTTTATCTTCTGTCACGTTTAATGTGATATTTATATCGTAGTTAATGTTGTTCATTAGAATGTTTATAAGTCTAACCTGATGATTTACATTCTCATGAAACCATTTCAAATCTTTCCTTTCTGATGGGATTATATTAAATCCACTAACATGCTCCATAGATACACACTGTCCAGATTTTTGATTCTTAATCTTTACCTCACTAGTTTCTTGTACTACAAAATCTTTGACTGTAACCTTGTTTATGTTTATTCTCTCATAATGTATTTCATGTTTTTCACCATTAGAGTCAAATATTTGAGTGAAGGCGCTCAAACCCATCCATTCTGTTAAATTCCCAGTTGAAAACTCAGCAGAGTCAAATTTTTCTGGAAATGCCTCTGTGTAATCTCCTACTAAAAAGCTCCTAATTTCATAAACTGAAGTGGGTATTCCAGGTGATCTAAAGTTTGATTTTCCTATTGCAAGAACATCAAGTTTATACAATTCGCCATCTACTGATATTCCATTGATAACTTTTGGAGTGTCACCAATATCAATAAAGTCATTAACTAATGTACCCATTATCTCTAATGTGATTTCTTCTGGTTTATATATTAACGTACCTGGAACTTGATTTTCTTTATCTTTATCAATCCACCAATACCCTTGTACAGAAAAAACATCAAAAATATCTTTATTTACTATGTTTTTCATAACTAAACTCCTTTTGCAATTAATGATTTTAATAAGGGTTAATACTCAGAAGGGAGCTTGTTTGTTCCTTTTAATCACTCACTTAAGTCGTAAATACAACTTTAATTGTTTCTCTCTTTCAATTTATTTCTCTTTAACATGATTATTTCATGGCCTTACTCTACATTTAAAGCCGCTTCCATTCAACATACTCAAATCGCTGCTGATAAAGTTCTTCAAGGATTGCGGCCCATTCAACCCAGCCGTCCGCAACAATGCTTTTCTTCTCTCCATCCTCAATCCATTCAATCCAGTACACCTGAACACCCCTTACCGAGTAATAACTTCAATCTGTCTTATAGCAGAAGTGACTTTAAACTCTGTATGTAGCTCGTTTGAGATCACTAAAGCTTCTGACATTGTAGTAAACTTAGAAGCGCCATGAAGCCCCTTAGATGACTTATAACCACTACCATCCAACTTAAATGACCTGAAGTAATCATTATTTTCAAATTGAATGACAAAAAAGTTATCGATTACCGGCATGATTATCCCCTCTTCAGCAGCCCAACAATTTTTATCCCTAATGGCAGAAATCCAATTAGTATATAAAACACCATGATATTTATTTTATTCTTAAAGAACAATTCAATCATGTTTTGCTCCATTCCTGGTGAAAAGGAATTAATAAGCTCCTGTTTAAAATCCTCATCGTAAACTTGATCAACGAATAAGGCTTTAAATCCCGTCAGGAAGCCAACACCAAGCCAGAGTATTAAGAAATACGAAAATCCAATCATAAAACCCTCCTCCTTATATACATCGTCTGGTATTATAGTAGAGTTAAATATCCTATGTAGGTGAATTTGTATGGAAGAGAAAAATTTTGAGACAAATGGGTATGATGTTTCTGTCATTTACGATTATAAGGAGTACCCTGATGTTAAGTATGGTCGCTGTGACAACTGTGATTACACTCTGTTTAAGAGTTCAGTGAAAAGTGGCGTGTTTTTACGCGAGTGTCGTAGATGTGGGATGAAGAAGAGTATCTAAACACTCTTCTTCATTTATTTTTAGGCTTGATTTCAATTTCAAGATCTAAGCCGTCTAGAATTTTGAGTAAAGTGTCCACATTGTAGTTCTTACCGTTAGTAACTCTAATAATTTGTGGATGTTTTAAATTAACCTTTTCAGCTAATTTCCTGACTGAGAGCTTATTTTTATCTAGTCCATCTTTAATTGCATTAATGATCTTAAGTTTAGGTACAGAGATAGAATAATATTCTTCAGGAACTTCCATAATGTCTTCAATATTCATTTCAATAATATCGTCTTTATTTGATACCATAAATCCATCAATCCTTTCTAGATAGAATGGTACCATATGAGTTACCACTTTGCAATCTTTTATTTCACTGGAATCATGTAGCTTACATATACTTCAATTCCATCTTCAGTTCTATATTTTGCAATCTTGTCTGGATCAGATTCAATCTTTTCAATAAGTCGCTTTGCGCCTTTATTTCCCTTTTCACTATTGGTTACAGCAATCCAAGACCAATAATATTAAAAAATAGATGCAGCTTTTTAGTATTAAAGCAAGTTCCCTGTCTTAATTTTTTCCATTAACTATGTCGTTGATCAATAAACTCGCTTGCATATCGGTATAGCTCTTTATATTCCGTTTCATCAACTGGAGACTCTATTAATTCAACCCCGTTCTTTACGGCAGTGTAGGTTCTTCCATCATGGGGATACGTTTCCCAGACAACTGGGATTGTAATATTTTTGAAGTTTGAAAGTTTTTTAGATTTTTTAAATTCTTCTCTTTCAGTTATCCTAGAAGCTGCGATGTCTATTATCTCGCCATGCAGTAATACCCACATATGAAATTCGAACGGAGGATTCCACTTGTATTGAACTGGTAATGATGGAAATATAACTGATCCTGCTTTTAATTTTGCATTTTTATTGTATTTCTCTTTCAATAAATCTTTTGTTAGATAAGATGTATAAACACACGCGTCGCCTATTCTTATCCCAGATTTATCAAAAGCAAAGAAAATACTTTCCACAATATTTTTTTGAATAAGCTCTTTATTGTTCATTTTGCCCCTCCGTAGTCGTTAAAAGAATGATTTTAACTTAATTGTTTTAATCGTTTAAGTATTCTTTTTCCGTTTCGGATCTTATTCCACCCCACTCAGATGACCACAATGTAAATGTTTTACCGTTTGTTAATTTAACGAAAATCGGGTAGGAATCAACTGGCTCTATTCTTGCCTTTTGTCCAAACATCTCTGAGTAAACTCCTTCAAAATCTTGCTTACTTGACCAGGAAGGCTTTTTTATGTATGCATATTCCACCATATCACCTAAAATATCTTTCATTTCTTTAGTTAGAATAATTGTGTCATTGATTAGTTGCATATTGCACCCCTATCTAGTTCAAAATTTTTATTCAGTAACACCATTTTCATATTCAAGGTTGTATGTTGCTATTTCGTGTACTCCAATATCCCCTACAAAGTTTCCATCCTCATGCTCCTGTTGTAAATAAACCTCTTTATCTTTTCCGAAGATTTTTCTTGCTTCACCTAATTCAGTTACAGCTTGTGATCCCATTCATCTTTTACAGTAAAAACTAAGCACCGTTTACCTCGGCTGCGTTCTGCCAAGACTCACCCATTTGGCTTTAGCCTAACAATTTCATTATGTTTTTTATCGATTGCTTCTTGGAGAACCACTGAAACAGTATTGCTATCGGACTTACTTAAAGCCAGTTCTAATTCTTCAATTTCCTTAAGCAATATTTGAATTTCAATTTCCTTAAGTAACTCTTGTCTATTCTCTCTCATTTTTCATCTCTCCCTTTTTTTGTTAAATGAATTATTTTTTATTTAAATACCTTGGTTATAGCCTGATTTGTCAATAGTAACGAGATGCTCAATGTCATCATAATGCTCTGCATTCATAACCTCATATATATCAATCCCAAGATTCTTTTCCAAATTTCTTTTGGCATGTAAAACAATCATATTATCTGCATTAATACCATTAGGCATTTGTGGTACACCCGCATCTGTTTTGACCTCTACCCCATTCACATTGAAAGTTACTTTTACTGTATTCCGCATTATAACCTCTCCTCTTACCTGAAAAAGTGATTTTATGTTGTTTCTCGAAGTGCAGTGCAATTACTCCACTTTCAGCAGGATTGCTTTTTGATTTCTAAACTTTGTCAATTCAATATTTTTTTGAAGACCCTGATCCAATAAGAACTGATACATTTTTTCTGTTTGATTATCCTTTTCTTCGTTAGGCATTCCCCGGAAAGCCATATTGCCAGCTGTATAATAGAGGCAGTAATCGTCGTCAAACGTCTTGGCAAAAGTAAAACCCGCAGAAATATTGCTTAGTCCTTTTACTCTGCTTTTAAAGCACTCAGATTTTTTAAAGCTACCTTTTAATAAAATTCGCTGAACTTTTGTTTTTAAAGAAGTCGGCAACATCTTTTTTCTCCTATTCCCTGTGAAAGTACGATTTTATGTAGACCTAGAAAATTTGTAAGTATTTACTGTTCTTGTAACTTTAGTATACCATGATCACTTAAAGTGATCAATATCTTTTTAATCTTTTTCGTAGATCAGCAGCTCATGCAACTCAATATCTAAATATGTACAGACTTTATCCAACAGATCCCTTGGGTACCGCTCCATTTCGTCATGATACAGCTTCCTGACTGTGTTAAAACCATGATTAATATCATTGGACAGCTTTCGAATACTGATATTCCTTTCGTCTAATATTGGCTTTAAATTTGATTTAATCAATATTACTACCTCGCATTCATTATGTATGATCACTTTAAATTATCATTATATCCATAAAAAAGGTCAAGGATATACCTTGACTATGTATTAAGCTTACCAATCAAATGAATATTCATGTTCAAATCCATAAATACCTTTAATCCACACGTCCCCGCAGCCTGGATTCTTTGTAATCTCTAACACATGATTACGATTTGCATCTCCCTCTACTCGATCTGCAGCAGTATAGTCGGCATAGTTCCCTACAAACTGCTTTTCACTACGTGGAAATACCCAGCCAGCAAGAGTTATCCTACTGATTTTCATATTTAGAGTACACCCTTCTGCATTGCTAATTGTGAATTTGTAGAAGAGCCAAGTGCGATCATAATTCCGATCAAAATAATCTGCCATTGAAAAACTCTCTGAATCTTTACTCATGTGAAAATTTACATTTTGGTAGTCTAATGTAAGCTTCGCCTCGGCATTCGGTGTGTTGAAACTCAATACAAAACCAATACAAATCAAAGTTAGACCGATTAACTTTTTCATTTCCCCTCCCCCTTCTTCCAAATTATACTATATTCGGGATGGAGGTGAAAGAACAGGCGGAAGCTGTTTGATTTATCTGTATTCTTCATGATATAGATAGATATACATACATCAATGAATATCTTCATGTATTTATAAGTATTTTTATCTCTCAATACACGCAAATATGCTTTAAAATGAACAAAAATATTTATTTTAGTTCATTTTAAAGAACAAATCTTCCAATTTTATGATATAATCATCACTGCTTATAGGTAGCCCTTGCTGCTTATTCGCTATATGGTATAGGAAAGAGGTTCTTTTAATGAACGTAAAACACACTAATTGTTTCTTTGTTATCAGGCTGTTTGCCGCTCTTTGTGTGCTTACTGGCCATGCTACAAGAGATCTAAACATTTCTGTCTTTGGTTATACCCCAGAGAGTAAAGCAATATTTCACACCGGCATATCAATATTCTTTTTTCTAAGCGCATTTTTTCTTTTCACTTCTTATGAGAGATTCAAGCTTAAAGGAAATAATGTAACCGATTTTTATTGGAGCCGAATCATCAGAATCGCACCCGCTATATACGCCTATGCTATTGTCTCCACTGTCCTGTTAATTGTTCTAGGAGCACTTTCATTTTCAGTATTTGCTACTAGAGAGTACTGGACATGGCTTCTTAGCAATCTTGTGCTATATCCTCAATACTTCCCTGACATATTCCATCACATTGGTACAGGTCGCATTAACGATTCACTTTGGACAATTCCTGTTCAGATTAGCTTTTACCTTGTGTTACCCGCAATTTATTGGTTTTATAAACGTTTCGGATTCAAAAAAATGATTCTTTGCTCTTTTGCTGTTTCTGCTTTCAGTGTGTTGGTTTCTTTCTTAATTTTAAAGTTCGCGCCAGGCAGTGTAATCGGTGGGTTTTACCTACATTCTTTCCTGCCGCAAATGTTTTATTTCACGTTGGGTATCTTCTGGGCTAAGACATGGAACAAGTCGCCGCAACATATAACTTTATTTTTATTTACTATTATTTTATTTTTATTCTTTAAAATCGACCCTCTACACCTCAGCTCAATAAACAGCACATTATGGAGCTTTTTATGGTTTGTGCCTTTGAGCTATGCAATTGTCTGGTTCGGGTACAATGGGCCGAAGATTTTGTGGCAGCTAAATCGGTTAGACGATATCAGTATGGGAATTTTCATATGGCACATGGTGATTATCAATATTTTCTTGTACACAGGAATTTATAAAACATTGTCGGATTACCCGCTGATCATAATTCTAATCGTTGTTACTGCTACAATCGCTTTTCTTTCGTATAGATTAATTGAAAAACCTGCTCTAAAATTACGCAAAAACAGTGATATCAAATTGAACAATAAAACAAAAATAGCAAGTTAGTAAGGCTGTTTCGTTTAGACAGCCTTTTCTCATACAGAGTATTTTAAAAATTCAGCTCTCTATACCTTCTCAATATGTAATCGTTAATTTCATATTGCCAATCCACCTTAATTGAATATCCTTTTATTCTAACAGGCTTATTCCACAATAAAGATTCTCCATATCGATCCTCTATTTTTCCACCTTCCTCTAAACCATAATGGTTAAAGAAATTCAGAGTGCAACAATCATAATTGTCTTCGGTATAACCGGAATCTTTTTTCACCCAAGTTTCTGCTAATTCATAAAGCCAGGCTGGTGCACTTAGATCGATACCAAACAATTTTTTAGCGCAGGTGGATCCATAGGGTTTCCCATCAAATTCAAACACTTTTTTATGTTTCTTGCCGCATGCAGTGCAGTTTTCGTTCCCTACATAAACTTTAAACATTGTACCTGCCAACTCCAATCTTCTGATCCTGATTCTAAGTGTAGCTAAAACTTTTATTGCTGCCTATTAACAATTATGATGAAATGGTGTTTTTATTCAAAGTTGTTTAAGATGCTTGAATTGAGGTGTATTTAACTCCTCCTCATATTCACTTTCAAGATATTTTCTTATGTCATCAGCAGATGCGTATAGATATGTGAAAGCCATATCTAACACAGCTTTTCTTTTCCTTATATCCTTATTCGACAATCCTGTTCCTTCGCCTTCATCAACCGAACCGAGCAAATCATATAAAGTTTGGGTGAAATCTTTTAAAGTGTAAGTCATATGATCAAAGTCTCTGTTTTGCGCTTCTTCAATATCTGATTCATCTAGCCTTTTCATTAGATGTATAAATTCATTTTCCATCCTGTGCAACTCCTATTCTGTTTAAAACATGTTTTATTTAATCTTAGCTTCTATTTGTACAAACTCTCCCAGTGGCTCAACACATGCTACTTCGTACATGCAGTCGTCATATGTATTGAGTAGAACCTGTGTTTCCTCTGTTATTTACCCTTTTTTATCATCTCTTGTAATGAATCAATCAATTGTTTAACCTTCATGGCTATTGTATTTCCCCTCTCTTTAGCTACTCAGTTGGCCTAATTAATCGTTCAATCCCTTTTACATAATCAAAAAAGTCGTCTTGATCGTCAAGAATGTCGAACATGTTATGTTCGCCTGTAAAAAGCCATTGTGGATTCTCACCATTTGTTTGAATCTCCATAATAAAGGTGGTATCGCCTTCTACAATATCTTCATCTTCTTCGATCTCATAATGATACTCAATCAATTTTTTAAAGCTTGACTATCTTTTATTTCTTTTGAATAAAATGTTAACCCCTGATTTTCATATTCCTTTAGTTTAAAGCCGTTGTCCAGTAAGAATTGAACTCTTATCAATATATATATTTATAGCTTTCAATACTGCTAGAGTCCATTGATTCGTGTATATCTTCAATAGAATCTAGGAGCACTTTTAGAGCCTTCTTCGGAAACAAATCCAACAGGTCAGAAAACAACAAATCATTTAAATGATTATCAAACTCCTCAAACTCGAGTATTCCTCCATCTTCATAACTAGCTTTAAGCATATATCGAATCTTCTCTCTCATTTGATCATTTGTCATGTTTAATTCCCCCAATTTCCCATAATTATACTCTGATTACATTCATTTGAAATTGTTTTATTCCGATTTCAAGGCATTCACAAGCTTTTCTTTACAATCATCACATACATTTACAATACATGTTGCATACGGTACATATAAGCTGTATACACGCTTTATTCTTCTGCGTCCGCACCCATCCCTATCTGTTATGACGTTTAAAGATGCTGTCGATACTATGTAAGACCGAACAATCTAAGTCTTCTATGCTCTCAGCATAACCAATTCTTGAAATTGTTCCAATCTCAATATTATTAAATTTATTCCACGCCTCTTTCATCGCATTTTTCAATTAATCTCTCCACTTTCATCTTTAAGCGAGAAATCTCGTTATCTCCTGTCACTGCGCACCTCCGTTATTTGACATGTATCTCATACTGATTAATGCATCGAAAGTTGTATTGATAACTGCCGTCACACTGTTTGTATTATATGACCTATACGGCATGTTCCCATGTTCATTTATCGAAAATTCGTACATTTTAATGTCCTTATCGAATGCTAGTTTGAAATTTTTGAATCTGTCGTCGATCTCTAACGCTTCGAGTATATCTCCAACTAGATTCTTATCACTCTGTATATGGTCTATACGGCATCTATAATTTCCGTCAAAATCAAATAGACTTACAGTCGATCTATTTCCTTTTCCTGTGTACGGATGCAATTTCAATAAATCAGTTATGATCACTTTAACTTTTCCGTCTTTTTTATCCCATAAATCAATTATTCCTTCTTTCATCACGTTACTCTCCTATATGTTTAAAACTGTTGTTTTATTAAATTTTTCACTATTTCCAGTCTATCGGCTTTAAATTCGTTTTATCTGTTAAGTAATCAAGAATATCTTTTCTGCCTCCATATCTACAATAAACGTATTTAAAATTTAAATGCATTGCGGCAAACATTCTGTGATTCCCATCGATTATAATAGGCTTGGGAAGTATGTAGTCATTAAAAATTTCATTATCTAATTGTATGCCTTGGATTTCGTTTGGATTTTCCACAAAATAAAGAATCCTCCTAAGATGCTCAGTCTTTCCCCATTCTAAATTAACTGTATTATCTAAATGACCATATGACTCTCTTAAAGGCAAAAGTTTCTTCGCTTCATTTGCAAATGATGATAAAGAAATAGGGTCTTCCGTCCAGATTGTGCAATTTTCATATTTCAAACTCATCAAATCATACAGCTTTCTAACGTTGATCTTATACATGCCTATAGCTCCCTGTTCTGTGCCAAATTGTTTTATTCAGATTTCAAGGCGTCCATAAACTTTTCTTTGCAATCATCACATACCTTTACAATGTTTGTTCCATACGGCAAATACAAGCTATAACCCCCCTTTATTCTTCTGTGTCCACATCCGTCACAATAATCTGTTATTTCTGATTTATATAGGTTGATTTTATCTCTATCCAAACTGCACCACACCCTCCTTAATCATCCGTATGTGTGTAAAATTGTTGTTTTATTCAGAAATAATTGCATGTATTCTTCTTAATTGATCTAAAGTTAATTCAACCGACGACCACCTATTAAAGACTGATCGTATTTCAAATATTAACCTTTCTTTCTCTTCCTCATCAATAATCTCTTGTTTTGATAAATAAAGTTCCCAGTCAGCACTATATTCTGTCACTTGAGTCATATCTTCCAAAGAAAATTTGAGCATCCGTCTCGTTTCAGTCTCTCCCATATTTCCAACATAGAAGTATTTCTTTCCTTTTTTAAGTACGGTCTTCTCTAGCACTTCTTTTCTTCCATAACGTGCGGCGTCATTAACTGGTTTTAGAAAAACCGGTGTACCAACGTTTATCATCTGTTCTTTTTTCAAGTTCTATCTCCCCATTCTGTTTAAGTATTGTTTTATTCATCCTTAGAAAATTGTCTATTGAAAAGTTCAATCGCTCTATCATAGGTTGCTAATTGTGCGAGATGTTTGTCAATATTACTGCCATTTCCTTGCAATCCATCCGATATATATAATTGCTGATTGTTTTTTAACTTTGATTCTAAATTATCTAACATGTTACGAATACTTGAAATTTGATTCTCTAATCGCATTTTAGCCTGTTCTCTTTCTGCTTCAAGCATAACTGAGTTTCTATTTTCTTTCGTCATATCATATCATCCTCTCTCATTTCAATCTCTCAGTTCTGTTTAAAATATGCATTTTATTTTATTTTTACCCTTAAAATATGTATGCTTTCGCTGTTGTTTTAACTTGATTTAAGTATATCATGACTATTTTAAATAATCAATACTTATTTTATTTTTATTCTTAAAGTGTGTGTTTTGTTATGATGTAAGCATGAGAATCTTCGATGTATCCAGGATATAATAAGAAGCGTTATTTACCGTTTCATTATAAGATTGCGCACCCTCAAAATTATTGATTACGTCTTTTTCTTCTGCTGTCATATCCTGATATTTTACCTTGCCATACGAAGGAGGAAGCCAGTTTTTCTTTTGGCTGCCAAAAATATTAAATTTCTTGAGAATTTCCATATCTTTAAACTCAATGTGACATGTCCCTTTTTTATAGAAAGAGACATAAAAGTACTTTAATTCTAGTTTTTTCGTTTCGCCGTAATGCTCAGCTAGCTTTAAAGTTTCATCTATGTTTATGTCTTCTGTTAACCCATTGTCAAGGTAATTGAAAACTTTTTCGACATCCTTCAACTTTTCTAAGACCTTGTAGTCTGTTGGATTATACCGACCATCTAGCCAGCTATACACGTTCAATGGGATAATTATTTTTTTATTAATTTTATATGATTTATTTGTTTTCCACCCATTATATAAGTGCACATTTTTTGATGATTCATCATAGTAATGCTTGTGGCTAAATTCTTCAAAAAGATTAAGTATTGTATCTTCTACGCCCTGCGTCATCTCTTTGCTCATCTGAATTCTTAATGTATAGATATTGAACAAAGAAAAGTCATAATCTTTTAATTCCTCAACGTGCTGCAAGTATTTTTGTTTTAGGTTGCTTGTAAAGAGCCCCATAAACTGATCATTGTTAAATAACGTATTCCAATACTTCGCCCTAATTTGTTTTATATATGCGTTCTCTATGTCATTTTCTTCGGTATTCTTATCTATTTGCAGCTTCAATATTGGCGTACTGTCATCATTGAAACTATGCAGCATTAAGGGTTTCAAAATGTTGTATTCATTGATTAATTTTAAACCCGCTTTTATTTCATAGTTGAATTGTTCTACAATTCCTTTTATAAAGTCTACATTCACCAACTGTGTTGCTTTATAATCCTCATTAATTTTATAAGACTCATCCTTTTTCAATTCTTCTATTAGAACGCTGCTATATTCTTGTTTTTCAATGCTTATATATATTAGCGCCGTTTCAACTTCTGTGTTTCGCTCTGAGTTCGAAAAAGCGTTTTGAATGTATTCAACTTCTGCATTTATTTCCTCTAGCTTACGTATAAGAAATTTCCTGTCGTTTGAATACGGATTTTTTAATGTTTCGGCATTTAGTAAGCAAACAATTTGGCCGGATCTTTGTTGCTTTTCAATTAATTCAATCGCCTTTAATAAATGTTTAACACCGCTACTAAAAGGTGGATTCATAAAAATCAAATCATACTTCTTGTAAGTGTTAAACGTCAGAAAATCGTCTGCTACCACTCTATAACTTTTCCCCTCAAGGATGTGCCTTAAGTTTTCATCTTGTTCAATTGAATCAATATCATATTTCGAATTCCCTCTATAGTTCTTGGTGTTTTTGAATTGATTGTGAATAGCTTCTACCAAATCCCCTTTACCTGCTGACGGCTCTAAAACAGACTTAATATGCTTCCATTCTATTTTTGATGTCATTTTTCGGATTAACTGTGCTGGTGTCGGATAAAAATCCGGATTATCTTTAAACATTTTGATCTCCCCTTTTTAGGGAATGAGATTTTCCCATCCCCTATAAGTTTATAAATTAGGCTTGTACGTGTTGATTATTGGTTTGAAGCTTTTTTTATTTAAGTAACCTAAAACCTCATCAAATTGTCTTTTGTCACAAGAGTGGTACTTACTATGAATTATTTTCATTCCACCTGGTTTAACCTCTATATTATTCAATACTGTTTCGGGAAGTGAGTGCCACCCTTTGAACATCAATAATTCTGAATAGAAGTGACGATAATATAATTTTCTTTTATTTTCAGACTGGTATGTCAACTTGACTGCATTATCATATTGGGCATATTTAGTTGGCCGGTAACTGTTATATGTTATTCTTTCAGTAATTAAAGATCCAAGATCAGATATGTGAAACAGAGTATATTTTTCACCTTTTTCAAGATCAGCATTTTTAAATTGTTCTTGAATGCTGTCAACTTCATGGAGAATTCTGTATAAAGCAGTTTTTAATTTTTCTGTATCTGCTTGTTGGATAACATTTTTACTCAAATTTAAATTATTCAATTTCAATTTTTCTTTGAGTGAAGTTTTATATTTGTCCCAGTCTTCATTATTCCAGGTTAGAAATATATTTAATTCTTCAATGACTGAGCTAGAAAGATCTTCTATTTTTCTTGCTTGATATTTTAACTCGTCTAATTCTCCTTCTTTTATCGCTTGTTTATGAGAAATCGCCTTTTCAATTTTTGCATTATCCACTAAACCAACATACCTTGAATAAGAATGGCCTTGAGCGTCTATAATAAATTGCAATTTCCCTCCGTAGTACACTCCTACGCCATATAAATTCCATTTAACTGTGTTCTTTTCTAAATCGTCCATATTATAATAATCAATCATTGAATTGATCCGGTTGTCTTCCGTAAAACTTCCACCGGTTTCCGCAAGAAAATCAAAATCATTTAAAAGCAAGTTAGAAAAGTTGTTTAAAGCTTCTTCAGTATTGAAATGCACTTCTTTTGTAATTTTCACATTTTCAAGTCTGTAGTCACCTCTAGCAACCTCGTCTTTATATTGATCAAGTGTTTGATTTTTGTTTAAGTTGGCAAACTGTGCATCAATAACAAAATACTTTTGATCTTCATTCAGTTGTTTTACTACAATGCTGCTATAGATATTTTCTGCTTGTTTCTTTTCTTCTTGTTGCCGTCTCTTATATTCAGCATTTTTAAGCTCTTGCTCTTTTAAATACTCATTAAGTTCTTTTTCTTTTCTCGCTTTCTCGGCTTCTTCGAATTCTTCCATCTTTGAATCAAACAGTGCCATATCTTCTTTAATTTCTTCTGTTTGTTCTGTCACTGTGTATTCCCAGTCCAATGAAACTCGACCATAAAAGTTGTAACTACCTGCGTAATCAGTGTATGGATCTGCTGGGCTGTAGCAATGGCGATAATTGTTTAAAAGACTGTTGCAATAACCATAAATCGCAGTCAAATAAGCTGACCCTTTTTCATATGGACTTGATTTGATTGTGATGTTAATAGTGCTATGTAAATAGCTTCCCCCAGTAGTAACAGAGAATTTGCATTGTGGGAAACGTTGTCTTATATGCTTTCTTATTTCCTTTGCCATTTCTTTTACTTCTTGTTCCTTATTTACTTCTACTTCACTCCATTGTGTTGCATCCCACAGACCCATTTTTACACCCTTAGCTTTCTTTTTAGTTTTAGTGATTGTTTTAGAAGATGAGACTTCTTGTTTAGTGACACCATTAGCGACCTGCATTGATTTTTCTGTCCGTTTGCTCCACCAACATTTTTTGAATCCAGAGTATCGAAAACCGTTTGATTTAAGATGAGTTAAAACCTCTTGTTCTGGTTTACTATCAAAATAAAGTTCAATTCCGTTTAACTCTTCGTTAATTCTTAAAACAGCTGTCATTTTCAACCTCTCCATTCTTTATCACAATTTTATTTTCACTCTAAATGTATGTAATTCTTTGACTTGATTTAATTTTAACATGATCACTTTAAATATTCAATAGTTATTTTATTTTTATTCTAAAAAAAGAAAAACATATTATCGAGGTTCAGCTTGCTGAAACGAGACGGCCGTAAAGGCACTTTCTTTACGGACGAATTTATTATTTTTTATTTAATTATTTTTCTGGTTCTCCTTAAGACTTAGGCTCTAAAACCCTTGATATGACTGGCTTATTTTTTAAGTTTAAGAGGTTTGTCCTCTTTATCAGGTATCTAGCCAGTTTGTGAGCAGCTTCCTCATTCTTAAAGAAGGTATGTACAATGTTATTTCTTCTCCATCCCTAATAGCAGACCTCCATACCCATTGCACTAACTCAGACAATGCAAATGCGTCCTGGTCTATTGTAATACTGTACTTTTCTTTAAAATAATTATACAGAACAGTATTCGTATATCTGTTTATTGTATATGCTAAGTGTTTCTTATGCTTAAACTCATTTGTTGCACGTGCATTACATGAAACAAATCCCTTTGTATACCCATTGCCCTTTATTCTGTTCTTATGGTCTGAATAAGTCGTCCACATAGCTTCATCACTTGACGACTTAACAATATTATTAAAGTAATTGAATACATTGTTCTTCACCTTTTTGATTGTGTAAGGTGATTTATTTTTATACCAATTAGAAGACAGTGAAAACTCCAGTTGTCCTATTGTGTTTAGATTACCTTCATATATTTTTATTTTGTTTCTTAACTCTTTCTTAAAGATCCTTTCATAATCAGTACTGTGATCAATGAACCTATACTGCCCATCCATGTAAGCTGAAATGTACTTTTGATACTTAATGTTGTTCAGATCGTAGTAATATTTTTGTATTTGAGCATCAAACATATATGTAAGTATGTAAACCTCCTTGAATAACTGGAATACGTCGGCAGGAAAGTTCCAAATCAATATATTATCTTTGAAATACATTAGATTGTTATTTAACGCCATATCTCGAATGTCATCGTATCGTGTTTCATAGTCTTTTTTTTCTTCATTCCATTTGACAAAACCGTTTTCAACATAAATCAAATTGGAATCAAACAGTGTTGTTAAATCATGTTTCTTCACCTGTAATTGTTCCACTACTTCCATGACTTCATCTAATATCAGTGTGTAATTGCCTGCAAGTATAAGTTCCTTTGTCTCGTCGTTTGCGTTTTTAAAAAGGTTATGAGTTGCCACAATGTTTTTATTTTGTGATAAGAGTTCGTGAAAGGATTCAAACTTATATTGTGTTTTATCACCTTTCTTCTTTACTTTAGGTTCGAAAAATTGTTTGGACTTTATGCTTTTCTTTATGCGCTCAACTTCATTTAAATAAGGTGTGATGAATATAAAGGTTTCTTCTTTACCAGCAGAATTCATTTTGTTAATCGCTGCAGATGTTTTACCGCTCCCCATAACCGAATCAATTATTTTAATTTTATTCATAATATATACAGACTTCCCCCTTTAAATTAAAAATAAAGGAACGGATAAATGTTTTACCGCTCCTTCTCATGTATGAAATTCAATTGTTGATTCTTTCTTCAAGATCATGAATACGTCTTTCAAGTCCAGAGAATTTCTTATCATTGTATCGGTGGTCACTTTCAATATTCTTGTTAATAATCTTAAGCATGGATACAACCTCTGCAGGTTCATTTTCTTCGATCCGTTTAACCGTTTCTTTAATATCCTTAACGTCCTGCTTAATTGTGTTAATATCCTTGGATAGTTGTTGTATCGCTTCAAGGATCTGAATTTCCATTCCGCTCACCTCTAATAAGCTTAGTATAGCATGATGTCAGTTAGATTTGTTTACCTTCTTTTGGCGTATAACAAAGTAAGCGATCCATAACAAAATGATAATGATACACGTTACTATGAAGATAGCCGTAATAAGAGACTGTATTCCGCTGCTGAAGTAATCTTTGATGAAGAGGAACAATAAGAATAAAACAACAAATGTTATGTTCGTAAACCATAATGAAATTCGTTTCATGTTTACAATGTGCTTGTCCATGTTATAATATGGGTAGTGACTAAAGGGGAATTAATCCCCTTTAGCGTGTTATCTGCGTATACGTTTGCGTTGTCTCTTGCTACGGAGGCGCTTGCGTGTACGCTTTTTCTTTTTGCTTTCTTTATTCTTCATCAGGTTTTGAATCTTCTCAGCTATCGTTAAACAGTTGATGATTAAAACCGTGATAGGAATAAGGAAAGCAATTGTTATACCCACTTTCTCAAGCACTATGTACACCTCCTTTCCTATAACTCTATTATAGCACATTTTTCTTACAAAGTCATTTTATTTTTACTCTAAATATGGATTTTTTAAATTATTTTGGACTATTATTCATGTGTGTATAGGCTGTATAAGGCGTGTATGTGGATTGGATACCAATGATACTATGATCAAATTAAAATTGATTCTAGGTGGATTAGAATGCTTCTGATGATGTGTGGTTAGTGTGTATAGGATGGATATATGATGTATGGTGAAGGAAACGGATAGAGATGATTAGGTAAGGTTAAGGGTGGATGTAATGAGATGAGAAGGAATATGATTAGGATGAATATAAAATAGGTGTTTGGATTAGATGAGTAAATTGTATAGATTAAAAATAAGACTTCGATTTGCTTCCTTTCGTTATATACACGATTATTTTTAATGAATGGGTATTCACTTTTAAGTTGACCGCTTAATTATTTTTTTCAAAAATAAATATTGTTTTTCATTTGAAATTGTGTTAGCTGTACAAATTTATCAGTTAAATCATAAAAACCCTACATAACGTATCTTATATAGGGAATTCAATACCAATATATAGGGGGTATATTAACATCTAAAGGCTAAAAAACAGGAACAAATGTACCCCTAGCACTTCCATTTCCACACCCAACTTATTTTTTCACTTTCCCATTTTTCAACCTATTTTCGCATCGTAATCGCTATCGTAAAAGCCTATAATATCAATGTTTTTCCACCCCTTATTCTCCCCTTTTTCATCAGATTTTTAACTCAACGACCACTTCTCCTCTCTCCTGCCTACGTTTTACGATCACAAAACACCTATTATCCCCTTTGACAGCTCTAAAACAATGCTATATCAACTAAATAACCCTTTCCGACCTTCATTTACGATAAGCACTTTTTTAACTCACGATCACCAAGGGGGGTCATAAAAAATCAAAATAAAAAAGCCACCATAATAGGCAGCCTCCCTTTAAAATTAGCGCTTTAGTCTCTTCAGTGCCTCCATATACGAGGTCTTTTTCGATTCCTTGTTCTCCAGTTTTTTCGGTTTAAATAAATCCTCTCTACGGCGATTCTTCGCTTTATAAACAGTTGTTTCTTTAACTTCAGTGTTCCCATTTTCAATTAAATCATCTAACTGCTTCATTCGCTCATTGATCCAGGTTAATCCACTAAGAATCGTTATCGCCCTATTACCTTTATCATATGCCCTTTAAATAAGTCTAGGGGCATCTTGTTATCAAAGACATTAAACAGCTCATTATACGATATATGCTCCGTTAAAAACTCATGAACATCCAGGATAACACCAGCTCTCATCACATTTGCAAACTCAACAGGAGTAAATATCGAATTGTTCCACGACTTCTGTATATCTTCATGTAGCTTATCAAAATACTTGCCCTCATTTGTAAATTCATTGAGGTCTGTTTGAGCAATAGTCATGATTCCTGGTGTGTCAAAAAGCTGATTTAAATCCTTCCTGTCTAAAGTGCTGATTTTTGACCCTCTGTCTGTGTAATTGAGTAAGACTTCAATTAAATCAAGGAACATCTTGTTTGTCTCCTTGTAAAGCCTGCTCTCTGAAATCTTTCCATCATATTTACTCAAAACCATTTGATTATCCAAAGGTAAAACACATGTTTCTGGCATAGATAAGTCATCAAGTAGCTCCAGTGAATTCATCTGGTTAACCAATACCTCATTATTGTCAGGAAGGATTGGTACAGCCACTATTGTTTTATGTGTAAGACATTCGTTTAACAATTCTAATAATATAGGAGCTACCCCTGAACCGGTTCCACCAGCTGCAGAGAAAACAACAAAAATAACTTGTACTGAAGGTTTTTCCATTGTGTTCTTTATAAACTCAATTGATGACTCCCAGTTATTTTTCATATGTTTCGCTGCTACGCTTCTATCTTTACCTACTCCTTCTGTCCCTACCAGATGAAGCTTATCTTGAATATTGATTAATGAATTAAGGTCTGAAAGTGAATAATTTATTGCAACAGAATGAAATCCCCTCTTCATTGCTTCATCCGCTATACTTCCACCGGCCTGACCAACTCCAATAAATCCAAACATTAAACCCTCTCCCCTTCTAATTGGTATCTCAAAGCTTCTTGTCCATATTGAGTAATAAAAACTGTATGCTCTTTGCTGTTTTTCACTATATTGATAAACTGCAAGGCCTCAAGACGATCGATGCTCTTTCTAAAGGTAGCATCAGTTAACTGAGTTTTTTCTTGAATGGTTTTCTTCCTAATTGATTTAAACTTTAAATCAGCCCCTTCATCGCTCAATAAGCCTAGAATATACAGATCATTTCGAGTTAAATTATCAATGACTGAATCAAAATAAGTATCCATGTAACCCCTCCTTAATATCTGATGATTTTGAAGTATCTTGGTTGATATACGATTATTATATTGTTTATTTGCATTTAAATGCAAATATTTTTGTATCTTAATGCAAATATTCACACTCTGCTTGTATGTAAACCAGTCATTTTATAAAATTTATTCAAACAGCAAAAGGATGATTTAAATGGAATATAGGGTTAAAAGTAAGTTGGATTCATTTCTAAACAGCAAAGGTATCGAAAAAGGCTGGTTAGCAGAGCAAATAAAAGCTGAAAGAGCAAGTATATCTAGATGGTGTAAAAATGACAGCGAGGGATTTGCAACCGTCCTCCCTAGTACATACAACCTTTTATTGATGGCACATATTCTAAATTGTAAAGTTGACGATCTCTTTGAATTAATCGAAATTAAATCCAATTAACTTTGGATTTTTATGTTTACAAGAGTAAAAATAAAATATATAATAAAGACACAACCACATGAAGTGGTCTTTATTTTAAACATTTTAAGAGTAAAAATAAAATAGTATGGAGGTGTAAGATGCAAAAGCAGTATTTATTTAGTCATTTAATGGGGTTTATTGAGGGGAAAGTAGTCGATGGGACAGCAACACCCGAAGAAGAATACCTTTATCAGGATTACAAGTGGTACGGAAAGATTAATAAGCAAAGCTTTACATATCGAAGTTTAGTAAATCAATATCTTAATAGCGAATATTAAGCACTTATAGAGTAAAAATAAAATAATTGGAGGGGATTGATTGTTAACAGCTAAAGTTGGAGAGAACATAATAAGGAGTTTTGATAACAAGTATGATAGATATACCTTAAAGAAGTGGTCAGATAAAAAGATCCTAAAATGTCCAGTATGCAACGATACTTATGAATATTGTCACGGTGATATAGTGTCACCTTATTTCAGACATAAAAATAAAAAGTGTAGTGATTTTTATAGCGAGCCAGAAACAGACGAACATAGAAAAGGAAAAATCATGTTGTTTAATTGGATTAGTCAGCAGCCAGACATTGATAAATGCGAATTAGAAAAATGGCTCCCTGAAACTAAGCAAAGGCCTGACATTTATTTTGAGAAAAACGGAAAGAAGTATGTCATTGAATTTCAGTGTTCACCTATAGCTTCAGAATTTTTAAACAGGAAAGAACTCTATAAATTAAACAATATCACTGATATATGGATTCTAGGAATTGGAAAATATAATTTAACAAAACATTATGAGGGTTACAATCATAGTTCTCGTTTTAGAACAATTGAAAAAGAGTGCTCATCTAGTTTTGGTCTGTATTACTTAGATACAGAAAGTGAAGCATTTTTAATTGGAGACTCTGTGCTTCATGATAACAACCTTGAGGTTAATCCATTTACCTTTTTTGTTACAAAGTTTATAAAAAAGTATTATCTTAAGCCCAATATTCAAGGTGATCTTTTAAACCACCTGTCTTGTTTTGATGACCATATACATTATTACATGCCTGTAAAGACAAAAGACGTTGAATTTAATGATTCTATTTGTTTAACCTTCGATTTTAAATCAAAATACAAAGAAATCATTGATGAGGTAATTGAATCATATTCTAAATATTCATCTCACCTAGAATTCTTGAAGCAATTGAAGGAATTAAAGAAGTCTATCAGTATTAGAAAGATAAAAAAAGTCGTTAAATTGTTGAACGATAAATACTGTAATTTTAATCTCTCTTTCGAAATTTCAGGTTTTAATAGTCAATATTATATTTGTTCGATTAATTTTGAAGACTGTGTATTTTTTATAAAGAAAGAACAGATCGATTTTTGTTCTAAACATTACTATTGTTATCCCACCTACAGAAAAAGAAAAACAGTGTGGAGAGAAGGATATAGGCACAAAAACTTAAATTCATTAAAAATTAAATCTGTTTTTGATAACAGTGTTTCTAAATTTATTGAACGATGTGTAGAACCCTTCATTTTGGAAAGAATAGAGAATGAGTTAAGGTTTCAAAAAAATATGAATATTGTTAAAGACTCTAACCTCAAAATTATTACAAATGATTATTGGATAAATGGTAATGAACGATTTGAATATTATAGAAACATAGAAGAAATAGATGAAGAATTTATTAAAAATGAGCTTGTAGAAGATACGGTTAAATTTAAAAAGAGCAAAAATATAATATATATGTTTAACGAATCAAATGATATTAATAAAATCATTAACACCCTAAAAGAAATTGGTTTTAACAATGTTGAAATGTTATCTAATTGTACTAAGAAAAGAGGTAGTAATCGTTGACCAATGTTCAATACTTTACTTTTAAATTTAACTCTTCTAGATTAAAAGAGTTTAATTATAATATAGAATTGACCTTTAAAGAAGCAAAAAAATTTAATGAAATTATCTCGTTATTTGACAATCAAATTTTGAGATCTATTAGAGATATAAAAAAGATATCTTGTGAGGACAAGCTTAGAACCCTATACATAGAAAAAGAAAAAATAAAAAAAAGCAACAATAGTAATGAGAGTGCAAAAAGATTAAATGAAATTCAAGAACAACTAGATGACCTTCTTTTTGTTCCAGAGTATATAACAATTAAAATGGAGCACCCTAGCCACTATAGATATCTGTATAGAAAAGGGCTAACTCTAAACGGCAAACAGTTTGTTAGATTCTCTTCATCAGCTGGTCAGGCTAGAGCTTCAACTGTGGTCTTTATTGAAGCAAAAACAGCTAAACAACTAAATAGATTATTAGACAATGGTCGAGATATAGATAAGATGCTAGTTCCCTCCAAGTTCAATGCGTACAAAGGGCTGGCCGGCAGCGCTACGAAAGTAGTTAGCACTCCAAAATTTTGTTTAATACCTGACTATTGCAGCGATACTAATGTGAAAGTTAACTTTGTTACTGAAACTCCAGTTGAAGATGATGACATTATTGAAATTAAGGATATTGTTGAATCATTTAACCGTTTTGATGGTCAGGGTTTAATTAGCTATGAGATGGCAGAGAAATGGGCAGCAGAATTGGGGCTTGATTACGTTCCTGCACAATGGTGTATTAGACAAAACTTTATAAAAGGTATGCTAAACACCTTCCCTATTCATGAGTTTTGTGAAACAGTCAATAACGGAAATTACAGAATAAGAACATCCTATAAAGATGAAAATGGCAACCCAAAGATAGTTGATTTAAGAGACATTGATGTAATTTTGACTGAAAGCCAATTTAAATTATGGGACAGCTTCCCTTCAATTGAGGTTTATCAGGAAAATTGCATAAAAAACAATTTAAGATGGGGAGTATCTTTACATAGTCCTAAAAAAGATAAAGACATCTTGAAGATGAATTATCAGTTTCTACAAACACTTAATTTGAATAATGAGGATATTGAAAAGATTTGTGAGAAATTCGTTAATTGGATTACAGGAGTTAACGGGGGAAACATTTACTACACTATCCTCTTCCTCATTGGAACTGATATAACTGACGATAAGATTGAAAATTACATAGACAAGTCAGATAATCATTGGATAAAATCATTGCTTGTTAATCCTAATTTAATTAATGACAAATACCTGAAAAAGAAGATATATGACTTAATGAAAAAGAAAATCCAACGAGGTTGCCTTGGGGACATAATTCTGGATGGGAACTTTCAAACTTTAGTAAGTGATCCTTATGCCATGATGCAGCATGTTTGTGGACTTCAAGTTACTGGGCTTTTGGGAAAACGCGAGTATTACTCTAACTATTGGAATCAAAAAGGTGTCAAATATGTTGATAGTATGAGAGCCCCCCTCACCTACCGAAGTGAACACTTGATCTTAACTCTTAAGAAGAATGAAGCAGTTGATTATTGGTACAGACATAACTACACAGGAATAATCGTTAATGTACATGGATCAGAAACAATGAACTGGGCTGGGAGCGATTTTGATTATGACATCATTGCAACTACTTCAGACGAAACTGTACTCAAAGGAGTTTATAAAGATGAGTTACCTGTAGTGTATACCCCTCCTACTTCTGAGAAAAGGATTCTTACCGAAGATGACTTATTCAATGCAGACTTATTTTCTTTTGGCTCAATCATCGGTTCAATAACAAACAAAAGTACAAGTGGTTATGCGCTTTTAGCTGAATTGGATACTGACTCTAAAGAATATGAAACAACTTTAAATCGAGTAAAGATGTGCACAAAGCTTCAAAGCGCTCAGATTGATAAAGCTAAGATCGGAAGAGAGGTTAAAGGTATCCCCTCCCCTTGGGTTAACTACAACAAGGTTAAAGACACTGATTCTGATGAAACTAAGACTGAAAAAGCATTTAAGAATAGGATTTTGCTAGACAGACACCCATATTTCTTCATCTATTTGTATAAAGGAACTAAAAATAAGTACAAAAAACACGTCAAAAGCTATGACATTACTTGTAAACAGAAGTTTGGAGTAAGTATTCAAGAGCTTAGGACAGTAAAAAGAAAAACAAAAGAACAACGAGACTTTTTGAAGCTATTTGAAAGATTTAATCCTGTAATTGAAAGTGAATGTGTCATGAATCGTATTTGCAAATATATTGAGTCTGTTGATTTTGGAATAAGGAATATCGTTAGCAATGATTGTGATGAAGAAATATATAAATTGTATTTGAGTGACGAAGCTGTGTTTGATGAGGAAAAGTACTTAAAAGTCAAGGGCCTGTACGGAAAGTTTAAGAAATCTATTGGACAAAGCGCTGTTTTAAACACAGGAGATCCTTCTGAAAGAAGCTCGTACGATTCTGAGTTACATGCCCAAATATCAAATTCACAAGAACTATTTAAACAAGAGGTTTTTCAAATAAGTTCGAGTGTTAATGAAGTAACCAATTACCTAGTTAAATTATTTTATTTTGATGAAAAGACAGCTAACAAAGAAGTTTTATGGTCTGCTTTTGGTCAATACATATTTGAAAATATCAAAAAGAAAGCAAAAGAATTTTACATACCTGTTTCTAATACTAAAGGAGAGATCGAATATTTGAATAATAGATACACATTGAAAAAGGTGGTGTTGTAATGAGTGACATAAAGTTTAAAGAAAAGGATTACGCAGAACTCTTACTCAAAAAAGGCTTAATTTCGAAAAATTTCGGCACTGAATTGAAAATCTTAGCTAAATATTTTAAATCATTGGGTAAAAAGCCAAAAGAACGGGAGAAACTAATATATGAGTTTTGTGAGAACCATGTAACTGATTTTAGCCGGGTTCTTTATTTTAAAAAAATCAATTCAGCCCTTAATTATGCAAGGAAAAAAGAAAGTGTCCTAATAAATATTGATCAAATTGAAATAACAAAGAATGAGCTTGAGGTAATTGATTCTCTAGATGCTGACCATGTCCAAAAGAAACTTTGCTTTACTCTGCTCACTTTAAACAAGCTTTATTCAACAATACATAAAATTAAATATGGAGAAAAAAATAAAGAACATTTTTACGGAGGTAATAACAAGAAATACAAAGAATTAATTGATGTTTCACATACGTCCCTTACGGCAAACAAACTTCACTTTATTATAGGAGAATTAGCTGCTAAAGGAATAGTTGAGATTAGAAATAAGGGTTTTATTAAACTGTCCTTTATTTATGAGATAGATTCTGATAGCGAAGTTGCCATTTTAATTAATTCTTTTGCCGATATTGGGCTTTACTATGACCTATACACAAATCAACCCAAAGTCAAAAGATGTGCGGCTTGTTTTGTACCTTTAAAAATGAAAAGCAATAAAACAAAGTACTGTTCAAAATGTGCAAAAGATATATCTCAAACCAAAAAAAACCAATGGAAAAGGGAGAATTGGAACAAAGGAAGAAAAATAGAAAAACGCTGAAACCCTTGATATATAAGGGTTTGAGACACATTCAATAATTTTTTAGTTATGGTAAGACATACATAAATTAAGAATAAAAATAAAATAATAAAGGAGAAATCACATATGAACAAAACAGAATTTGTTGGAGAAGTTGCAGAAAAATTAGGAGTTACTAAGAAAGAAGCTGCGCCTAAAGTAGAAGCAGTATTTAATGTCATCGTTGAAGCACTAACAAAAGGTGAATCAATCAAGATTCCAGGAGTTGGGACGTTTGAAGTTCGTGAACGTGCAGCTCGTAAAGGGAGAAATCCGCAATCGGGTGAGGAAATTGATATTCCGGCTACAAAGGCACCTGCCTTCAAGGCTGCTAAAGCTCTAAAAGACGCAGTGAAAGCTTAATAAAATTAAAGAGGACGACAGGAAAGACTTCCTGCACGCTTTGTCACATAGAGCTTATGCTCCTAAAAGTGGCAGAGTTAGATGTTATGGAGGAATTTGTCGCCCTCCCCTCTTTTCGCATGTGTTCATCTCCAGTTTAATTAATTAGAGTTCTTTTATTGATGGCATGGGGGTGTCGTCAATAATAAGCTGTTTACTGATATGTGGGATATCAGTTCTCGGCTAATATTCATTTGTTTGAGGACTTGGAATGCCAGGGTTTCGGATAAGTGGATATTAGCGGGGTATTGCCCTTACGTGGAAGAAGCTTTTTCTAAACATGTCTATTCTCACTTCATACGAACAAAAGCATTAAATTCGACTTTACAGCTACAACTGGTCATTGTAGTTAGTCGGATAATGGTCATTTATGAGGGTTCGAGGTTAACTCGGATGTCTGTATCTAAAAGAGACAGGTAAATGGCCATTATCGGGCTAAATATGCCGATAAGACTTAACGCATTAATGCAAATTGCGACTGAATCCCATCAGGGTCTTATTATGGGTGGCATATAACCTGAATATTAATTGCGGTGCATTGCTTCGGCTTGCACTTAGGGAAGGCAGATGCGTCTCCCTTCCCTTTAAATAATGCCCTTGTAAGCTTTGTTGCTTATTAGAGGTAATCAAAAATTTTTCCGGGTTAGCGAGGCTTTGTAATTACATACCCTCGTAAAATAAGTGAAATGGCTTTTGAGCGCTTGATCACCGCTCCCATTTCACAGAAAAGGATTATTTTCGGTCTTGCCTTTTCAATTTCACTTAACAACACGTTCACTTTATCTCCTTCAACGTTCTGAATGGAGCCTTACCTTTCCCATGCACATACCTCCTTACACGGGGCAGAGAAAACTGTGCAAAATAAATGGCGAGCGTTTGAGACGCTTTGTTTCTCAATAAGGCGTGTAACCCGACAAGAGCATTAAAAATGCCATTGAGAAGGCTTATTAGGGTCTTTCCTTCTCAAATTATTTTTTCCTTGGCTCTCAGACTCTGCTGAGCAGTTGGCAAGCAACATAAAAACTTGATATATAAGATGTTGGCAATAGGAACTTTAAACACATTCAGAAAGTGTGTATTATTTGTTGTCATAGCTCATCTGCCAGGTGTAGAAGGAGCCAGCTGGATTCCGCACAGCGATAACCAGCCTTTTATGCTCATGTACCATGAAGTACAAGGAGTTTCTGAAGACGTTATTTGGCGTCTTTTGTTATTTTCGCCTTACTTATAGTTTGTCGACTACAAAGGTTTCAGTCGCTGAACCCGTAATCAGCGTATTCCCTGTCGATCTGAAGGCTTGCGTCCCTACGTGAGCTACTGACGTAGGTGAAACGGGGTTAGAATGTAATCAGAACAAGGCCATCTAAATCGTTAGAAGGTCTTTTTGTGCTTGCGTTTTACTTTACCGATCATCCGGAATGTGCTTACGAGCCTTCCGGTACGCAAGTAATCAATAATCTCCTTCGGGCGTTTCCCCAACGCCTATCCGACTTATCCTTTCTCCTTTATATCCCCTTTTCGGACGTTACCGATGCTTCGGATCATCGAGCTTCCGAAGGAGCTTATTGAACGTAAATAAAACACATATTGGAGGAATTAAATTTGGCTAAAGGTAAGAAAGAATATTCTTTTAAAAAATGCACTGTAAATGTTGATGAAGATCAAATTATTGAGCATAAAGGTGATGGCATACAAATTCACTCACTATCTAAGTATCTAAGAGAGATGGAAAGCAAAACGGAACCAATTGATTTCACATTAAAAAGTGATAGCGATGTTGCTCCTCAAGAAACTGAAGGACTTCCTGAGTAGGTGGTGACTGAATGACAGCTATTTTAGATACTGTATTACAGCGAGAAAAAGACGAATCGTTCACTGATTATCATATTAGACTTTTCAAAAACAAAGATACTTATCACATTGACACAAAAACAATTGCTACCCTTTTAAATAAGGATCAAGGAACCAACTATGATGAAAGCAAATGGCGTAAAGACTTTAAACAATTTGAGCGCTGGCACGATTATTTTATCTCAAAGAACGTTGATAAAGAAATCCTTGATAAATATGAAACTATTCGTATTGAATCTGAGAAAGAAAAAATCAGAAAACAAGACCAAAACAGAGAGTTCAAAAAGAAGATTTCAAATCAAGCACGATTTGAAAAAATTAGAGATGATGTTGTTCAAGCTATTGCATCTCTAGAGTCAAAAAGACCCCTTCGCTTCACCTTCCCATCCCCCGCTATTGCTAAAAAACATGGACTTGCTCTATTCAGTGATTGGCACTTCGGAATGGAAATCGACAACCGCATTAATAAATTCAATAAAGAAATTTTTAATGAGCGTGTAGAACATCTCACCAACAAAGTAATTGAGTATGGTAAGCAGAATCATATTTCCACACTACATGTAGCAAACCTCGGTGATTTAATCGGAGGTCTTATTCATGTGTCTACAAGAGTTCAAGCTAATGAAGATGCTGTAGAACAAATTAAATATGTATCAGAAACGCTTGCTGAGGTTTTAGCGATGTTGGCAAGTGAGTTTCAAGAGGTTAAGTTCTACAACGTGGCAGGAAATCACGGTCGTCTCTCCCCTTCTAAGAATGATGTGGGGATCAAAGAAAACTTTGAATACCTCATTAATTGGTATCTAGAAGCCAGATTGAAGAATATAAAGAACATCTCAATTGAACCTGAGCAAGACGGATTCATCCCCGCTAAAATCAACAATCAGGAAGTCGTGTTTGTGCACGGCCACTACGATCGTGTTGATCAGTGTGTAACACGATTACCTCAATTACTTGGCTACATCCCTTCTTACATATTCGGCGGTCATATTCATCACAATTATGAAAAAGAGTACGGCAGCACAACAGTTGTTGTAAACGGAGCGCTTGTCGGTGCGGATGATTATGCTATGCAAGGTCGGTTTGGCACAAAACCTTCTCAAAAATTTATGGTTTTTGATGAAGCAGGTATTGAGGCTACATACATAATTCGCTTTTAAAATAAAAAGTTAAAGGAATGATCCTATGTCTGCCAATGAATTTATTGAAATATTAGTAGAACAGTGGGACAACCTGTCCCCTGAAAGCAAGAACACTCTAGTAAATTTGATTGTTAATTAATATAAAACTTTAATTTTATCTAGATAAACACCTTTTTAGAACGCCCATTGATGATTGCGGTACCCTTTCCGCTCTATTGCTGGGCGTTTTATAAAATGTGTTTTTAGAAATTAACGGAGGTGAGTAGATGAATATTGAAAAAATTGTTTGCTCCTGTTGTGGAAAAGAAAGAGACGCAGGACAATATTACGCCTCTGCCTCCCCTTTTCACGCTGCAACAGGTAAGCTACACATCTGTAAACAATGCTTATTAAAAATTGCTGACTCAGACATAGAAAGTCCTATCCATATACAAAATCTCTTACGAATGCTTGATAAACCATACTTACACACTACCTGGATTTCTTCAATTGAAGAAGCAGCAAATAGAAATAGGCATTTATTTTCAATTTACATGAAGAATTTAGGTCTTAGACATAACCGCATGAAAACATGGCAAGACAGTGAGTTCGACGAAGATGGCACGAAAACGCAGCAAGAAATAAACGCAGATCATCCATCTAAAGATGATGGCATTCAGTTAGATGATACCAATAAAAATGATGTATTAAGGATGTTGGGATATGATCCGTTCGAAGGAGAAATTGAGAGTGACAAACGTCTTCTTTACAATAACCTAGTCAACTTCCTTGACGAAGGAACATTAGAGGACAATTTCAAACTACCCGCTGTAATTGAAATTGTAAAAGGATTTAATCAAATTGATAAAATAAACCGAGCAATTGCGACAATTACAAGTGACGTAGCTAATATGTCTAATCAGGCAGGCGGCATTAAATCCTTAATTGACTCCAAAGAAAAGATTCTCAAATCCATGCTGGCTTTAGCTAAAGACAATGGTATCTCGGTAAACCATAACAACAATAAAAGCAAAGGTGCCGGGACTCTTTCAGGAATTATTAAAACACTTCAGGAGAAAGGCTTTGAAGAAGGAGAAGTTAATCAATTTGATATTGAGACAGCACAAGGGATAAGACAAGTAGCTGATTTAAGTAATAAAAGTATTATGGATCAATTGCAATTTGATGAGAATGATTATACTTCAATGATCATGGAGCAAAGAGAAATTATTCAGAGCTTAGATGCAAGAACAATCACTCTTGAAGAAGAAAACCGGAAGCTTAAGAAAGAATTATTTAGCCTGAGTAAAACAGAAGGAACTTTGACAAATGTCTAAAGCTAATATGTCTCAACGGAAAATAGATGGATTTATTAAGCTTGCCGAAGTCATTCAGTGGGGACGAAAAAACCCGGTCAAATTTGTAGAAAGATTCTTCGGCATGGAACTTTTAGATTATCAAAAGTACGCTTTTACTGAAAGTTGGTACAAGCAATATGTTCTTTGGTGCATGGGGCGAAACTCAGGAAAAACAACACTGGGAAGCCCTTTTATTATGGCCAAAAGCCTCCTGATCCCCAATTTCCAAGCGTATATCTTGGCTGGTGTTGGTTCACAATCGCAAGAGATGTTCTTAAAAATTGAAAAAATAGCGAAAAGAGAGATTGCATCCTTTACCGGCCTTACAGACATTTTTTATAACGAAACCGTTAAGAGTGCAGCAAACACTGATGGCTTCACCCACAACCCCGCATCATTTCAATACAAACTTTATAACGGAAGTATTGTAAATTCATTAAACGGATCCTTTGACAACAACCGCTCGAAGCGTTCTAATCTAAATTTCTATGATGAAAGTGGTTTTGCTCCTGATGAGCTTTTTACGACTTCTGAACCGTTTGCTGTTCAGAACAGTGATTTTAGACTAGGTGGAGATGTTGATGTCACTCTATTTCCTAAACAAATGCCCAACCAACTGATTTATGCCTCGTCGGCCTCTTCAACAGATACCTACTTCTATCGAAAATATAGCGATTTTGCTAAAAAGATGTTCTTAGGAGACAAAAGATATTTTGTCGCAGATATCAGTTCAGACATTGTTATAAATGCCACCTTTAATGGAAAACTGTACCCTGTGTCTTTACTATCCCAAGAAACTGTGGATGCAGCAATGAGAGATAACAAAGAAAAAGCTATGCGTGAATATAAGAACATATTCACCACCGAGGGATCAGACAATCAAATCATCAAACGTGCAATGATTATCAGAAATTCTGTAACTCGCCCCCCTGTTCTTGCTAATGATGGCTCCAGAAAATTTTTAATGGCTATCGACCCTGCAAGAAATCATGACAACTCAGTATGCACAGTTGCAGAGCTAATTAATGATGAGAATGTAGGCTACCGGCTTGAAATTTCTAATAATGTTTCTTGGACTGATCTAGAAAAGAAAAAGAAAACCCCAATTAAGACTCCTGATCAAGTTAAGGATTTTAAAAGAATGCTTCTAAATTACAATGGAACAAAGGCAGCTGATTATGAAAATATCGAAAGGATTCTTTTAGATGCCGGTGCTGGCGGTGGCGGTATGAATGCCTGGGCAGATGGTTTACTGGAGGACTGGACAGATACTAAGGGTGTTAAACACAGGGGTCTTATTGATAAACAACACGATGAGTACAAATCTTACATTTCCAAGTATCCAAATGCCAGTGACAAACTTTCCCTCCTCTCACCTCAAAAACTAAAAAGCGACATGTTTGAATCTTTAATTGAGATGATGGATTTAAACTTAATATCATTTACTGAAACCTATGATTATAAGGGAGAAATCACTTTACCTACTGATAACGGTGAAGGAAAAAAGTACAAGCTAACCGATGAAGAAATTTTGTCTTTAACAAATATTGATTTAGCAAAAGAAGAGCTTGTTAGCATCTACAAATTTTCTTCTGGGAGTAGTAGCAAAGTAAGGTATGACTTGCCTCCTGATAAGAAAAGCAAAGTTCACGACGACCGTGCATATACAATTGCAATGCTTGCTTGGTACTTAAAGCAACTAAGACGTGAAAACATAACAAAAAAAGAGCATCCCAAAATTGATATGAATAAAATGTTCCTGTTTAAACAACCGCAAATTTCTTAAAAGAAAGGAGTTGAAATTTGTAACAAATGGATCAACAATTAACAAGTTTTGCGCAGCTGTCAAAGCTACTTCTCAACGACATGAGCTTAAGTAATAACAAATCAGCCATTTCCTCAAAATTCACTAAAGAAAATATCATTACGTACCTTCAAAACCCTCAAAAAAGCCAAAAAGAATTGAGGAGAGTTAGCCGTTTTTTATACAACACCTCGCCTAACTATAAACGCCTGGTTCAATACTTTGCAACTATGCTCCGCTTTGATTACATAATCAAACCTTTCGATTTAAATATAGACAAATTCAAAGAAAAACCCTTTAAAGATCAATATTCCAGCATATTAAAACTCATTGAAACAATGAATCTTCAGCACGAATTCACAAAACTATTGCTAATTGCCTTTAAAGAAGACGTCTTTTATGGATATGAGCATACAACATCTGATTCGTATTTCATTCAAAAACTTGACCCAGATTATTGTAGGATAAGTTCCATTGAAGATGGAGTTTTCAACTACAGTTTTGACTTTGCTTATTTTGATTCTAATAAGGACATCTTAAAGGATTATCCTAAAGAATTTAGGGTCAAGTATCTGAAATACACCAAAGACAAAACAGGCTTAAGGTGGCAAGAACTGAGCTCCGAAAACACTATATGTATCAAGGTAAATGAGGAACTTGAATATCTACTTCCCCCCTTCTCTTCAGTTTTTGAATCAGTTCTTGATATAGATGAAACCAAAAGACTTCGCAATGTAAAAAACAAGATGGACAATTATATGATCCTAACACAAAAAATCCCCATGGATGAGAAATCTGGAGAAGCAGACAAGCTTTTATTGAACATGGAAACAGCCATTGATTTTCACAATATGGCAATGAATGCTCTGCCAGAAGAAGTTGGTCTAGTAACCTCTCCTATGCAAATTGAAGCAATTAAGCTTGAAAGAAAAAGCAATGATGCAGATGCTGTCGCAAAAGCTGAAAGAGATTATTATAATGCGGCCGGAGTCAGTCAAATATTATTCAACAGTGATGGAATGAGTGGAACAGGCCTATCTAAATCGATAATCACAGATGAACAAGTCGCTTTTAGAGTGTTAAAACAATTGGAACGATGGCTGAATAGGAAGCTCAAAAAAATGGATAGTGAATATAAATTCAGAATTGAGCTATTAGAAACTACAAAATTGAATGTTGAAACTGTGCGAGACAGTTTGTTGCAAGCAGCTCAATATGGAATGCCTGTTAAGTCTGCATTAGCTTCTACATTGGGGGTTACACAGAGCAATTTAAACAACATGGCATTTCTTGAGAATGAAATTATGAATTTGCCAGATAATTTAATACCTTTGTCTAGCTCTCACACACAAAGCGTTAAATCTGCTGGAGCCCCAAAGAAAAAAGAAGATGCTCTTTCTGATAAAGGTGTTGAAACGAGGGAAAATGAAGGAAACCTTAATCGAGAGTAATCAAATGATTTTTGAAAGGAGGTGAAAATTTGGACAAAACGGTAGATAATTATGTGCCTCTTCTCTTTCAGAGCTTGGATTCATTTGAAACAGAAGATACGCGATTCTTAAAGGTGAAAATTTGGCTGATGCATTTAGGGGAAAACCTAAATGGAAGCTATTTTAATAAAGAAGCAGTTCAAGCCGCTATCCCCTCTCTTGCTAATACTCCTATTTTATCCTACATAGAAGAGAACTCTGATGGGGATATTGATTTTTCAGACCACCGCATGGTTTTAATTAAAGAGGATGGTCACTTTAAAGTTAAGTATATTGGACAAGCTATCGGGCTCATTCCTGAGTCGAACAATGCAAAGTTTGAAAAACGAGTTTGTGATGACGGAATAGAAAGAGAATTCCTTACTTGTGAAGGACTTGTATGGCAAAAATGGGACGATCCAATCGAAATATTCAACAGAAACAGCGTGAAGTCACAGTCCATGGAACTCCATGATGATTTTGAAGGAGAATGGATTGATGAAGTGTTCCATTTCACTAAATTTAGCTTTTTTGGTGCTTGTGCATTAGGAACTGATGTCCTCCCTGCTATGCAGTCTGCAACTATCGAAACTCAATTCTCAGAAGACAAAATGTTCAAAGGTATTCAAGAAAAAATGGAACTGTTTAAATCCATCAACACTGATAAAGGAGGTATAAAGACTTTGGATAAAACAGAACTTTTAAAACAATTCTCTGTTACTAAAGAAGAGTTAGCCGCAAACGGAATCAATTATGAAGCACTTTCATATGAAGAGTTAAATCAAAAACTCAAAACAGCATACAAAGTTGACAGTAGCTTTTCCTTGCCAGCTAATCAGTTAGAAGCTGAATTAAAACGTGCCCTTAGTGAAGAAAAGTTTGTGAAAACTTATAGTTGGGGTGAATCTGAAGAGCGCATTCGCTATTACTACGCAGATCAAAAAGACGATGAAGTTTTTGCATTTGATAACAAAGAAGACGGATTACTGTATGGCTTCAAATTCTCCATTTCAGAAGACAAGGTGACAATTGATTTTTCAACAAAACACCGAAAGAAGTTTGAAATTGTAGATTTTATCGAAGGCAATGAATCAAAATTTTCTGTGGTGCCTGTTGAAAAACTAAAAGATGAACTTGAAGCAAAGGAAAAAGAGGTTGAACATACTTACGCGTCGGTTAAAGAAGAAAATGAGGCGCTCAAACAATTTAAAGCTGACACTCTTTCTTCACAACGTAAGGAAAAAGAAAAAGAGCTTTATGAAAAGTTCAATCTTGAACTATCTGAAGATGATATCAATTCAGTTAAAGCGATTTCTGAAGGTTTATCTATTCAACAGATTGAAGAGAAACTCTTCACTCTTTTAGGAAAAAAGAAAGCAAATTTTTCATCTTGGAAAAAAGAAAAAGATACAACTGTGAAAATACCTTTTAATAAAGAAAATGATGATACACAACTGGTTTATGGCGGGTTGTTCGAAAAGTTTTCAAACTAAATAACATTTGGAGGAGGCATTTAAATGTCAGGAGTTGTTCGTTTAGATAATTTGGCTGCCGTATACGGCGCCGCCCATATTCATTCTGTAAAAGCAAAACTTAATGTTGAAAATGGTAATGTTGGTGTGGTTGGAGTTCCGTATGAAGGTGAACGAGAGTTGCGCCTATTTAAAAGAGCTACAGATCCAGCCAAAGAAAAAGCTGCTATTGTAGCACAAGATGAGATTATGTATGACCAGACTCGCAGATCACAAAACAATTTAAAGTATTTCAAAATTGACGCCGGTCAAATTTTTAGAGCATACGACCTTGTTGAAGGCGACATCTTTTCTGTTTCACCAGACCTAATTGATGCTCTTGGTGAACAAGTTGTAATTGGAAATAAGGTCACCTTACAAGCTAATTCTTTCAAATATAAAGAGATTGCAGAGGCAGATGTAGCCGATCAAAGATTTGTAGGGCGAATCGAAGCCATCGAAAAGATTGGCACTCAAACAGTAACCGGTAAATCTGGTTATGTGGGCGGAATGCTTGATTTAGTCGTTATCAGAGTAGAACAAAACTAATAATCATAACTTGGAGGTTAATTAATGAAACAAGATCTTGTGAAATTGGGTATTGATTTATATAAAAACAGAGTTACGGATTACTCAAATAATCAGGCAAATGATGTTATCCGTAAAGCATTTGTAGAGATTATCGGTACTGACAAACCAAACTTTAGTCAATTTAGACGCTATAAGAATGATATCTTCGAAATTATTGAAGAGGTACTTGATCAAACAATTACCGATGGTATGATTGCCAGCCCTTTCTTCGAACAATTCGTGGATTACCGTGATTTAGCTCTTGGAGATACCAATGAATTTTATGTTGAAGATAGAACAATGCTGGTAGCAGCGCGCCATTCAGGTAACCATTGGAGCATCAGACGGCAAAAATTGAATATTGGGGATACCTTTACTGTACAAACTGAGCCGTATGCTATTGCAATTTACACTGACTTCAAACGGTTCTTAGCCGGTCGCATTGATTGGGACGCTTTCATTAAAAAAGTAAGTGAAGCATTCACTCAGGAGTTGAATTCACGTATCTATACTGAATTCATGGCTTCTATGGCATACTTACCTGCTGAGTTCAAACAGACTGGCACCTATAATGACGCAACACTAATTGAGCAGGCAGAGCATGTTCAAGCAGCAAACCAAGGATCTCAAATCATTATTGCTGGAACACGCACAGCATTGTCTAAACTATCCGGTGCTACTACTCTCATGAGTGAAAATATGAAAGATCAAATTAACAAAAACGGTGTTCTCTCCGTTTGGAACGGATACTCCCTCCTTCCTATCCCTCAAAGCCACAAACCAAACACTTTTGAATTCCAAATTGCAAATGATCGTTTGATGGTTCTACCAGCCAACGCCAAACCTATTAAGGTTGTCAAAGAAGGAACTCCTTTTATTAAAGAAGTATCCGATGGTACAACCAACCAAGATATGTCTATGGAGTACAAATTCATTACTCAATACGGAGTGGACACAGTATTTAACGTAATGTACGGTATGTATCAATTTGCATAATATGAGGGCTATTTAGCCCTCATATATTTTTGATGAAAAAGGAGAGTTTTAAATGGCAACAAAAGAAACTGCAATTGAATCTAATGAAGTGGTTACTGAAAAAGAAGCACCAAAAAAGAAAACAGTTAAGAAAAAGAAACAAATAAACCGTACTCAGTTGGTGTCATGTTTCAATGTAACGAGTGGAAGTTTGAAATACATCTCAAAAAAAACTGGGCTAGAAACTGTATGGAGTGCGTATGGGGATGAAGAATACATAGAGGTATCTGAATTGTTAACAATGAAATCGTCTCAGCCTAAGTTTCTAACTGAGCCTTGGATTTTTATCGATGATGAGGAAGTTGTTCAATACTTAGGTTTAAGCAAGGTTTATCAACACATTATTCCTATTGATGAAGTTGAAGAATTCTTCAATCTTTCAGCCACAGATGCCAAAGATATCTTACCTAAATTACCTAGAGGAATGAAGGAATTGATTGCTGACAAAGCTAGAAAAGGTGTTGAAAGTGGAGAATTTAATAATCTTCAGCTTCTTAAGCTATTGGAAAAAGAGCTCCATTTGGACATTCTTTCATTAGCAGATTAGGAGGCGTAAAATTTGCCTACTCCTTTTGAAGAAATCTACGGGTTTTTCCTTCCTAAGTTAACTGATTACTCATTTTTAAATATTTCCGACCGAGATTTGGCTGATACCTTAGAGCCTTTATTAAGGTCGTCATCTATTAAATTTAGAAGGTGTAAAAAGGACTTAACTGACAGGGATCAAGAACTCAAACAATTCAACGAAGATCTATCTGATGAAGAAAAAGAAATTCTGGCCTGCTTTATGGTTGTAGAATATCTCACTCCCAAAATAGTTACTGCTGACCTTTTACATCAAACTCTGAGCTCTAAGGACTTCAAATTGTATTCGCAAGCGAACCATATTAAGGAGATTAGAGAGCTACGTAATTTAATCAAAAAAGAAGCTGAAAATTTAATGGTGCAATATACATACTCAAATATAAGTATGAGAGGCTTTAGATCATGAAGATGATAACAGATTCAAAAACTCAGTTAGCATACTTCAACTTTTTAAAGTCACGCATCTTTAAAATCATTCCCCTCCTAGAAGAAAGTAATTATGGTATTAATAATTATGTCAGTTCACTAATCTTCGAATTATATGGAGCTCAGGATACTATTAAATCTGCACATGATTGCTCTGATTATGTTGTGATGCTTGCAACTCTAGAGTCCATTCGATTGAATATTTCATCACATGACTACAGTTTTCATGTCGTTAGAAAAGAAGTGTTTAAAGTTCTTGCAACCATTGAAAAAATAATGGGGAGAATGGAACATTGAACTCTTTTGAAACATATAAAAAGAGGTTACTTGCATACGGCTCTACTCCTGATGAAGTTATAATTAATAACACGAAAGACACAATAAATAAGTCTTTTGATTCTTCACTCTTCTCTGAGAGCATTCCGATCAACGGTGAATTAACCGATGTAATAATAAATCAGGGGAAAACCTCCGAAGATAAAACATTACTGTTTCGACCTGATTATGAATCCCATAAGGGAGCTATTGCGGAGATAAACGATTCCCCTTTTCTTATTACAGAGTTTGATACAAACAGGCTTTATCCCATAGCCAAGGCTAAATTATGTAACTCATCTATTTCACTAACATCATCTGATCGTAAGATTCCATCTGGAAAGATTAATGAAATTACAGGAAAACCAATTATGATTACAGTTCCTGGTGAAAAGCTTGAAATTCCTTGTGTCTTTGAGCGCACAAACTCAATAATTGGATCCGAATTGGCCATAAACATTCCTGAAGGACAAGCACATGTCACCATCCCCTTTTTAAAACATGAAAAATTAAAGAAGGGTCTTTTTCTTTCTTTTTATGGCGAGGAATTCCGTGTTGATGATATAGACTATTCCAAGGTCTATGGAGACACCGGAACAATTAGACTTATAGCCAAAAAGAAAGTTGGAGGTGATAGTGAATGAGTATGATGGTCGAACATATGACAACTGTATTCAGAACCATTATGAATGATACTGAATTGAATCGTCTTTTATATTATAAAGATGCCCCTCTCTCCTCTTCTCTCCCTGACGTTCAGACATTGGAAAATTATTATGATCCAGTTGATAATTCCCCATCGATATTAAGCTCCATAATCAAACGTGCTCCCAAAACTGATGATTTAACCGATCAACCAATTTGCAGGCTTTGTGTCTATCTTGGTAATGGAATCCCTAAACCCTCAACCCAAAGTGTGATGCTGCTAGATCAAGACTTGATGATTGATGTTTATACACACATTAACACTTATGAAGAGACTGAATTTAGGAACCTGAAAATTACTGATCGTATTTGCGACATGCTCTTCAATCAAAATTTTGCTGGCATCGGTAAAAATGTTAAATACACAAGGTTGCTCATATCAAATGCGCCTGAAGGGTACTTGGGATACAAATTGATATTCACTTTCGGAGCAAGTAAATGAATGTGTTAAAGGATTTTTTCTTTTTAGGAAGGCCTATTAATACTGAAGTCGGTGCAATAAGCTTTATCCACTTAAGAGATTACCCAGAGTACATAAGCGAGCTAAATATGATGAAAATGAGCAAGAAGGAAATCATCAGAAACTTTTCAAAAATCAACAATGACGGTTCATTAAATGATTTAATTATCGAATTGAAGAAGAACAGCCTCTTCAAAATTGTTCATGATTACTTACCTGAATTTAACCAGGCTTATTTTAAAGTGTTTAGCAAAGTATTTGTGGACAAAGAATCACTACATCTTATTGATCAGAAAGCATTTAATAATGTTAGAAAATTGATATTAGAGATGCATTGCTTGACTGAAGAGAAAATTGTTGAGAATGATGAATTGCAGGAGTTTCATGATTTAAATAATCAATTAAAACTCCAAAATTCTCAAAATGATTTAAAGGACATCGCCAGCTGTGTGGCTGCATTTAATGGATACACATATCAAGAGGTAGCCGATATGACTATTTATCAATTGTACCTGTCATATTACAGAATGGGTGAAATAATCAATTATAACACTTCTGCGTTATTTGCCACTGTATCAACTGATGTGAAAATCGGTGACTGGAATAGTTATGTTGATATGTATAGAGAAGAAAACCACCACCTCAGTACAGCAGATGCTAAAAACTTAGAGCAATTATTCGGAGACTGATTTTCAGTCTCTTTTTCATTTTAAATTAGGAGGAAAACACTTGGCAAAACAAACAGTTATCCATGAAGTTGGTAAGGTGCTAACCAAAAGGCTTAGTGACCATAAAGTCGTTGCATCTTCTGTAACGCAAATGACTCAGTTCTCGCAACAAGTCCAACAAGACTTTTTAAAAGGTGGATGGGGAAATAGAGACCTTTATGTCATCAACTCAAGCAAAGAAGTTTCAGGTAATGTAAAAAATGCTTTCTTTGATCTTGATTTTATGGCAATGCAGCAAGGTGTACAAATTGAAAACGAGACGATTTCTGTATGGGAAGATGAAAGTCTTACTGTAGATGATTCTGGCACGGTCAAAATCGCGTATACTCCTTTATCCAGAGTCTCACTTACAAATGAAGACGGAGATCAACAAGAATTTAGTGTTTCAGACAAAACAATTACTGTTCCTGAAACGTTTGCTACTAAAGGGAACGCTGTAACAGCTCATTATCAAATTGAAGTTGATGCAGAAACAGTTGAAATTAGTGGTGAAAAATTCTCTGAGAACTATTACTTCGAAATTCACACACTTGAGTACGATCCAAAGACATCAAAAATTTACAGTGACCTATATATCCAGTTGCCTAAAGTTAATTTCTCTGGTGAAGCAGACATGTCTTTGGAAGCAGGACAAGCCTACACACCTGAAATTGGATACAGAGCATTAGCTGATGACAATGGCAAGATCGGTTCTTTTGCACGTGTTAAGCGTAACCCTGATGGGACAAAAGGAGTTAAAACGGAACAAGAAGATGCGACATCGAAAAGCAGTGTAGACATTGGAACAACGCAAGAAACAAAATAACGTTAGGAGCTTGATATCTTGGCACTTTTAAACAAAGACGGAGACATTTACACTTCAGCTAGAGACGATGGAAATGGTAAACCGATCACTGACATTCACCTAAAATCACAAGAAAAACCCCTACAAGTTGACTTCCCTCAAGCCGGTTTGGATGCTATCAAAGGTATCCAAGTACAATCACCTTCCGTGACCTTGAATGAAAGAGATCCAGGCTTCTCCTCTTTTAAAACGGATAAATTCACTGTTACTTCAACAGCTCAAAAAGTTACCGCAGGTATCACTGACAGGACAGCACTTACTATTTACCCTCCTGCAGAAGGCACGATTTACATTGGGAACTCAACTGTAACTGCTGATACAGGTATCCCATTGACAGCCGGTGACAAACCTTTTTCGGTGCCTGTTGCTGCTGGCAAAACGCTTTATGTCTATGTGATCAATGACGGTACTGACAGAGACGTAAGAGTATTTGAAGCTAAATAAATTGAGGGGATACTTCCCCTCTCCTTTTTAAATAAAAGTCAGTTTTTAAACAGATTTAGGAGGTGGAGTTGTTGACAGAAACCGATGCAAATATTTTAAAAACCATTCCAGATAAAGCAACCTTTACATTCCACGAAGCAACAACTGCCCCGTCTGAAGGTGAAGAATTTGTAGTATCACATTATCGGGATATTACTGTTAAGATCTCTGGTTCCTCAACTTCAAGAGAAATAAAATTCTTTGCCGTAGATGAAAATGGTGAAAAGACAGAAATTGCTGGAACAAACAAAACTGATTTTCAATTAGGTACGGGCACATTGAATACAAATGAAATCTGGGATTTTGATATTGCAGGGCTTTTCAAATTCATGGTTGAGGTTGTTTCCGTAAATGGAGATGTAACGATTAAAGGAATTGCGGTGAGTTAATGAATAGTAGCAAATTTGTAGGTCAGCTCAAACAAAATAACGAGCAAATTAATAATCTTAAAGATCAATTTTTCAGAACTGAATCACATATGTCAAATCATGAAAAACGCTTGAATGACAAAGTTGATGAGTTCATGGAGAAGCAGAATTTTGATTTAAAAATGCATATTCAAAACAATGAGAATCCACATCATGTCACTAAAGAACAAGTCGGATTATCAAATGTGATCAATGAAGAGCAAGCCACAAAAGTGGATTTTGATAGTCATCTTGACGATAAGGAAAATCCCCATTCAGTTACTAAAAGCCAAGTTGGCTTGGCTAAGGTTGATAATGTACAGCAAGCAGCGAAGGTTGATTTTGACGCTCACAATGCAGACCTCGATCGACATATCACAAAGGATGAGCGCAGTTATTGGAACAGCTCCGATGAAAGGACGAAGGCTTTTTTAGCTGAACATACTAACGATCAATCAAACCCACACAAGGTTACTGCTGAACAGGTTGGGCTCGGGAATGTAGACAATGTAAAACAAGCTACTAAAAATGACTTTGACAATCATCTAAATGACACTAATGTCCATATCAACAAATCTGATCGGGATAAATGGAACGCTGCTCAACTTTTCAAACTCACTGCCGATGATGGAAAAGTAATCTACAAAGACAGTTCTGAAAAAACGGAATACAACGATTTGATTACCACCGGGTTCTATTTAATCGCCAACCAGGGACTACACTCCCCTGCTAACTTGTCCAATGTATATTTGGTTGTCATGAATTATGGTGATACAATAGCCCAATTTGCTTTAGAAGCATATTACGGAACTCATAGTTATTTCCGATTTAGAAAGAGTGATTCAACTTGGACTTCATGGCAAACACATGAAACGACCGACGGAGCACAAGCAAGAGCTACTGCTGCACTCAACTCAGCTAAAACCTATACCGATACCAAGCTTTCCTCTACGACATGGTACACTCCTACTTTACAAAACGGATGGGTTAATTACACTGATGCTAACTCTACAGATCAAACAGTGTTTAAAACTCGATATACAAAGGATGCTACAGGGACTGTTTTTGTTGAGGGCGCTATAGCAAAAGGAACAATTGGCTTTGGAGTGGCTGCGTTCACTTTGCCTGAAGGATACAGACCTGGAAGAGCGTTTCAGTGGGTTGGTGTAGCTTCCCAAGCAGGAATGTCAGGTGTCCCGCAAACTCACAGAGCACTTATTGACACCGACGGAAAAGTTATTATAGAAAATAGCTCAAACACCTCCAAACCCAATGATTACATTAGCTTAGGCTTTAGTTTTAAGGCCGTGTAGGGAGAATATTATGATGCAAGTATACAAATATGACGAAAATTATATTTACGAATTCCCTGTTGTACTTGAAGACGATAGTCCGCTTCCTGATAATTGCACTACTATAGCTCCATCCGATGGTCTTTATATTCCTAAATTCAGTCCTAAAACGAAAAAATGGGTTGAGTCCGCCTCCAAAGAATACATTGACAGTTTAAAACCCCTTGACCCCGAGCCATCGGAAGCTGAAAAAGTTAAAAAACAATTAAGTGATTTAACATATCAACTAATGATGGATGGTGTACTTTAAATGAATTGGTATGAACTTATAAAAGATTATTACAACGATGGCAATGGTGTGTGGGATGAATACCGAGTAGCGCAAGCTGTAGTAAAAGGGAAAATTACACCTGAACAGTACGAAGAAATTGTTGGAAAGAAATATATTGAACCAACTACCTAATTATGATAATTTTAGGTTATGAAAACAATAACTTTCATTACATTCATCAGTGCTTTAGTCTTACTTGGGGGATGTTCATTTAACGAAGTAGAAACATCAGCTACTGGATTAGGAAAAGGAAGCAGTAAACAATACGAGCCGTTAATGATTGCACATCGAGGCGCATCAGAAATTGAGCCAGAGCATACCTTACTCTCCTACGAACGAGCAATAAAAGACAAAGCAGACTACATTGAAATTGATTTAAGACAAACCAAAGACGGTCATCTAGTCGCAAATCATGATAAGACTGTTGATCGAACCACAAACGGCAAAGGAGAAGTTGAGGATCTTACATTAGATCAGATTAAAAAGCTACGTACTGAAAAAGGGCAAAATATCTTAACGATTGAAGAAATAATTAAAAAGTTTGGACAAACTACAAACTATTATATCGAGACTAGAACAAACAACAAAGGCAAATTAGTAATGGAGAAAAAGTTAACTGACATACTCTCTAAAAATAAATTAATCGTTAATAACAAAGTTGTTCTAGAATCATTTAGTGAAAAAAGTCTAAAGAAATTACATAAGCTTAACAGCCATGTGCCTCTTGTTCAACTTTTAAAAGATGAAGACGTAAAGAATATGAGCAATTCAAAGCTAAAAGAAATAAAAAAATATTCTAATGTTGTTGGCCCTAATGCCAAATTGGTTGATAAAGATTTTGTTGAGAAAGTCCACAATAACCATATGAAAGTACATGTGTTTTTTGATACTGATAAAGAAAGAACATACACTTCCCAAATGCTGAAGTTAAAAGTTGATGGACTATTCACAAATAATCCAGCTTATACAGAAAAAGTTCTAAAAGAAGATTATAAATAAAATACAAGTTTTATTTAGACACCTCTCCCCTTTTGAGGTGTCTTTTTTAATGTGTGCAGAGGATATATTAGGAGGAATTGAAATGGCATCGAAAAAATTAAATCTTGGGTTGATCGAAGAAAGTGTAAGCAAATATGAAAAGAAAGAACGAGTGCAACTTACTGATGACGTTCATGTTTTTATTTACCCTTACTTCTCCCCTACCCGCTTAACCAAAATGCTTACTGAATTAATTACTGATCCACAAAATGCTGAAGAAAAAAACATTGATTTTAAAAGCATAAATCCTGTTCAATGGGGATTCTTTTCACTAATTAAAGAATTTACAGACTTGGGTATTCCAAGTGATATCAAAAACAAAGTAAAGTGGTTTGTTAAGCTTGTGGACTCTGAATTTTTCCCATTGATTATCAGTAGTTTCCCTGAAGAAAGCATGAAGAAATTTAGAGAAGCAACAAAGATGATGCAAGAAAATTTAGACAAACTGTCAAATATGTCTCAAGAAGAAATAAATGATCTTATCCTCAATAAGGTTGAAGAGATTGAAAATGAACAAGAGGCTGAATAATGGCCAAGAATATAAAAGAAATAGCAGCACTAATTGAATTTGCCGCGAAGCAAGCCGTTCAAAAACAGGGAAACACAAAAAATACGATGATTAAAACAGGTCAAGAGCATGTGCAATCTGATGTGTACGACGCCTACGATCCCCTGGAATATGAACGCACATCTCTTTTGAAGGACTCCTTTGTCATTCAAAACGAATCTAACGGAATTTCATTAGACAATACCCGTGAAGACAACGGTAAGGATGTTGCCACGGTTGTTGAGACTGGTCAAGGATACACGTATCCAGATAAATACGGTTATGGTTACGGAAAACCTCGCTCATTTATGAAGAATACCGCTGAATCGTTAAAAGATGGACGATTAGTTGCTGCTATGAAAAAAGATTTAAATACAAGTGGTATTAAAACAGAATAACGGTGGTGTATTAATGGCCAGAGAAATAAAACAAAACATGATGCGCTCTAGAGCCGAAAAGTTGCCCGAAGTCACGGATGAAATGTGGGGTCAGGTTGATGACGAGCATAGAAGCTTAACTCAAGAGTTTCTTGACGCCCACTCATTCCGAGATAAAACCAGAAAGCAATACAACTCCTCTCTTCGTCAGTTCTTCTGGTGGGTACATAATTCCTTGAATGGGAAGAAGCTTTACAAAATATCCAAAAGGGATTTCATCAGATATCAAAGCTTCCTGAAAAATAGAGGGATGTCTTCAAGTGGAATAGCTTTAAAAAAGGCTGGAGTATCTTCTTTAAATAACTACATTGAAAATGTTGTTGCTGAAGATGACGATAATTACAAATCATTCAGGAACTTCACAAGAGGTCTCCCTGCCATCCCTAAAACAACCACGTATGAAAAAGTAAAGGTTACTTACGATGAATACAGAACAATGATGAAAGTGCTTGAAGAAGATAAAAACTATTTGGGGATGGCTTGGTTAGCTACTGCCTTTAATGTAGGTGCCAGAAGAGCTGAAATTATTCAGTTTAAAACCGAAATCCTGAATTATGAGATACCTGAAGGTCAATCTTATGTCATGGCTCACAAAGTTCTTGGAAAAGGAAAAGGCGAAGGAAAACCCCTCGACTACATGATTAACACAGAAGCACTGGAATATTTGAAGCTTTGGCACGAACAACGGGGATATGACCATGAGTATCTATTTACTACACAGTACGGTGGCCAACCAAGACAAATGTCAGAGGGTTGGGCTGACTATTTTTGTTCTGATGTTCTTTCTGATATCCTTGGCCGCCGCATTAACCCTCACCTCTTTAAAGCCTCCTGTATTACTTACCTTCTTGAAGTCAAGAAAATTAAGATTGAGCTCGTGAGTAAATATGTTGCACAGCATAATGATGTGTCTACAACAATTAAGCATTACGACCTTCGTGATTTTAAAGAAGAAAAGAATCAAATCTTCTCGTAAACATTATGAGCCTCTTCAATCCTCACCAAAGTTCAATTGAGAATATGCAACAGCAAATTAATAAATTGAACGAAGCTGTTGCTGAATTAACTAGGCAGCTTGATGCTAAAGCTGATAAGAACCAATTCGGATCTAAACAGATTGATGAATCCAAGATCAGTGATGGTAAAGTTCTTGTTTACAACGCAAGCACCGGTAAACTTGAATACGGGAAGATTAAGAAAAGCTTGTTGGGTGACATATCAATTGATTTGCTTTAGGCAGCACTCTTTATGAAATCCCTCTTTTATGCAGAATCAAAATCCTTCAATTGAGGGATTTTGCTTATGTTTAAAAACAACAGCCCCACACATTAGTATGTAGGGTCTGGTTTTCCAATGAGATTTTTACAAACCTTTGAGATAACAATGCTAACAAGTAGAGTAGGAAAAACTATACTCATTGCAATTATTGCTCCTATTATTGAAGCACCAGCAAAATTCACAGCTTTAAACTGACTAAACAAAGATCCAGATAAACCTTCGAACAATAATAACATTGTTATCAAAACTCGGCCTTCCGTTGTCTTTAAAGCTAATATATAACGTTTAACCATAGTCATCATATTTAACACCCCTCCCCTTAAATATATTGTACCATTATTTAAGTTAAGAGTAAAAATAATCAATTTTACATATTATATTTTAATATGTCAATATTAAACATGTCCACTTCATTACCGATATTTACAGAAGAGGTGGATATTAAAATGTGGTTTAAAAAGAAGAAAAACAAAAAGAAGCCAGACAAATTAAACGAAGTATTGCTTGATTGGTCAGACGAAGATTTGATTGATTATATAATTGACAGTTTTAGCTATGTCAAAACACGTAGTTCAAGGACGGAATTAAAACGCATACGACGTTTAAATAAGGATGTTATTGTACTTGCGATAGCTAGAATGAAACAGATTGAAGAGGCTTCAGATAATTCTAAAATTGTTCCTGGTGTTCTTGCCAGTAGTACCTTTTTCGCTACCCAAATAATAGCTTACTTAAAGTTTGACGTGCGAGATAATTCCCCTGAGCTACTTCTTTCACTGAGTTTTGGAGTTTTTTTAAGCATGATAATATTTCTACTTATCACTTTTGGTTTGCGAAAAGGAAAAGATCATCGTTCAAATGCAGCGAGATACAGGAGTTTGCTTGAGGAAGTCAAATCAGAAAATAACAAGCAAGAGCATTCCTAACAATCCAGTTCTACACTTTTGGAAATCATGATATAATGTAGGAAAATAATACTGGCGGTGGTTGGATGATTTGGGCTATCATTCTAATTTTAGTGGTTGGCGCTTTCATTATTATTGGGATTAGCGCTTCAGACAAACAAAAAGAAATAGACAAAAAAAGAGCCGGAGAGATTGTTACGGTTGGGAATTTCCCTTCTAATTATAAGTCCATCATAAATCCAGATAAAAATGCAAAGCTTACTTTAATTGATCCAGAAGATAAATTTGTAATTCACAGCTTCAAACAGGATGGAACATTAGAAGAGAGAATTGTCCCCTTCAGCAAAATAATTCAAGCTGAAGTTACAATTGATGATAACACAGTTACAAAAGTGTCCAAAGGAAGTCAAATAACAGGCGCTGTTGTTGGTGGGTTAGCAGCAGGAAGTATTGGAGCGTTAGTTGGCGGGCTATCTTCTAATAAGACAGAAACAAAGTACTTCAAAAGAATTGATTTAAAATTAAAGCTCGATGATTTCTCTTCCCCTATTTACAGATTTGATTTCCTACCGAGTAAAGATGAATTTGGCCTAGAGAATGTTAAAGGGTTTAAACAGGATGATCCGAAAGTTAAAGATGCTTTATCAAATGCTGAAATATGGCAAGGTATTATGGAGATAGCAATACGGAAAGCAAACAAAGTCGCTCAATAATGAGTGGCTTTTTTATGTGCCCTAAAAATCACTCTCCCCTACTCGAAAGGATGTGACCTATATTTGAGTCAAGATTTAAAGATCATACTCACACCCAAAGCTGATACTTCTTCAAAAACTGTCGAACAGTTAAATCAGCAAATTAAATCTTTAGAGAAAAAGCTAAATTCCCTTAATTTAAAGACCAATATTGATGCCTCTGCTTTAAAGACTCTCAACGAATTCTCCTCTGCAGTTGACACTTATCAAAAACATCTCAAATCCTTCAATCAAACAGTTAAAGAAACTACAACGATTACCAGAAATGCTGATGGCACTGTTGAAAAGCTTACGCAGCAGTATAAGAAAAATGGCGAAATCATTCAGCGTGAAACAAAGACCATAGACAATCGTAATCAATCATTACGTGAACAAACACAAGAAGTTAACAGGCTTGCTCAAGCCACTGAAAAACTTGGTCAGGTACAGAAAAGAACAGAACAAAAGAATTCTCAAGGACAAACAACGAGAGTTACTCAAAAGAACCGCAATGGCTTCGATGATATAACTTATACGACTGACCCAAAAACAAACGCTACTTCATCAAAAGTAACAACGAATTATGATCAACAACGAAACGCTATTGAACAATTAAAGCTGGATTTAGAAAAACTTAGACAACAAGGAATTGTAACCGATACTACCCTCTCTTCTCTTGGCCGGAAATTAAACACTGCTCAAACAGCACAACAAATTGAAGCATTACAAAACAGAATTAAGATGCTCGATGATAAGTCTGCTGCTGTGGCGAAAAATAATGAACTCAGAAAAACTATTGAGTTGTATCAACGCCAAGCGCAGGTAAACGTACAAAACCTTAATACACGTTACGGCGATACAATGGGTGCCGGCAATAGACAAGCTACTCAAGATTATTTAAATGCAGTAAATAGTCTTAATGTAAGTGCCGGCGGTAGTAATATCAGATCTCAAATGCAAAGCTTGAACATGCAATTCAGGGAATTAGCTTCAAATGCTCAAACAGCGTCTAGTCAAGCCTCGTCTTTTGGTGCGGAGCTAACTCAAGCTTTCAAAAGCATGTCTACATATTTAATCTCCGGTTCTTTGTTCTATGGTGCTATATCTGGGCTCAAGGAAATGGTCTCCCAGGCTGTTGAAATTGATACTCTAATGACAAACATCAGACGTGTAATGAATGAGCCTGATTATAAGTACAATGAGCTACTCGAGGAATCAATAAACCTAGGAGACACCCTTTCAAACAAGATCACTGACATACTTCAAATGACTGGCGATTTCGGGCGTATGGGGTTCGATGAAAGTGAACTGTCCACTCTAACAAAAACCGCTCAGGTACTTCAAAACGTCTCTGACTTGACTCCTGACGACACAGTTAACACTTTAACTGCCGCAATGTTAAACTTCAATATTGCTGCGAATGATTCTATCTCAATTGCAGATAAGCTTAATGAAGTCGATAACAACTATGCTGTAACTACTCTTGACCTAGCGAATTCGATTCGAAAAGCAGGAAGCACCGCTTCCACTTTTGGCGTTGAATTAAACGATCTGATTGGTTATACTACAGCAATTGCAAGTACCACCCGTGAATCAGGAAACATTGTTGGTAACTCACTTAAAACCATTTTTGCACGTATTGGGAATAATGACAGCTCAATTAAAGCCTTAGAACAGATTGGTATTTCTGTGAAAACTGCCAGTGGTGAGGCGAAATCTGCTACTGATTTAATTAACGAGTTAGCAGACAAATGGAATACCCTCAGCGATGCTCAAAAACAAAATACCTCAATAGGTGTAGCGGGCATTTATCAGCTTTCTAGATTTAATGCCTTGATGAATAATTTCTCCATATCACAAAATGCAGCGACCACTGCAGCTAATTCCGCAGGAAGCGCTTGGAGTGAACAGCAGAAATACGCTGACAGTTTACAGGCAAGATTAAACAGGCTGTCAAACGCATTTACAGAAATGTCGGTTGCCTCAAGTGAAGCCTTCATCTCTAATAGCATTGTTGTTTTTGCAGATGCACTTAAAGGATTAATGCAAACAAGTGCTCAAATTACTAAAACAGTCGGGCTCCTCCCTCAAGTTTTTGGTTCTGCGACAACTGCAATCCTGCTTTTCAACACCTCTCTTCGTACAGCTACCATCTCAACTGGAATGTCTGCAATATCAACCCTTAAAAATCTTGTCTTAAACTTTAATGCTGTTGGGCTTGGTGCAACAACAGCTTCAGCTAAAACTGCAGTTTGGACACGAGTGGTTAATGCTTCAAGCGTTGCGATGAGCAATCTAAAGAAAGTCGCAGTCTCGACAAGCGCTTTTTTAGCAGGCAGTTTTCTTCCAATGGCAGCTATGGTTGGACTTGGCGTCGTTATTGAGAAACTCATTTCCTCTTATTCTGAATTAAAACAAGCTAGGGAAGACTTTGAACAAGCTAAAACTACTAGCATTGAAGCAATTACAACCAATAAAGATGAAACTGATAAACTGATTAGCCAATACAAAGAACTGCAAAAGGCTAAAGATGGCGGGGCTTTATCAGCCAATCAGGAGCAAGAATACCTACAAGTAACACAACAATTAGCACAAACATTCCCGAATTTGATCGCTGGTTATGATTCTCAAGGGCAAGCAATCTTAAAGAAAAACCAAGCACTTAAGGATGCTATAAAGTACACTGAAGACCTTAGTAATTTAAACAAAAAAGACATTCAAACAGGTGCCAATAGTAACTTTAAGCAAAGCTTAAAAGACATTGATAAACTCAATGATAAGATTAAACAGTATAAGCAGGTTGCTGATTATTATAAAAACGGCAAGAGCTGGGATATTTTCTCTTCTGAAAATGACAAAAAAAATCAAGGTATTAAAGCTGAACAAGATGCACTACGTACTGAACAAGAGCTATCCAGCTCACAGGCTAAAATTAGAGAGCAAGTGCAACAGACAATTGATGCCTTTAACTCAATAAAGATAAATCCGAATCTTTCAAGGGAAATATCTAACGCATTCGATAAAATCGACTTCAGCAAAATGAATGCAGATGAACTTGAGTCATTTTCAATAAATGTTTCGAAATACATGGATAATATCCAAAAAGCTCTGCAATCGGGCAATAAAAATAATTTTGATTCCGCCTCTAAAAGCTTAGAACAGCTCGTTAATCAATATATGAGTGGCAAAGATAAAGCTAATGGTTTGGCTTTATCTTATGATGACCTTAAAACTGCCATTGACTCTACAAATGATTCTGCACAAACTGCAAAAGTAACATGGGATGAAAATGGTGAAGGTGTAGATGCATTAGGTGAGCAAGTCGGGAATTTATCTGACAAGCTCAAAGAGGCTAAAGGTGATTTTGAAGCAATTAAAGGAATCATCGATGATTTAGTTGAATCGAAACAAAATGATGCTGCTATATCTGCCATTCAAAATGAAGCTTATGACACTATGTCTGACAGCATCTCCCCTTTAAATAGCCTCCTTGAGAAAATGTCTGAAGGTAAAAGTATATCTGCAACAGAAGCCATGAAGCTTATTCAGAAAGAACATGATCTTGCTGATGCAATTTCAGTTGAAAATGGTGTTGTAAAAATCAACAGAAATGCAGTTGTTAAGCTTCGGGACACAAAACTCAAAGCTTACAATGATATGCAACAATCTGTAAGACAAGATCTAATTAATCAGGCTAATGCATTAAACAAAAAGATTAATATGTATAAGTCTGAAGTCAAGGCTATCAAGACTGTTCAAGACGCTTATAAAATGAAGTCTGAGCTTGAAGATAACAAGAAAAAGATATACGACGAACTAAAAAAAGGGAACAGTGGTGCGCTGCAGTTCCTACCGAAAACACAGGATGATTTAAATCAGGTCACTGATATCACTGATCAGCTTAAAGAGCTTGATAAACTAGCCGATTTGGCTTCAACTTCCCTATCTGAAACAGGAACATCTCTTGATGACCTGTCTTCTTCAAGTGATAAAGCCTCTGAGGAAATGAAAACATCTATGTATGTGGCTGATAAATACAAGGAAGCTCTGGAGAAAGTCAACGCTGAAGTTGAAAAGTACAATAAGCAGGTAAACGACTATCCAAAGTATTCTCAAAGTTATCGAAATGCCCTGCAGAAAGAAATTAAAGCTCTCCAACAAAAGAAAAAGCTTATGCAGGAGCAAGCCAAACTCCTCAAGGATCAAATTAAGTCAGGGAACATTACACAATACGGTATTGTAACCTCTTCCCTCTCCGCTGGTTCATCTTCTGGTAGTTCTTATACTTCCGGTGGCGGGTCTTACTCCGGTAAATACTCCAGTTACATTAATTCTGCGGCAAGTAAATACGGTGTTGATCCAGCTCTAATTGCAGCTGTGATTCAGCAAGAATCTGGTTTCAATGCAAGAGCTCGTTCTGGAGCTGGAGCTGCTGGTTTGATGCAGGTGCGACCGTAAGGTCATGTAAGAAATTTTCTTTAGCAAGAAACAGGTACGATCACGTCTCCTGTCATCACTCAACTTATCCGGGAAGGAAACTGAACGGGGAGTGTAGCATGTTGAGAAAGCCATAAGTTATCGAAATACCACGGTACGACTGAATGGCAAGATGAAAAGTTGTAAACAAGGATGAAAGCTAAACTGCTTAAACGATAGTCCGAGGTGATTAAAGGGCCATCTATAACGGAAGGTATTTATAAACGTTATACAACCAATACCCTATTGATTAATTGCATGTCAATCGGGAGTGATCTAAAGGTTGACCGTCTTCAATAAGAAGAAAAGGACGAACGTCGCATCCGAAATTACAACGCGCTTGTTCTTACATGTGCTAAACGGTGATTACCTAAGTTGGAATGCTTAATAGCTATGGCATTTAGTGCCTGAATATCCAATAAGGTAACGGAGTTTCCGTAGTAGTCCGAGGTAGGGAAAGCCTACCACATGGCGAAGGGAAACAGCTTATCATGTCTTACACAAAAATGGAAAGGAGCGTGAGGCTCTATGAGAAGTCCACAAGTCGTGTTAGACAGTCTAGCGAGACAAACAACTCGTTCGGATTATAAATTTAAACGTCTATATAGAAATTTGTACAACACGGAATTTTATCTCTTAGCCTATTCAAACATCTATTCTAAAGAAGGAAATATGACAGAAGGTGCCGACGGTCAAACTATCGACGGTATGAGCCTAGAACGCATTGAGAATTTGATTAACAGTCTTAAAGATCACAGCTATCAACCAAAACCATCGAAACGAACATATATCCCAAAGAAGAACGGGAAAAAACGTCCATTGGGTATACCATCATTCGAAGATAAGTTGCTACAGGAAGTAGTGAGAATGCTTCTTTCAAGCATCTATGACAAAACGTTTTCCACAGTGTCCCACGGGTTTCGGCCTAATCGAAGTTGTCATACTGCTCTAACCCAGGCAAAAAATAAATTCACTGGTACTAAGTGGTTCATAGAAGGCGATATAAAAGGTTTCTTTGACAACATAGATCATCATATCCTTATAAACATTCTCAGAAGGAAAATTGATGACGAAAACTTTATTAGTCTCATATGGAAATTCCTCAGAGCAGGCTTTCTTGAAGATTGGGTGTATCGTAAAACTTACAGTGGAACACCTCAAGGTGGGATCATAAGCCCCATACTGTCGAATATCTACTTGAATGAACTGGATCAGTTCATCGAGAAATATAAAACATCTTTCGACAAAGGTAATTCTCGCAAGAGATTGACAGAGTACCGCACAAAAGAAACGCGGCTCTTCCGAGCGAGAAATAAATACAAAAACAATTGGGACGACATGAACGAACAAGAAAAAGAAGATGCAATAGTTCACCTTAAACAACTTAAAAATGAAATGATGGAATTACCATATAAAGACCCTATGGACGATGGTTTTAAAAGGTTGCAATACGTGCGATACGCTGATGATTTCATTATCGGTGTTATTGGTAGCAAAGAGGACTGTGAAAGAATTAAAAAAGACATCACAGAATATCTTATCCAAGAGCTCAAAGTCGAGCTATCTCAAGAGAAAACACTAATCACCCACTCATCCAACAGAGCAAGATTCTTGGGATATGACATAAAGGTCAGTCATGATCCTTTAACTTCAAAACGCACCAGTAGTGGACACAAGCAACGAACCAGATCAATGGTTTGTGAACTTCTTGTCCCTCATGAAGCGTGGAGAAACAAGCTTATTGAATACAAAGCGATAAGAATAGATTCGAAGAATCAGAAATGGAAATCAATGCACAGATCCCATCTTCTTCAAAATGATGACTTAGAGATCCTTGCGATATACAATGCTGAAATCAGAGGGTTATACAACTATTATCGCTTAGCAAATAATGCATACAAGCTTCATCGCTTTAGTTACATTATGGAATACAGCATGTACAAAACATTTGCTTGTAAGTACAAATCAAGCGTTAGCAAAATCATCAGTAAGTATAGTGTGAATGGCAAATTTGCCGTAAGGTATCAGACGAAGAATGGGCAAAGAATTTCCTACTTTTACAATGATGGGTTTAGAAAGCAAACCGAAATTTCCAAAGATATCTCTATAGACGCCGTCCCGATGGGACGAGGAATTATTTATAATAGAACGAGTTTGATTGATAGACTTTTAGCGGAAAAATGCGAATGGTGCAATAGTACAAACGTGCCACTTGAAATTCATCACGTTAGGAAGCTAAAAGACCTAAAAGGCAAGAAAAGATGGGAAAAGCGCATGGTTGAAAGAAAACGTAAAACCATGGCGCTTTGTAAAGACTGCCATCTCAAATTGCACAACGGAAAGCTAGATTGATAAGTGGAGAGCCGTATACATCGAGAGGTGTACGTACGGTTCGGAGAGGAGTTCTTGGAAACCTAGCATAGAGATATGCCAAGGCGCCGGGTTCTTACTCTACTTGATGCCATCCACAGCTAAGAGCTTGGGTGTAAGCAATGTTTATGATCCTTATCAGAGCATTATGGGTGGTACGAAATATCTAGCCCAACAACTAAGCAAATTTGGTGGCAATGTTGAGAAAGCACTTGCTGCTTATAACGCAGGGCCTGGTAATGTAATTAAATATGGCGGCGTCCCTCCCTTCAAAGAAACTCAGAATTATGTTCAGAAGATCATGTCAAACTACACCAAGTCAATGACTTCCGCTAATTCCTCCATTGCAAGCTACTACACGAAGAACAGCGCTTTTAGAATAAGTTCTAAGTATGGTGCACAAGATGGCGCTTACCGATCAACTCCACATAAAGGTGTCGACTTCGCAGCAAAAGCTGGAACCGCAATCAAATCGGTTCAGAGTGGGAAAGTTCAAATTGCTGGCTATAGTAAAACTGCCGGTAACTGGGTTGTCATTCAGCAGGATGATGGAAAAGTTGCTAAGTATATGCATATGCTTGATACCCCTTCTGTTAAAGCCGGTCAAACTGTTAAAGCTGGTCAGACCATCGGTAAAGTTGGCAGTACGGGTAATTCAACAGGAAATCACCTTCATCTTCAAATTGAGGAAAACGGAAAGACCATTGACCCTGAGAAGTATTTAAAAGGTGTCGGTACATCTATTTCAGATGCATCTCAAGCTGAAGCAGAACGACAGCAAGCAATAGCACAAGCCAAATCCGATCTTCTCTCCCTCCAAGGTGACATTGACTCAGTAAACGATCAGATACAAGAGCTCAGATATGAGATCGTTCAATCGAAGCTCGATGAGTATGACAAACGTATTGGTGATTTTGATGTAAGAATCGCTAAAGACAAAGCCCTCGCTAGTCATTATCTGAGCGATAGTAAAGAGTTCCGTAAGTATACAAACGATCAGAAAAAAGCTTTAACTGAACAGCAAAAGATTCAGAGTCAGAAGGTTTCTTTTATTGAAAAAGAAATCAAAACAAACAAAACTTTGAATGCTGCTCAAAGAGCACAGCTTGCTGAGGAATTAAAACAAGCTAAGATTGATCTCATCAATTTCCAAGAAGAAGTAAGAGAACTTCAGGGACAGCTCATCCAATCCAAAGTTGATGAAACGCTTAACGGCATAGAGAAATCAACCAAGAAAACTGAATCCAAGCTTAAAGATGTTGGAAACAAAATATCCATGACCGAGGAAGATAAAGACAAGGTTAAATATTATAGCCAACAGATTAAGCTTATTCAGCAACAGCAGACTGAAGCGAAGAAGTATATCAAACAGTTGGAAGCACAAAAGAAAGCTGCCAAAGGGTTCCCGGATATTCAGAAACAAATTACTGAAGAAATCGAGAACTGGAAAGACAAGCAGAAGGATTACAATCTGGAGCTTTACAACACAAAGAAATCAATCAAAGATGTGTACAAATCCCTTGCTGATGAAGTTGTCTCCATCTACAAAGAGATGTACGAAAAGATGCGTGATATTGAATTAAAAGCGCATCAAAAAGCTACGCAAGACTTGATTGATGAGATTGATAAAACTGATGATGAAGCTAAATACCAAAAAGAGCTCAAAGAAAAGAATCAGGCTATTCAGGAAACCAAAGATAAACTAAACAAACTATCCCTTGATGACTCTGATGAAGCAAAATCACAGGTTAAAGACTTGGAAAAGCAACTTCAAGAACAGCAAGAAGCATTAGATGAGTTTCTTAAAGATCGTGAAAACAGTAAACGAAAAGAATCGTTACAAGATCAGCTTCAAAAAGATGAAGATTCAATTAACAAGAAATATGATGATCTCGTCAATGATGAGCGTGGGTTTAAGGAACTTGAGAAAAAGCTAATGGATGGGAAGATTACTGATATTGCTAAGCAACTGAATGAATTCTCTAAGTTCATTAACAGCAATATGGAGTCCATTGGGAAAAGCATCTCTAATAACCTTATCGATAAGCTTAAAGAAGCCTCTAATGCCCTTAATACTGTGACCAAAGGCAATAAAACTGGAAAAAAGGTATCTTCTTTTGCATCGGGTGGATACACAGGAACAGGACTCGGCGCAGGTAAGCTCGCCTTCCTTCATGATAAAGAGCTTATCCTAAATAAAACAGATACTGAAAATATGCTTGAAACTGTAAAGCAAGTTCGCAATCTGTCTAATAACGATTTGAATAATGAAACACCTAAATGGGGGCAAGGTGGAAAATTAGCAGCTTTGATTAACAAAGGGATTACCTCTATTCCATCAATAATTCCGAATATTAATCAATCCAGTCTTTCTAATAGTTTGATACCGAGTATTCAAAGCCTCTCTTCCCCACCAGATGCTACTAAGTCAGTAAACGGCACTGTAAACAACAATAATTTTAAAGCTACATTTAACATTAATGAATCAGAAAATCCTCAGAAAACAGCTGATTTTGTATTCAATAAATTTGCAAATGGTCTTAAAAACAAGGGCATAAATTTCAACAACTCATGAGCCAGTGTATATGCTGGCTCTTCTTATTTTTGAGGTGATAAAAATTGATTAGAGAAAGCCTCTATTTTTTATTTAATAACGAAAAATCAAGTGACTATGGCGTCACAAATGTTAATACTGATTCAGGCTTAGTTGAGGAACCGTTCTTAGGCTCAAGAACAGTCAATGAAACTTATGTAAAGGGTCGACCTGAACCCTACACTGAAGGTGTTAAACAGGAACCTAAGCAATTCCCATTGAATTTTTATCTCGGTGATCACTTTGATGAAAAGAATGTACGAGCAATTAAACGTTGGTTAAGTGTAGATGATTACAAGCCTTTTGCGTTTAGTCAAAACCTTGACATCGTTTATTATGCAATGCCTGTAGATACATCTGATTTGGTTCATAATGCCGCTCGTAATGGCTACGTCCGGTTAACTATGAAATGCAACTCACCTTACGCTTATAGCCGAAATGCAATCACTCATGCATTTGATATATCCTCTGGTACTGAAATTGTTGAGTTGCATAATAAAGGCGATGTAAATATCTTCCCCTCTTTAGAAATATTGAAAATTGGTGACGGTGACATAAAAATCGAAAATCTCAGTGATTTCTCTGAACCATTCATATTCAGCAACTTAAAAGATAAGGAACTCTTAAAAATTAACGGCGAAAAAGAAATCATTGAATCCAATCTTTATGGGAATGAACGCTATGATGATTTCAATGATCAGTACTTGAGAATGGGCTTCGGAAGAAACAGATTAAAGGTTACAGGCAATTGTAAATTAAGATTTTCATTTAGATACAAGTATTTGTAGGAGGGGTTAGACATTTGATTACAATTCGTAAAGACACGGAAATTAAAGATATTCGTCTTTCCCTAGCTAAACCAAATAAAACAAAGATCGCAAATATTGATGAAGTAATCAATCCTATGGTAACGCTCAATCACGGCAGCAATGTACACGAATTAACATTCTCAATCCCTTTAACTGCCACTTACGATGGTGTAAATAAACGGAATCATGTTGTTGATCTATTGAGGCCCTGGTACTTAATAAAATCAGAATTTTATGGACTTACAATCTGGTTTACAGTAGTCAAGAAAACCAAATCATACAGCAATGATATGGACACTATCCAGGTTGAATGCAAATCACTTCAATATGTACTTTCTAAGCAAGGTGTCATTAAGTATGAAGAAACTTCGAAAAATCTTAAAGAGGCCGCTACCGACTGCCTAAAAAATACTGAATGGTCTATCGGTTTTATTGATCCCCTCTTCAATTTAAAATACAGACAGTTTGATATTTCTTCTTCAAACAAGCTTGATTTTATGTATTCGATTTGCGAGAAATTCGAAGCGATTCCTGTTTTTAATACAATTGACTGTACAGTTGATTTTTACAAAGAATCCGATGTGTCTAAATATAAGGGACTCAAAATAACTCCTGCCCAATATATGATTTATCTGGATGACATTGAGGATATGGATGATGTCGTTACAAGGATTTATGCTACAGGCAAAGATGGATTAAGCATCAACTCCGTAAATCCAACCGGACAATCATACATAGACGATTTTTCGTACTTCCTCTACCCTTTTCAGCGTGACCAGAAACGAAATGTAATCGAAAGAAGCAACTACATGTCTGATGCACTTTGTCATGCAATTTTAGATTACAACGACCTGGTTAATAATGAAGGCAGTTCTTTCTACAAACTTTTAGATGAGAAAAAGAAAGCCGAGGAAAAAGAAACAGCATCGAATAATGACCTATATACGTTGCAGCTTGATTTCCAAAAGATATTGGACAGGATTACAGTTGCAAGTAAAGCCGGCGATGATACTACTGATCTAATAAAGCAAAGAGATGCTAAATCAAAAGAAGTTGAATCAAAAAAAGAAGAAATTAAAGCAATACAAGCTTCTATTACACAAATTTCAACACAGATTACCGCCCTTAAAGATAAACTGTCTTTTGAAAAGAACTTCAGCACTGAACTCCAAAAAGAACTTTCAAAATACATTATTACAGCCGAATGGTCTAATGACAGTATCTTTGATGAGAATGAATTATATGACGCTGCAAACGAAGAACTTGAAAACCGAAATGCACCAGCTGTTAATCTGGCATTAGGTTTAGTGAACTTTTTCAATTGCATTAGTGAAAAACATAACTGGGACAGGTTTTCTCTTGGCGACATCGTAAGGGTGCAACAGAAAAGCTTCTATACCGATGTAAAAGCAACAATAACAGCTATTTCGATTGATTTTGAACAGTCTAACTTGAGCGTTACAGTTTCAAATGGTAAACGCGCTTCATCGGATTTTGAGAACATGCTGAAAACAGTTTATCGAACAAATAAAATCAGCACTGAGACAAACAAAAGGAAAATCAAGTACGATGAGGTTACTGAAAACTTCAACCGACGTAATGACAGGATTGCTGTTAAACCCGCCTCCCCTGTTATTGCAAAGGACGGCACTGCTATTTCTCATACGACCAATGATGATGGTTCTGTTGATGTAACTTTCCAATGGGACTATGTTGAATCAGACGAAGATCAATACAATATTGATGGTTTTGAAATTTATCTGCATGGAAGCAACAAAAATGAAGAGTACGTTTTTGGCTCAAAAATGGCAAGTGAAGACTTGAAGAATGTAAAGTATGACAAACGAGCTGCTACATTTACAGGACTCCCCTCCAATATGTACTACACAATTGGTATTCAAGCCTATCGAAGAGTTGATGCAGATATAGAGATAACTCAATTCATTGGATCTGACATCGTAAAATCCCTTCACCCAAACGAAAACCCCTACCTCCCTTCTTCTACTGTAGAAGTTAAAGGAAAGCTAAATGGCTCGAAATACACGGTCTCCTCAACTGAGCCTGAGGAACCAGAAGCAAACGATTTATGGACTAATACGGTTACAGGCGTTGTTTCATCTTACGACGGCGAAAAATGGGTTTCCAGTGATCAAAAAACTGCTGAGTTAGTTGAAACCACAGCAGCACAAGTTGACACTAAGCTGTCCGACTACGATAGTCGTGTTCAAAACATTGAACTCAATAACCTTTTGGTCAATCCCTTAAAATGGAAAGGCGGAAATGTTTCAGCATTTGGCCGTAAATACTATGCCGATGTTAGTTATGATTCAACTGTTTTAAACTTAAATACAATCACTATTCCCATCCTTATTAATGCAGAGAACGCTTCAGACTCAAATCCCACTGTAGTTGATTACACATATAACGAAGCATGGGATATGATTCCTAAACTCAAAAATGATGGATACAACATTATTTTAGAACCATACCCCTTCATAGCAAATGGAACGGTAGCTGAAACCGATTGGGTACCTTCTGATCTAGACCAATGGTTCGCAACATGGAACAACATCCTTCAAGACTTCGCCAAAAAATGTGAGCAATTTAAATTAGACGGTTTATACATTGCTTCAAACTTAGTTCATATGGAAGACTCAACAGAAAAGTGGAAATCAGTTATTACAGGTCTTAGAAGTTTATTTTCTGGCAAGATGCTCTACCGGACAAATTATTGGGTAACCGCTGAGTGGGCTCCTGAAACGATTGCCGCGTATAATAAAAAGCTGAACAATCCTCTATTCGGACTAGTCGATATTATTGCAATAGCAGCTTACTTTGAATTAACTGATAATCGAAATCCATCTGTCGATCAGTTAATTGATGCTATTTATAGCGTACCGTTATACGGGCGAGGACAGAATATATTCAAGGAAATCAAAGCATTTTATGATAAATGGAATAAGCCGATCTTCTTTGGTGAACTTGGCATCCCACCTTACAGTAACTCTCCTGAACAGCCCCATAACGCATTCGGTGACTTAGGGGAATACAATGAATCAATTCAGGCGAATTGGTTTGAAGCATGGGTTAGAGTTTTTCAAGCTCAAGATTGGTGGCAAGGATATTCTGTATACGCAATTTCAGATGAGAAGTCTGTGTACAACTTAATTGGTAAGAAAGCTGAATCCATTATTAGAGGACAAACATTAGGTGGTACAAAAGGCAGACTACAGAGCTTAGAAGAAAGAGTCGCGCACTTAGAAGAATTGCTCAAATCAATTACACAATAGGAAAGGACGGTGAATTTAGTTTGGATTTTCCTCAGCTCTATAACGACCCTACACTTTCTCAAAAAAGGAAGGGTTCAATCGATGACCCTTATTTAAGCTATAGTGAAACTTTAACTGTTTACAATGGTCGAGTCTTACTTACAGAAGTACCTAACCGTGAGTACAGAGTCGAGGTTAGTGGTGACAGTAAAGAATGGCGAGAAATTGAAGATGGTGAATTAGAAGACAACTACTTTAAGGTTGATTATCTTATGGGAGTTGTCTTTTTCAATGGTTCAAATGAAGGCAAATCACTTACTTTTACATATCAAGGAGAAGGCGCATCCTTCTTCCCTGCCTCAAGAATTTGGATTAAACGACAAGGAAATATGGTCATTGAAACGCTTCAAGGCTTAATTGATGATGCTGAAGATGCCATTATTCGTATCAATGAACGTATTGCTGAATGTGAACGTGTCACCAAGCGATGTATTGAAATAACAAATTGGTGTAGACAAGCAACATCAGATTATGAATATGTAGTTGAAAACACTAGGAAGATTTACTTGCCGTTTGTGTACACCTATCAGGATTTATTAAACACTTATCCTTCCCCTCAAATTGGTTGGACTGTCACTGTAAAAGAAACAGGTATTGAATATAGATGGGATGGTTTCGACTGGATAAATATTAGCATCTCAGATAAGTATGATGGTTTCAACATTGTTTCTAGCTATGTAGAGCCTTACAACATCAGGTCAGTATGGTTGAGAACGAACAATGCTCCCAAAAAGATGAGGATAAAACCATCTGTAGAACCCCCTGACGGAAGCATGGTTTGGATTAGAAAAGGATAAGGAGGAGTATATATTGAACGACAATTTAATTCCCGTAAACACAATGGGTTATATGGACGAAGAAACAGAGCAATGGATACCCATTGATGCTATAGGGTTAAAATCAAATAATATCAGATATACTGCAGACGATATTCAAGAGGCTTTTGATAAAGCTTCTAAGGATATTAAAAACGTAATAAGCACAGTCGATTCTGGTTTAACAGATATCACAAACACTATTGGAGACATTTCAAAAATCCCTGCCTCCGGCGCAACTGTTGTTGATAAAGTTTTAAATGAATTTATCAGACGAAGTGTTAATGTTCAGGATTTCGGAGCTAAGGGTGACGGGGTTACTGATGACACTAAAGCTTTTGAAGCTGCTTTTGCAAGTGGGAAACGAGAGGTTTTTGTTCCTGCAGGCATTTACATGGTTCAAGGATTGCACATCCCCTCTTATGTCAGACTTTACGGTGTTGGTTCAGGGTCTATTATCAAACTTCATCCTTCAGCTACTGGAACATCTTGCGTTCTAACAAACAGTGACTACACTAACGGAAACGAATATATCTTAATTGAAGACTTAGACCTTGATTGGAATTTAGACAAAAAGGATAACATCATTACAAACGGCACAAATGCAAACTGTGTGGGCATTGTTAACTCTAAATTTGTTCGGGTTAGAAACGTCAATGCTCGTAATCCAGGTGTACACGGTTTTGATGTAAGCTCCCCTGTTTGGAATTCTTCCACTGATACTAATGGAGCTGAAAAATATCAACCCAACGGTAGCAAATATGTGTGGATTGAAAATTGTACTGCAACTAATTATGGTGACGATGGCTTCACAACTCACTATTCTGATTACATCTTCTTCACTAACTGTTACGCCTATGACGCAAATGGATCTGCGCACAGCAAAGGAGCCTCGAATTCAAACGGTTTTGAAATTGATGATGGCTCTAAAAACGTGTGGCTTGTGAACTGTTACAGCCGAAAAAACTGTAGAGGTTTTGAAGTTAAGGCTCACAACAGAGCACCAGCAGCAAGAAACGTAAACTTAATTAACTGCTATTCCGAAAATGATATCCGTGCATTTGACTTTAGACACATCGGCTTCCACCTAGCTTCTGAAAAACCCTCCCCAAATGCATTTGACATTAATGTCGTTAACTGCACTGCACAACATCCTATTTTCAGTGACCTTTATCAAGGTTTAAATCCTCGCGCACTTGTTATTTCCGCTTATAGAAATGTCAACGTATCAAACTTCAACGCAATTGGTGACCCGACATATGATTACAAAAATACTACAGTAATCTCTACTCAATATAAGAGCAGAAATATCAACCTAAGCAACATCACTGTTTCGGGGTTTACAACAGCAAGTAACGATATCTATGTAATCGGTGGAGCTCAAAAATCAGACAATGTAAACATCTCAAATGTAACCATTGACCAATCTGCTTTAGTAGGTATTGCTGTTGGAAGTAAAGTTGATTCAGTTAATATCAGTAACGTTAACATGACGGGAACAAACAAAGCAGGTTCAATAGGTGTTTATTGCACTAACTCACAGGCCAATATTAGCGCTGCGATGTGTAAACAATACGCTACTCCCAGTAAAATTGCCGGAAAAACCTACACGTTTATCCCGAATAATTTCAAAGGCGGTCTACGCGGGGCTACGACTTCTGGCTATGCTAAAACAAATACTAGTGCAGTATTAGCTTCATCGGGTGAGCCTCAAGCACTTGGGGATGCTACTTTAGTTGGTGCCACTACTGGAGGATGCGTTGCAAAGGGAACAAGAACCAACGTTTTGGTTCATCAGGCGGAAGCTCTGTAGACGGATCTCGTAGCGGTGTTTACAACTCCAATGATTCTCACATCGAGGGGCAAAATGTATCACGTGAAATCCACGCTTCTGGCGGTGTAAAGCTTGGTGAAAATGATCGCTATATGGTGGTTGGCGGATATGGCGCTACTCCCTCTAGAGCAAATATTAAATGGATGCTAAACTCCATGAATGGAGATATAACATCTGCAGGGAAGATGAATGGTGGAGCAACCTTTAGTGATTACGCTGAGTATTTTGAAAGCCTTGACGGAAAAGCAATTCCGACAGGGACAATTGTCACTCTTGAAGGAGCTAAAATTCGCCCAGCGAGAAAAGGTGAAGATGTACACGGAGTAATTCCGAAACTGCAGGAACTATATTAGGCGGAGCTGATATTCACTGGCAAGGCAGGTATTTAAAGAACGAGTTCGGTGGATACATATATGAAGATGTGGTCAACCAGAAACTGGTGATGTTAAGAAACTGCCTAAAGTAAACCCTGAGTGGATTGAAAAAATAGATTACGTCCCTCGTGAAGAACGTCCTGAATGGAATATAGTAGGATTGCTTGGACAGGTTTATGTGAAAGTGGACAGTACTGTTTCTGTGGGAGATCGAATTGAAGGTAATTATGGAATCGGCACAAAAACAGAAGACAGGTTTTACTCTTGGAAGGCTATGGAGATTGTAACTCCATATTCAGACAAGCTCGGTTATGGCATTGCCATCTGCTTAATTAAGTAACCCTTAAAATTAAAGGAGGTGGTTATGTTCTAGTTAAAATATAAATTTTATTCAATTTACAGCATTCAAAAACAGAGATAACAAGAGCATACGTGAGATAAAGAGAGATTGGGATTTGTCCCCTTCTCTCTTTTTTGTGCTCAAATTTAATTTTTAGGAGAGATGTTTAATATGGCTATTCAAGTAAGAGAAAATCTTGTCTCAACCAGCAAATACTCTATTAAGTGTCCGTATACGTTATCAGCCTCTTATATTACATTTCATAACACAGCCAATGATGCATCAGCAGACGCTGAAATTCGCTACATGATCGGCAACAACAATGAAGTTTCTTATCACTTCGCCGTTGATGATGAAGAGGTCGTCCAAGGCTTACCTACAAATCGAAACGCATGGCACACTGGTGATGGATCAGGTGCGAATTCAGGAAACCGTACTTCTATTGGTGTAGAGGTTTGCTACTCCAAATCAGGTGGAGAGCGTTACAGAAAAGCTGAAGCGTTGGCTATTAAGTTTATTGCACAACTCCTTAAAGAACGTGGCTGGGGTGTAGATCGAGTTAAAAAGCATCAAGACTGGTCTGGCAAGTACTGCCCGCATCGAGTTCTTGATGAAGGCCGTTGGAATGCTGTTAAAGCTGCTATTGCTGCTGAATTGAAAGCACTGGACGGAAATACTTCTTCCTCATCTTCAAAGCCAACAAACGTGTTGGGGTATATCAAACGCATGCAAACTCTAAAGGTGCTACATACAGGGTTACAAATAAATGTGAAATACATTAAAAGTGCTGAACTTGGACAATCAACCCAAAGCCTAAATCCACTTCTAAGCCTAAAAGCAGTGGTATCAAATCTGTAGGCAAAATTAAAATTGTCGGTGTACAAAGCGCTGCAATCGTTATGGACAGACCCGATAAAAAACAAAGCGAAGAATCTCGGCACTGTGAAGCTAGGTGACACACTCAGCATTTCTGGCTCAGTGAAAGGGTCAAACAATGCTAAGGGTTACTGGGAAGTTATCTACAAAGGTAAACGCGGCTACATCTCAGGACAATTTGGGTCAAAAATCTAAATATATTTAGGATGATTGTAGCTCAAATCAATAATTATTTAGGAGGTGATGTGTCATTACCTCCTATTTTTTATGGAGGATGATTGCATTGTGGCTGAAAAAAAATTATGAAGTTTTAAAGACCGAGGTCGCTCATATAAAAGAACGTCTTAAAGAACAAGCAGAAGATAGAAAAATCATGTTAGAAACACAAAAAACAACAAGTGAATCGCTCATTAGGCTTACAACTGTTGTTGAGAATCAGGAAAAAAACCTTGTTGAAACAAAAAATTTGTTCACCACTGAGATAGCTGGATTAAGAAATGAATTTCAGCAAGTTAATCAGTCGCAAACAAAGTGGCTTCAAAACTTATTAGAAGGAACATTCGGCAAGACATTAAAGATTTTAGTTTTAATTATTCTCTTACTGCTTGGTGCAGAGATCGCTGGTGTTGATATCACTAAATTAGCTAATTTATAAGGAGACGATTTAATGACTAAAATTAACTGGAAAGTAAGACTAAAAAAGAAAACATTCCTGGTTGCAATCTTCTCTGCAACTCTTTTGTTTGCACAAGCTATTGCATCTGCTTTTGGATACGATATTTCTGTATTTAGCGATGATCTTACTGAGAAATTTAATGCTTTGCTTACATTTCTAACTGCAATGGGGTTGTAGTGGATCCAACCACTACAGGTATCTCAGACAGCGATCAAGCAATGGAATACACAGAACCAAAATAACTTGGGGAGTTCACCTCCCCTTTTTTCATTTTTAATTAAGAAAGGAATGATTGTTGGTCATGCAAATAGGATCTGGATATATCGGGAGTCCAATGCTTGAGAAGTCAGAATCTAACCATGAAGTGATCCCTTCCCCACCAGTAGCTTGGACGATTAAATATTCTTTCTATAAATCAGCTTTTTCGAATGATCAGGAATGTCATGTATCAATCAACGGTGGAATTCCTATCTATTTAAGAGCTGGGCAAGGTTTTCAAATGGACGCTCATGATTCACCTATCACAAGCTTCAAGATTTCTGAGTCAGGAATAACATATAACTTTTTGGGGGCGCATAAATGAGTTTCTTCAATCCAATGGTTAATGTCTCAATTGTCACTGGGAAGTCTGCTTATGATATTGCAGTAGACAATGGTTTTTCAGGAACTGTAGAGGAATGGTTAGCTTCACTAAAAGGAAAAGGCAGTACTGGAGCTACAGGTGCAACCGGGGTTAAAGGTGCTACTGGCGCTGCCGGTAAAGATGGAAAATCAGCATATGAATTAGCCGTTCAACAAGGTTTCACTGGAACATTAGATGAGTGGCTCGCTTCGTTAAAAGCAACAACAAACTGA